CAATGAATGTATCGGCCAATTGTATTACTAGTGCTAATATTTTTATTGATAATACAAAGAGAACTCTAAGAAAAGTTAGTACAGAAGATTTAGAACAAGTTATTCAAGATTGGATAGACATTAAAAATAATCAAAATGGATATCTTACAGGCCTTACACCGAATTGGAATGCAAGAACATTAGCAGAGATTAAAACCGATCTATATATACACGCTGATAAAGAAGCTACAAAATATAGAAATATTGTAGGTAACTTAGATCATGAGAATCATTTATTGCAGTTTCAAAAAGATAATATAGAAATTAATGATGACCTAGCAATAACTCTAATTACAGATGTTCAAATAATGCTAGTATTTAAAGAGTGGCGTAAAAGAATAATAAAAGGAGACTAAATGAATTGTAATATAACAGATAAGGAAAGAGAAAACGGAAAAAGGTGTAGAAGTTTTGAATGCACAGGCTGTAGGGAATTTGCTCGTAAAAATATATCTCAGAAACAACAAGAAACAATAGATCAATTAGAATCTGCTTTAAAAAAAGCTGAGGTAGCAATTAACTTCACTAAAAATATAGCTGATATGACTGTAGCAAGTAACGATCAATTACAAATGTCTAATCGAGAAGCAATGTATCGTTTTAGTTCTATATCAAGGTTATTATCAGAAGCACTTGAACAAATCAAAGAGAGGTCTTAATGAGTATGTATGATTGCGCTGCTTGCGGAGAAATTAGATGTGAACATGTTATAGCTGACAGTGAAAAGCAACAAGAAAGAATTAAGAATCTTGAATCAGAACTATTAACTTGGAAGTCATCAGCTGTAGGATGGAAGTTTATGTATGACGAACTTTATTATGCATCAGATGCTAACAATAAAGATTATGGATTACCTATGAGTGAGTGGAGAAAATAATGCGTATATTAAAATTTAAAGAAGTTAATGAACATAAAAAAAGATGTGATCTTCAAATAGCTAATTTAATAGAAAAAGGAATAAAAGGAAAATGGGGTGATGAGCCTCACTTTTCTGAATCTGTAGTTGAAGATGAATATGGTGATTCAGTATTTTGTACAGTTCTTAGAAATCCAAATACCCTATCCTTATGTGGATATGTTGGGGTATCTAAATCTCACCCAGCATATGGAAAACACTATGATGATATATATTCTATGGGCCAAACAATTGGTTGCCATGGTGGATTAACTTATTCTGATAGTAATATTTTAGTAAGTGCAGTAGCTAAAAGCGGTTTATGGTGGTTTGGATTTGATTGTGCCCATGCTAATGATTTAATTCCATCAATGCTAGTTCATAATCTACCTACACTTAATAAAGGTATATATAGGGAATTTGATGATGTTGTGAAAAATACTAAAGAATTAGCAGAACAAATTATAAGGATTAGAGATGAAGGATTCAAAGGTTATTTGTCCAGATTGTGGAGAAGATTTCGATATTCAATGCCATGGTGGGGATAAAATGATTTGTAATAAATGCGATACTATTTGGGAATCCATTATGGAATATTGTAATTATTGCAGAGACTATACTAGATCAATAAAAAGAGCTGGTGGTGATTGTGAAACTTGTGGGTTTTCAAAGGTAACTCCAATAGATAGATAAGATGCTAACTTTAAAAGAAAACGAAATTCAACATATTATAAAAGCATTAATTCATTGTGATGGCGATTTATTAAAAACAAGTAAATTACTTGATATTAATGTAAGAACTTTATATAACCGTAGAAGAAAATTTCCAGAATTAGAAAAATATGTTGCTACTAAAGCTGAAAACGATAAAGAATTAAAGGATTACAAGTTAGATCAGTTTACAGGTTAGAGGTTATGGATACGGCAATGATTAAGATATTATTACTATTTTTATTATCGTTTAATTTATACGCTTATAAATGTGTAAGGTTATCTAATCAATTTATAAAGTCAGGAAAAGAAATAGAATTACTTCACTTTCCTGAAACCAGATTAAACCATGCTTCAATCCAAGCAGAATATCGAAGCATTGATGTGGGTCATCTAAACTACACTATAGAAGATAAGAATTGGTACTATATTGATCTAGTTAAAACAAAATATAATTTTTTAAGAGAAGGTATTCAGTCTACTTTAATTAAAACCTTTATAGAATTAAATAAGCCAGATAAAATTACTCTCCATTTTGGTGAAACAAATAAGAAGATATTTCTAGAATCTGCCTTTGATGAGCTATTTAATCACCTCGCAGAACCATTCTATAAGGCCCAATTGGCCGAGGCACATCTAATTGATAACCAATGGTTAGGGCCATCAGATAAAATAAGTAGAGCGGCATTTAATACACCCACAGGCAAGGCACTATATAGGAATGGTTTTAATAAGGTGGTTGTTTCATTAAGCACTTACCCAATTGCAGGTCACAGAAATATAAGAATTTTTTTAATATTTACTAAGGAGAAAAAATGACACATTCAATTCCAAGAATTCAAGGAAAAATAGGTACTATAGAGAGTGATGATGAGGATAATGGTAAATATGTTGCCACCATTTATGCGACTGTAATGGGTGGTGGAAAAGGTGAGGAAATGGGAACCATAGGCCCATTTGAAACAGAAGAGATAGCAAAAAAAGAATTGTCAAAAGTATGTGAAAACATATGTAAGGATATTGAAATAGAAATGACTGGAAAGAGTTCTGGAATGTATGTTGATATGAAAGATAATAAAACAAAGAAGTGGGGAGAAGATGAATCAAGAGATTAGAGTATCTGAAACAGAGTTATATTTATTAGCTGCAGAAGAGGTCATGGAAAATTTACCTTTGACCAATAAAGAATTTTATCCAAAAACCAAAGATGAGTGTATTGATAAATTAATGGAGATAGTAGCAAATAAAGGTTTAACTATTGATTGGATTAAAGCAGTAGCCGAAGCAAATATATCAAATAAATATACTGCAATTGATTGTAGTAATGAATGGCAGTGGTCTTTCCTAGGTGGGATGAATAAAGCAAAACACACCAGAGAAGAGTTCGTTGAAAAGATAGCAAGTATTCAAAAAGGTTTAAAGGAAAAGAAAATAATAGTGAGTGATAAATATGGAAAAAGGTATTTTACGGATGGGGAAAAGTAATGGATAAAGAAGATACTAATAATTTTAATCAATTAGAACAAGAGGCAACAAAATTATTAGCTTATTTGGTTATGGGGGAATCATCAAACCCAAACCACCCTATTGACAAAACAATTGAAAAAGAAATGCCGATACAGATAATTCAAAAAAGAATTAATGTACTTGGTTTACCTATTAAATTAAATAGTTATGCATTAATTAGTTCATTAATATTCTCTACTAATGCTGGTAGAGCAGTTGTTTTTTTAATAGATATACTAAGGAGTTTACCAAATTCAGGTGAACTACACTCCAAATGGTGTGATAAAAAACTAACTGAAGATGATATAAAGAGTATTGACTTGAATTATATTTGTGAAAACGTATATCCATTTGGAGTATATAAAGAAGAGGTTTTTGGAGATTATATAGATAACTATTTGAAACCAAGAAAAGTTAATTGGAGTGAAATATATTAATGGACTATGTAAAATTAGTTGAAGACACAAAGAGATCACCTGATTGTTATATTGGAAAAGTAATTAATATAGATTTAGATGATAAAAATGGAGTATGGGATTGTATCGCCATTGTTACAAATATTGATGAATCTAAGAGTATCTTTATTGAACACTTTAGTAGTACAGACTATTTAATATCAGATGTAGATAAAACTGTAGTAGAATCAGCATTTAGACAAACTATTTCAATGTTAAAAATAAAGGCAAATGAAGCCGAATATGAAATGCATAAGTGTATAAATAAACTAAACCGTTGTAATCACTACATAGAAGATGCTTTAAAATAAACTTGTATTTATCCTTTTTGGAATATAAATTTAATGCAAAATAGGGGTGTGGATATGAAATTTTTAAAACATTGGCTTATAGGATTTTATCTAATATTAAAATTAATAATAGGTTGTATTATTGTTCTGTTATTGTTTATCCCTATGGCCCCATACATGTTTTATTGCGACCATAAAGAGATTGATAATAAATATGCTAAGTGGTGGTTTAAATTTACATTTGGATTTGAATAATGGGTAAGTATAAAATAAATAATATTTATTACACAGTTGGTTCTAGAAAATTTAATTCCTGTAGAGAGATGGCAACTCATTTTAATGTAGCTGTTGAGACTATTCATGTATGGGTTAAAAAAGGTGTAACAACTGATGGCGATATTATAAGGGTAAGAAAAGTACCGATAAAGTAGGAGCAAATATGGATATTGGAAAATTTAATCAAAAAATAGGCAAACTAAAAAGACCAATTGAATTTACAGAATTTTGTAATAGTTGGTTACAGAACGAAAAAAGAATAGGCATGAACTATGGAGATAAAACATTACAAATCTTAGAACAAGTAATGTTTATAGGTTATTCATTAAAAGAAGAACTCAATGGTCCAACTATTATTGATGAACCAGATACCTTATCTAACGAATTAGATAAGGCCTTTGAAAAATTAGATAATCAAGTAATTGAAAAACCTAAGAAGAGAAGAAGACGGAGAAAAAAGAATGTATGATAATTGGATTAGCGGAATATATAACATCACCGATGGGATGTTCAAGTATTGGGAATCCCAAGATGAGACAGTATGGCTTAGAAAAATTATAAGGGAAAATCTGGGAGAAGATTATTTATATGACGAGAATGAAATAAGTAAGTTTGTACCTAAAGATGAATATGAGGGAATAAAGAGAAGCCAAACTACCGAGGGTAAAAAGGGAATAAAATGAATAAGATATTTATTTGGGATAGAGCAGAGAACACCACAGAATGTTATCATAATGAGGCAGCAGTTGTTATAATTGCTTTAACCGTTGGTCAGGCAAGGGCCTTATTAAGAAATAATATAGGGAATAATTTAAAAGAGTCTAGTGAAGTGTTTACAAAATCACCCGACCATATAGTTGAGATTACAGATCATAAATATTTTGTATTCCCAGATGCGGGATGTTGTTAATTTAAAATAAGGATTTGGATATGTTAAGTAGTACAAGAGTCAATGAAATTTTAATAGATTGTTTATTTAGGCCCAATGAGATTGGAGCCGATGACATACCTCTTTTACCAGATGTTAAAGTTGAAGGTATAACAATGACATTCTATTTTCATAAAGGAAGATTAGAGAATCATAGAATAGAAATTCAAAGTTTATTATTAGAATTACCAAATGAATTCATGGAAACAGGTGGCGGTGGTTATTCTTTTCTAAAGGCCTGTTATGATAGAAAAGGAAGACAGTGGGGTGAACATAGAAATATGGAGGCATTATTTTGTCTAGGTATAGGTATTAATAAAGTTGCTTACTGTATGCCTAGAGATGTATGGGAGGCATTACCGGGATCAGTGCCTTATTTGATAGTAAAAGATAAGAGCTGGTTATGCTAGTTTTAGAATCTAAAGCAGTTATTGGGATGATATTTATACTAGTTAGGTATTCTAAAAATTATAATCAAGAACAGATGTGTAAAATATTATTAACTACTCAAGGTAATTTATCTAAAATTGAATCAGGTGCTAAATTACCTAGTGGCGAAATAGTCCTTAGAATGATTGAATTATTTAATATAAATGCTAAAGAATTTTTTAGGGAGGCAACAACAGATGAGCTTAAATATTAAAACAGTTTGGGCATTATGTGATGATTGCGGTAAAATGGCCCATTGTGCTTTATGGAGAGATACACATTTTCTAATCTGTCCAGATTGTGGCTTATCAAAATTTAGAATTGATGACTTTATATTAAAAGAAATTGAGGAGGATATGGAAAATGGGAGCACCTGAAAGATTTCAAATTAACTTTCAAAAATATATTGGAATAGGTATTGGTATAGATACTTTTCCTTATGCTTTGTTTATTACCATAGATATATTATTTATTAGTATAGCGATAGGAATTGGTAAACCATATACTGAAAAGTAAAGGAAGAAATGAAAGAAGAATTAATAGGTACAATTATGGGGATAGTTTTTGCATATATAGTTTTCGGTATGTTTCAACTACTTGTAGCAACAGTAGAGAGTGATAAGAAAATGTGTAACCACCCACCTAGAAGGATTGAATATATTCTTCCGGGTTATAGGCTAGGATGTTGGTTAAACGAAAGAGTAGACTAAAGGTATAGAAATGATCGAGATAGCATTGTATTTTGAAAATAAGTCCCATAGTGTCTTTGTTATAGTATCTGGAACCTTAGATAATAAAGAGTGGCTTATTGAATCTGAAAATGGAGAGCATGGAACATTTGATATTGAAGGAAATCATATTGATTATTTCAAAAAACAACTATTAAAAAATGATTACCATCTTATAGGTATTTTATAATAATGAATAACAATGAGCTAAGAGAAGAGAACATTAAGTTAAAGAGATTATTAAGAGGTCATAATTCAGCATTACAATTATTAAACAAATGTGATGAACTAGAAAAAGAGAATAATATCTGGGTGCATAGATACAGAGATTCATTATCCCAACTAGAGGCCCTTAGAGTTGATTTACTAGATGATAGAGTAGGGAATAAAAGGAAATTAGAAAAGGTTTTTAAAATAATAAGAATAATAAGAGGTGAATAATGACCAGTTTTAGTTTTAATAAGTTTTTAATACCGATCTGTTACGCTGGGGTTGTTATTTCCACTGTAGGTGAGATTTTCTTTGATATTAATATGGGTAACTCATCATGGTTTTTTCTTATCATGGCAGGGATGTATGAGATTCAGGAGAAACTTAATGATAAAAATTAACATGCCTGATAACGAACAACTCATTCGAGAACTGGAAAGTGAAGTTGCTCGGTTGAAGGAAGAGAATAAAGAGTTGATAAAAGCAGTTGAATTTTATAGCAACTCTGATGACCTTGGAGTATGGGGATTGCAAGCTAATGACTTTGGCGACTTTGCAAGAGAGTGTCTAAAGAAAATACAAGAGTTGATGGAGGAATGATGGATGCTCAAAGAGAAATGACTTTAGACGAGTGGGTTAGGAAATTACCGAGATATCACTTAGCCAGCATAGAATATAAGACGTTAAAGGATAAACTAGACACAGCAATTTCTGCCCTTAAAAAGCTCCGTACCATGGATACTTGGCAGAGCGTAAAACAGATTAACGATTTTTTAGATGAGACTTTAGAGGGGGTTGAATAGAATGGGAAAATGTAAGCATTGTTCTATACCGAACATAGAAGAAGAGATTGAGAAAAAATACAATATTTCTATATATGAAATTAAGTTCATTGCCCATGGTTGTGGTACATCGGTTTGGAGAAAACTCGTTGAGAAAATACCTTTTAAAAAATGGGCAAAAAGAGAGCTAACCAAAAACACTGCAAATTATACCCTGTAAAGTATAAATTGAGTTAATACTCTAAGGAGTATAACGCTGGAGAGAGTAATGTACTGGGTAGCTGATTTAGAACACGATATAATGTGCTATTGTTTAAAAGAAAAAGGTAAGTGGTGGGCCAATCATTTTTTTAGAAATAAAGAGGTTAATGATTTGTATTTAAAGATTAGAAAACTTCCAGTTGATAATGTTTATAAATATATATTAGGAGAAGATAATGAATGGTAAAGAGTTTGTAGAGTTTCACAAAAAGACAGTTACTAAAATGAATGAAATCTGTAAGGCCAAGAATGATGATTATTCAGGTGGTGGAGACGTATATGCCTTTAATAATTTCACAATGGTTGAAAGAAAAGGTGTTTGTTCTACCGAAGCTGGCTTTTTAGTTAGAATGGAAGATAAGATGATGAGAATAAATAACTTAATTAAAAAAGGTAGTGCATCCGTTAAGGATGAATCAATAGCAGATACTTTAATGGATTTAGCCAATTATTCTATCCTAATGATGGGTTATTTAGAATCTAAAAAAATAGCCATTGGGGATAAATATAAAAGTATAGGAAATTAAAGTGAGTAGTCACAGTGTTAAACTACATCAGCGATTAAAAGATTTTAAGGCCATACAGAAGTCACTTAGTTATAGCGTTAAAAATGAGTACAATATGGGTGTTTATAATGGTTTAGAAATGGCATGGTCATTACTAAATAATAAGAAACCTGTTTATATGGTAAAAGAAAATGGAAAGAGAACATATGCATTAGAGCAAATAAAAAGAGAGGATGATGAATAACAATATAGATAAATTTAAAAACGAGTTAACTCATTTAATTAATAAATACAGTATAGAAAATGAATGGGATATGCCCGACTTCTTAATTTCTGAGATGATTACAAGATTCATTATAACCTGTGGTCCAACAATGAGAAAGAATCTTGATTGGCATGGAGTAGATTCTGTTTGTCATCCAAGGTTAGTAAAGAAGCACCCATTAGTTGGTCAATTACCTAAAGATGATCTTGGCCCAAGTGTTACATGATCCAGAGTGTCAAAAAGTAATTCAAAAATATCCAGTACTTAGATATAACCGTTAATCCAGTAATTTCAATATTTGTCTTTTTATAATTTAGTGATAGGCTATTAACTATACTATTAAGGTTAAAAACAAGGAGTAATTAATGAAAGTTTACAACCATGACGTATCGAATTTAGTACGAAGAATGCGAAGATTCAAGGAAGAGATGGTAAAATCAGTATCTTCTGGTGTTTCTGAATTAGTCTCTCACGATTATGTTAGACTAAATTCCTATTTGGCAGCAATTAAGTTTTTCAAGGCATGGATGGTTTCTCAACCAGTTCTTGACCTTCCAGAATCAAGTCCAGAAGAAATTGAATTAGGTGAAATGCCAGAAGCTCAAATGGTTGATAATGATGACCTCGCCCTTATTATTAAATTATTTGAACTAGTAGAATACGAATTAGTTAATTCTCAGAGTGCAAGAAGAAGTACAGGCCTTGTCTCTCATGACGCATTAAGATTTGACTCTTATGTTGAAAAAATTGAAAGATTCTTAGCTGATTTCGTAGATAATACTAATCCTCTTGATTTACCAGAATCCGCACCAGCAGTTGAAATGACTGGATCAGGTAGATTAGGCGTTTAATTTTTAAAGTCTATTTTTGAATTATAGAAGGGGGAATATTCCCCCTTTTTTATTACCACAGGATGTAGGTATGTATAAATTGACAAGCATTGTTAGGAATAGACAATATGCAATTCATAAATATGACACCACTATTGGATTCTTTCATATCTTTTTAAACGGCAATACTGGAACAATTTATGGATTAGAAGGTAGAGGAATTTTTAAAGGATTGGCCAATAATTTAGATTTAGTATATGACGAGTGTAAAATAGATATTATAAATGCAGTAATGGAACCTCATGTAGTACAAAAAATAGAGAAATTTCTAAACTGTGGATATGAATTAGAAGTTGGAAAAGAATTGAAATACGATGGCAAACGAATGTTTGAAATTTCAATTACTAAAAAAGTTGGCTTTTAAAAATTTGGAGAATAAGATAACTTTAATAGAGTTTTAATGACTACTGAGGGTAAATACACCGGTCAGCGTAATTTAGTACGAACCTCAATCAACTATTTAAATAAGGCCGGTTCATTAAGACAATACAATAATATCACCCTAACCGTATTAGCCATGCTGTGAGAAGCAACTATGAGGGAAGGGGATTATGGTCAAAGGTAGAACCAATCTCACAGAGGTTTTACGGGGTAGGAAAGCTTTTAACGTTCTGTCAGGTATAACGTAAATGTTGTATTATTGATAAGGAACTATGCTAGACCGAAGCTAATGGAAAATCTTAAATAGAAGTCGCCTACCCTTTTTTATTTCTTTAATTCAGTTTTTCATATATCATTTAATTAATGGGGTATTGGTCTAGTCTGGTCTAGGATATCTGCCTGTCACGCAGAAGGTCACCAGTTCAAATCTGGTATATCCCGCCATTTTTTTTAAGGATATGGAATGACTAAATTATTTAAGCACCACCATAATAGTCACATAATTGTAGCATTTGATGTCGATGATACTTTAATCACTGTTACAAATACCCCTAAATATGAAAATATCCAATTATTCAACCTATTTAAAAAACTAGGTTGTCATATGATTATCTGGTCTGGTTGTGGAATAGACTATGCTACCAGATGGTCTGAGAAATTAGGATTAGAAGCGCAGATATTAGAAAAGGGTAGTATATCACCCCATATTGTTTTTGATGATATGGAAACAGCTATGGGGATAGTAGCAATTCAAGTTTAATGGAGTAAATTATGGAACCAGATTTTAGTGACGGAGGTAATGGAATACTATGGCAAGCAGAGTATGAGATCATAGATGGTAGGCCCTCAAATAATATGTATCATCGACAGTTACATTTTTTATCAGAATATCATAGAACCAAAGGTGATGAATCTAAAACAGATCAGAATTTTTCATTAGATAATATGACAGGTGTTATTTGTTGGTTAAAAAAATTTGATAATCCAAATAAAGATGTTCCATTATTAGGGCATCACTCGTTACATCCTAAAGACTTCTTCTTTTTTCTATATGCTAAATATCCAATCATAGGATTCTGGTTCTTATGGATTCCTATGATTGCAATGATTCACAGCTGCTGGAAAACATATAAGGTCAGAAACGGTAATAAAATGATTGCAACTGACGGAAAAATACTAGCTTTTACTAGAATTAAAGCATTTGATTTAAAAATCACTGGGATTCTGTGTGATTATATTATATTAAAACATAGTAAATTCAAGAATTGGAAAGAAGTATTTGACCTTTATCATGGTGACAGGTTTGGAGATAGAGTTTTAAACTACACTCTATAAAATATGGATTTGGTTAGGGGCATAAGATGATTGATTGGAAAACGGTATTTATTCGTGCCACAACAAAATATGAAAATAGTAGAATGGGCTACAACGAGTGCATTGTAGAAGAGGCCCAAAAATATGTATTAAGAAGTATTGAAAGACAAGGTGTTCAAATTCAAGAACTTAATCATCAATATTTACATAACGTGAAAGTATTCGAAGACGAGATAAGTAGATTAAAAAGATATCTAAAATGTTCTGGCCCGCATAACCCAACCTTTTTAACTAATGGCTCTTGTCCTAAATGCGGTTGGTTAGAATTTGAGTTTCATGGAGTAAAAAAATGACACAGATAACAATTAATGTAGAAACTTGGTTTTCAGTACTTATGTCCATAATGTTCTGTTTTATAACGGTCTTAGAATTTATAAATATTTCTTATAATTACCGACTATTTAAACTTAAAAAAGAGAGTAATAAATGGAAACAAGAAATTGCGAAATCTGCGGCGGTAATGTCACAGTCCTTGGAGAAGTAACTAAGTATTACAAAAATTTAGATTTAGGTGAAATAACTAATTTAAAAAATGACAATCAATTCTTAAAAGACATATTAAAGATTATTGCTGGACTAGGTGATATGGAAACTAAAGAACAAATTATAGATCGTGCCAATAGCGCACTAAATTACTTGGAGGAAACAAATGGGAAGTGAAGATAAAAGGGATTTTAATGCTGTAATAGAGAATATGATTAAATCAACTGTAGCTATAGAAGCAGAACAGGCATCATTGGTCTTATTAGATTCTGGTTATAGATTAACTATCCAATTAGATAAAGAAGATAAGGAAGAGGAATGACCGTAACATTAGACCTTATTCAAATATTTGTAATTATATATGCTTGCTCTGTTAATTTCATAATGATTGTATTCTCAGATTGGCAGTCTAAATATGGTTGGGATTTATTTTGGACGGTTGCTATATTTATTACAACAAATGTAATGATATTCTTAGCTTATAACCACGATCTTATTTAATTGCACCTTTAATTCTTTTAATTTAAACTTTCATTATGAAACTACCAAGTATCCCAACTGGGAAAACAGTTTACCTAATGTGTCATAGTTGTCTTCAATTTCAGCCAACAGATGAAAGTAATTTAAAAAGTAGTAAAAGTTTAGGTAAAGACTTTATTGAATATATATGTCCAGACTGCAATATACTTAATATTGTATTAAAATCTCAAATCGCTTATTCAGAAGAAGCAGCCTATATTTCGGCCATTATCTTTTACCAAAAATTAGATGAATTAAATCAATCTAAATTTAATGATCTAATGGACCAATATTCCTCAACTGTCAAAAAGATAGGTTTAGCAAATTCTCTCATATATACTATGGAGAAATACTTCTATGATATAATTGAACTACTAGAGGCAAAGGATTATTCTGGGGTTCACAATGAAGCAATGGATGGCCTAAATTTTATAGAATCTCAAAAAGGTGATATAAGTGAAAAGCGAAAATAGATATACAATTGGTAAGGTGATTTGTTTTATAACATTCTACGATGAAACAGGTAATTGCGATGTAAGAATTGAGAACCAATTATTTAAATATATTCCTATAGAATTAATAGAATTAATTGCTGAACCAGCACCGTAAAATAAATAAAGGAAGGTAAAGAATGGAAGATAATATTAGTGCAGTTAGAAAAATACATTTTTGTTACGGGCACAGAGTGATGAATCATGAGTCAAAATGTGCTACTGCACATGGACATAATGGTGTGCTGTGGATATATGCAAGGCCTAAAAAGAATTTAGATTCATTAGGTAGGGTAGTTGATTTTTCTGTATTAAAGGAAGAGGTCGGTGGTTGGGTAGATGAATATTGGGACCACAATTTCTTAGTAAACAATAAAGATATTGAAGTAGTTAAGGGCTTGGCGGCAATGCCTAGAAGAAAAGAACCGTTTCTTTGCGATTTTAATCCTACAGCAGAAAATATGGCTAATTACTTATTAAAGAAAATTTGTCCTGATCTTATGCAAGATTATGATATCGAAGTACATAAGATTATAATGTATGAAACTGAGAATTGTTATGTAGAGGTGACATTATGAAATTAGCTGAAAAAATTTTGAGATTATGTGAGGTCAATGAATTAGAGAAGTTATTAAAAAAGCATAAAGGGGCCAAAAACCCTATTATTATGTTTAAATCCAAATTTAAAAGTCCTCAAAATAAAGAATCTCTACTAAAGGCACTACCTAAGGATTTTGTAATACTTAATTCTAAGGCCGGAGAAGAGTTTAAAGAGTTTTATGTGGACTACCAAGCTGGAAGATCAGGTGAGGCAGCTATACATTTAGGGGTAGAGGGTGAGACAGATGCATTTGTACATTTGGAAAGCGATTTAATGCCAATGGATAAACAGTATTTAAGTGAATACGGAAAGGGATTAGATATATTAAAGAAACTCTAGGAGAGAGAATGTGGGCAAAAATTAAAAGATGGTTTAGAAATCTAAATAGAGATCATCAAGATGATATTGATAGAACAGTTAATGATGACTTAATTCCTGAAAGGCATCCAACCTCATATAAAGTGTGGATTCCAAATGCTGAGAATATCCATAAAACAGAAAATATTAAAATGAGAACCAGAGGGGAATATGATAAAGGATTTCCCAAAGGTTTAGTGGTTCACTGGACCAGTGGATGGATGCTACCAAAAAAAATATTTCCTGATCCATTTCCTAGATTAAATCAAGGTACTTCTAAGTTAAAAAAGATGGCAAGAAAGTACGCATTACGCACGGCTAAAGGTGGAACTAAGAATGGGTATAATTTTTTAATCATGGATGTATTGGGTAATATCTATCAATCACGTCCACTAACTAAATGGGGATTTCATGCTGGAAAATCTTATTGGTCTTCAGTTGGGCATAGTGTTTCAAATGATTTTGCAGGAATAGAAATATTAAATCCGGGTAAATTAGATAGAATAGACGGAAAATTTTATACTTGGTTTAAGCAAGAGATTCCAAAGGAATTAGTTAGAGTTGCTCAAGAGGGTGATGGATATGTGCATAATGGTTTTTACTGTATGTATACTAGAGAACAGGAAATGGCATTAAAAACCCTTTGTCGACAATTATTAGAGATGAGTCCTCATAATATATTTAAAATAGATAATATTGTAGGTCATGATGAGGTAGCTCCTAATAGAAAATCTGATCCCGGAGGATCATTAAGCATGAATATGAAAGAATTTAGGAAGTCGATAAGATTACCAATTAATAGTTAGGAGTTAGTAATGATTAAAACAGTAATTCAATGGACAGATGTACATGTTGGAGCACCCCATCAATTAGAACATAATATTCAAAAAATTCTAGAGGATTTTGAAACTCATCAACATGACCCAGAAGTTATTGTTATCGGCACAGGTGACATAATTGATAATAAAAATGTTAAAAGATCAAAAATGCCATTCTACGCTAGAATGCGAAATGAACTTAAAAGAATAATGGGTAAGTTCTATAAATTTGGAAACCACGAATGTGAAGTTGACCCAGATGGGTATATATCAATTGAAGAAGATATTATGTGGATGCATTATCATGTAAAAAATTGGTGTAATTCATTTATTAATGCTTGTAAGAAAGTAATTAGATGGGAGAATAAAAAAGAAGGTTTAAAGTGGTGGAAATATCTTGGCTATAGATTTAAACATAGAGTTGTTTATCGTGGTAAAGAGTGGCATCCATCTGAACAAGAAATAACTGATTTAGTAGCATTTGCTAAAAAGAACAATTGTAAGTTCGTATTCCTTGGACATATCCATAAGTTCTATGATCAAATTCATGATGGGATAAGGATATGTAATGGTGGTAGAGGCCGAAAGGTTTATCACTTGGAAAGGTAGGGATATGGATTTAAATATAATTGGTGATGTTCATGGTAGATATGACGAACTTATTTTACTACTAGATAAAATGCCCACTGCTGTACCTGTTTCTGTAGGTGATATGATTGATAGGGGTAAAGGGTCATATAAAGTTTTAAATCATTTTCTAACCCATGGTATGGCCGTATTAGGCAACCATGAACACCTGTTCCTAGACTATTATTATAATAGAAATTATTACGATAGGTGTATGTGGTTTCTAAATGGTGGACTACAAACACTCGGTTCTTTTTTAGAATTATCTGATGAGAAATACGCCTGTCCTCCATTATTAAAATTAGTCTCATTAGTTGATAATTATGCTCATGGTATTTATGTTGATATAGCTGAGTTAAATAAGGCCTCTAATGAGGTAATAGATTTTGTTAAATCCGTAATTCCAGAATCTTATGCTATCTGGATAAATGAATTACCGCTAACTTTAGAATGGGATGACTTAATTATTACTCATGCTGCGATTAACCCAGCTATTCTGTTTAGTGAAACTAAAATAGTTGGGCCAAATGCTTCTTCTCCAAGATGTGATTCTTCTATTTTATGGAATCTTGGTTCAACTAGAAGAAGAGAGGAATTTCAAGTTCACGGTCATTATGCTTATAGAAAAGCTCAAGAACTTAAAGACAGAAATGGTCTTTATGGAATGAATGTAGATACTTCCAGAGGTAAAAAATTAACAGGTATCCATTGGCCGTCAAAGGTTATTTATGAACAAAATTTTTTAGATTAGGGGTAATTATGGAAATAGCACTAATAGCAATCTTATTACCGATATTTCAATTAAAACATTTTTTAGCAGACTATCCTTTACAAACTGACTATATGTTAGGGAAGTTCAAAACAGGAACTGAGTGGATATTACCTTTAACAGCTCATGCATTGATTCACGCTTTTTTTACGCTAATTATAGTTTGGCTATTTGCAAATAATGATTGGGTAATAGCTATTAAATTAGCAATTATGGATTTTGCTATTCATTTTGTTATTGATAAAGGAAAGGTATTAGCAAACAGAGTCTTTGGAAATGATATCCAAAAACCAGTATTCTGGTGGATTCTAGGTGCAGATCAGGCACTGCATCATTTGACCCATTATTATATTATCTGTAGAATATTTTTATATCATATCAAGTAAAGCAAAGGACAAGTCATGAAATTAAACGAAGTAGGATTTGATGAATCCGTAGTAGCGAATCTTCTACAAAAACCATTATTAAGAGATAATATTAAAAGCATCGAAGCCGATTATGTAAAAATCTATAAAGAGATATTTAATGTAGATATGGATTTTGAAGTAGATGATCTTGTAAAAATTAAATCTGACCTATTTGCAGCTTTTTGTCACGGTGTTCAATCAGCAACTAGATTAGATTCTAATTTTAGAATGAACTTCCGTATGCCTAAAGAATTTGATTCTAAGAAACAGATTATTACTCCAAATAGTAATTTAGTTACAAACCCAAGTAAAATTATCGTATAATTTTGTTTCTTTGACTTAGTTTGTTATAATAATTCAAGTAGGTGAAAATATGGAAGATGTAAAAAAAAAGAAGAGAAGACGTAAAAAAACAGTTGTAAAACAACCAGAAAAAATTCCAACTATGGAAGAAAGAGAGAAATCTGCAGATGCTATTAAATCAGTTAAACCTCCAATTTATAGTAAAACCGGTACACAAAGATTGAATGATATCCCCGACTATACTTTAAATCTGAATCCAAATACTATCTCAAAAACTATTGCAGCATGTCAGCAAATGACTATCACAGAACTAAATGTCTCATTAGCTGACCCTAATAATACTGTTATGGAATCAAATATAATTGCACTAACTATTAGGTCAATTAAGGAAAGTGGAAGTGCATTATCTATTACTAAATATCTCCACGATAGAATGGAAGGTAAAGTAAAAGAGAGAATAGAGTATTCTGGGCCTAATGGTGGACCGATTGAAACAGTCGAAACTAAAGCACCAAAATTTGATGTGAAGAGTATGGACAAGGCAACAAGAGATAAGTTCAAGAAGGCCTTATTGGAATTACAGAAAATGCCAATGAAGGAAGATGATGAACCAAGCACAGATTCTTGAGGCAGTATTATCTGATGATAAACTGTCTATCCCAGTATATCTTGAAGAGGTTAAAAAACAAGAAGCCCGAGAATCACTATTAGATTTTATTCTATATACTAAAAAAGATTATGAAGTTAATTGGCACCATCAATTAATCTGTGAAGAATTAGATGGGTTTTTAGCTGACCCAAATAGAAACAGACTAATGGTTTTCGTTCAACCACGATCAGGTAAATCAGAAATTATTTCTAGAAGACTTCCAGCATACTATTTAGGGAAAAATCCTAAAGGCCAAGTTATCGCTACTTCTTATGGTGCAGAATTAGCTCAAGCAATGAATAGAGATGTTCAAAGGGTAATTGATGACCCTAAATACACAGAGCTATTTCCCGAAACACGATTAAATTCTGTAAATGTTAGAACTACAGCTAAAAAGAATTATATTAGAACTACAGATAAATTTGAAATTGTGGAGCATGGAGGTATTTATAAATGTGCCGGCATCTGTGGGGCATTAACAGGTTTTGGGGCCACCCTTGCCATTATTGATGACCCAATTAAAGATATGCAAGAGGCAATGAGTCCTAAAAGAAAAGAAATGGTTCACGAATGGTATCAGGCGGTACTATCAACTCGTCTAGTAGGTGAAGAAAAAGTAATTATTATTCTAACCAGATGGGCAGAAGATGATTTAGCTGGAAGACTATTAAAAGAAGCAGAAGTTAATCCTGATGCCGATCAATGGGAAATAATTTCTCTACCCACAGCTTTTACAGCTGATAATCCATATATTCATCCAAGTGACCCTAGAATCGAAGAAGGCGAAATTCTTTGGAAATCAAGAATGACACCTGAGAAGGCCAAGAGTGTAAAAGCTTCTGTTGGGTCAAAGGTTTGGGAATCATTATATCAACAAAATCCAACACCTTCTGGGGGTATAATTTTTCAACCTCATTGGATTCAACATTATAAAGACTTACCAACCTTAGAATATAAAATAGCTTCATGGGATTTTACATTTAAAGATTCTAGTGCATCTGACTATGTTGCCGGAGGTGTTTGGGGAATAGCAGGGCCGAATAGATATCTATTATATCTTATTAGAGAGAGATTAAATTTTGTTGATTCTATTAAAGCAATGTTAAGAGTTAATCACTTATTTCCTGATCTAAGATTTAATGTAATAGAAGATAAGGCAAATGGACCAGCTATTATCTCAACTCTAAAAGATAAGATACCATCCTTATTAGCTTACTGTCCTAAAGAAGGTAAAGAAGCTCGAGCAAATGCTGTAGCACCTCAATTTGAAGCAGGGAATATTTGGGTACCCGATATGTACTATGGACCTAATAGAACGGCCCATCCTTGGATGATGCAATATTTAGAGATATTTTTAAATGAGTTTAAAACATTCCCCTTTGGCCCACATGACGATATGGTTGATATGACAACTCAGGCACTGTTGAAATTAGGTAGTACACCTAATTGGTTAAATCAGTTAGTAAGTGAAGCAATGAATGAAAAGCCGTCACAGCAAGATGCTTATACTAATAAAATAGCTGATCTAATGAATTGGGATTTGGGGTAGTTATGGATACAAAAATAGAGACCACTATTGGCATAAAATATTTAGATGGGAGTGCAGCAATAATTAAAATAGCTGTAGATGTAAATGCTCAAGGAATCCCAGCTTGGTCTGACTTTATTTCTTTTAATGGTAAAATTTTTAAATTTGATTTTAATAGGGTTAGAAAAAGGATGGTCTATGAAGAGGTTGAACCTGACACACCTGAAGAGAGGACAGTTGAAGAACAATTAAAGGATGCTAAGGCCATTATAGTTAGGCAACTACAGATAACAGATATTTTTCGTGAAAAAGAGAGAGAATATATTAAAATCATTGAAGATTTAAGAAAAAAATTAGATGATGTAAAATAATTCTTGATTTAACACATAACAGTATATAACCTTCGAGTACGATTTACCCATTGATTTGGATTTCACTATTGATTTAATCAAAAATCGCATTGAGTTGCACATGTATTTAAAAACGAAATTAAAATTTAGGAGAATAAGATGAAAGAAGTCAGCGGCTACGTAGTCGATAGGTTACTGCAATTAGGTAATATTATTGAGGATAGAAATACCAAGATGATAGAAAAGTTGGACTGGTTCACAGTAGATATTAAATATGCTGAGGCCCAGTTAAAGGGGATGGAGGCGGAAGAATTTTCTTATGGTTGGGATGAGGAAATATTAGGAGAATATGGCGAAGTTGTAGGCCATGTTGGGGGTCAACTTAGATGGACAGGTGATAAAATTCTATATCACTTTAGTGAAGATGAACCTTCCGATGAGGGTACTTTACTAGGCCAGAGTGCACAAATTAGATATATGTGTGCACATTATTTTGACGATTTTCTAAAACGTGGAATAGCAGCTCACGAGTTTGAAAGATAGTTTAATTAACCAGTGGGGAGAAATCCCCACTTTATTTTATAAGGAGTAAGTCATGACAAAGAAAAAAATTACTAAAAAACTAAAGCACACATTTGAAATTGAATCAGGATTCAGTAAAGGCGATATTTTTGCCTATGCTCACCATGAGGGTTTTGTTGATTTTGAGAGGGTAGAAGAGATATCAAAAAATATTAAAGGTGTTTTTACTATTTGGGGTGAAGGTGGAACAGGCTGGGACAGCAACAATAAGGATTTAGTCAGAGTAGGTCATTTATCAGATAACGATTTTGAAGTTCTATTAAATGAAGCTGAAGGTATGGCCAGTAAGTTAGATATTATTCTAAATGATGATGAAGATGATGGTGATATGTCAGAGTTTGATGACTGTGATTGTAATGATAACGAAATATGTGAATACTGTGATCCGGAGGAGAACTAATGACTGACTTACAATATTTTTTAATTACGATAACGACAAAAACAGTTAATAGTGACAGTGAATATCAGAGCTACTTTCATTTATACTATAGCTGTGTTGATTTCATATTAGATGAGTTTATTACAGAAGCCGATGATATTATTGATAAAGCAATTGGAAGTGGTATTTCAACCAGTGCTGTTATTGTAAATAGAGTTACAGTTACGGAAAAAGAATTTCTAGCAAATGGAGGTATGTAATGGATGAAAGATATGTTTGCCCAATATGTAATTCAGACGATTATGAACAAACACCAGCATTAGTTATAGAGTGTAAGAGTTGCGGAAATTTCATTGAAGAAAAAGATATGAAACTCATAGAAAACCTTAATGAAATAATGCCTAGTGGTAAAAAAGGTTCAAAGATTAATAGTTAGTTGAAATAAACATATTTAATCTATAAAATTATCATATGGAAAATCTATCTTACACTAGGATTAGGCGTAAGAAAAAGGATCATGCCAAATTAAGAATATTTGAACGATTTGCTATTATCCTATCCGAACAAGAGTATAAGGATGTTTCTCGCCAAATAGAATCCTATGAAAACCGACCTGTTTTCATTAATCCAGAGAACGGTAAAACCTTCAACCACTTTAAATTACAAGGGGCTGATATGGTTTTACTGTACGATTGGGAATATCATTGTGTTCTAACTGCCTATAGAGTTCGGTGGTTCACAAAGATTGATAAGTATAATTGGATTCAAAAAATCAGATACAAATCTAAGATGATAAGAAGAAGAAATAAAGAAGTTTGTTAATTGTCTATTAGCCTGTTATTCTATTACTACAGGAGTCATTATGGACATTAAGAAAATAAAAACAGCACCTTATAATCCAAGGATTATGGGCAAAGATGCTAAAAAGGCATTAAAAAAATCAATTGAAGAGTTCAGTGATATCTCAGGTATAGTAGTAAATAGCCAAACAGGTAATGTCTTGGCCGGTAATCATAGATGGAATCAATTAGTAGATAAATATGGAATAAATAAGTTACAATTATTTGATCTACAAGATAATGAGCATTTCTTACTTATGGATAGTAAAGGTGATTCTACAGGCTTTATTATTCGAGTAGTTGATTGGCCTATTGAAAAAGAAAAAGCAGCAAATATTACAGCTAATTCAAACTTAATTTCAGGTCAATTTACATCAGGATTACAAGATGTGTTAGATGATCTAGCAAGTAGTTTGGATAACCCAACCTTTGAAGGATTAAGGTTAGATGAACTACAAATAGATTTAGATGGACTAGATGATCTAACCTTTGATGAACCACATGCAGATATTGAAAAAGCCTCTCGAGAGAGTAATGGAGAATTATCTGAATCTGATAATCCAGAAGCAGATAGTGTAAAAGAAGTTAGAGGAATTATAAAGGTTTCTGTACCATCCGATTTAAAAGATGAAGTTAGAGAAGATGTATTAGAATTTCTAGCAACTAAAGAATATTATGGATTAATTAATATTGTCTAAGGATAAATGTGGATTCTAAATATATGAAGGCCTGCTTATGTGCCTATTTCAGATTTAGTAGAGGTGTTGGTCAAATAGCCACTGAGGTTGGAGAATTTAACTCTGACTTCTTAGCTATTAGAAAAGGCAATATGTTCGAAATAGAAATTAAAACTTCTAAAGCAGACTTAAATGCTGACTTTAAAAAAAGAAAACATACTATCTATGAACAAGATAAATCAGTGTGGACTCCTAATTATTTTTATTTTGCTGTACCAAATAATCTAGTAGAATATGCCTTTGCTAAGTGCGTTGATAATAATTATGGTGTTTTAGAGATACTAGAATCCGGCCCTTGGAAGGAAAGAGTAAGGGTTGTTAAAAGAGCTAAGAAGTTACATAATAGATTTGCACCTGAAAAAGTTAAGTACTATTTAATCAATCGTTTGTCCTCTGAAATGGCAAATTTAAGGATAAATGAGCAACTTAATAAGTAGTTAAAGAAAGAAAGGAATGACCGATGGTAAAAACAAGAAGGCGAAAATCTGCCAAGAAAAAGACTATTAAAAAAAGTGTTACCCCTCAAGATTTAATCCCTGCAGATTATAATCCAAGATCAATGGACGATGATTCCAAGAAGGCCCTAAAAAAGTCTATGGATGAGTTCAATGATATTTCGGGGATAACTTGGAATAAGGTTACTGGAAATATTGTAACAGGTCATCACAGGTGGAATCATCTATGCGATATCTACGGCCTTGATAACCTAGTATTTAAGCATCTAACAGGCGATAAGCACTTAATCCTAGCTCAAGAAGGGGAAGATACAGGTTATATTCTAAGAGTAGTTGAGTGGGATAAGTCTAAAGAAAAAGCAGCGAATATCACTGCCAATTCTCCTAAAGTTGAAGGTATCTTTACTGTCGATTTACAAGATGTTTTGGATGATTTGAAATTAGATATTAATAGCGATCTTTTTAGTGAACTTAGATTAGATGAATTAACAGATTCTTTAAACTCACCAGATGACGAAGGTTCGTGGGAAACAGATATTGAAGCAGTAGAGAATGTTGACTCTAATTTAGACGGAATTATTACTACTATTAAAGTAGAATGTGCTCAAGAAATGAGATCAGATGTTTTTAAGATATTAGATGAAGCTGTTACTGATGCCGGATTATCGGGTAAAGTAATGGTTAAATAATGGATTATAAACTAAATATCCTAATTGCTTATCCTTATATAAATGAATCTATTCTAAAAAAATTAGTTAAATATAGAAAAAGATTAAATTTTGTATTGGATTCAGGGGCCTTTACTGCTTGGAAATCCGGTAACCCAATTAAGTTAGATGATTATTGTAAATTTATTGAGTCATTACCCTTTGAGCCATGGCGGTATTTTACACTAGATAAAATTGGTGACCCCGAAGGTTCCTTTAAGAACTATGAGATAATGTTACAGAGAGGATTTAAACCTATTCCAATTTTTACTCGAGGTGAAAGTATTTCTATGATCGATGAGTATTATAAAACATCTGATGTTTTAGGACTCGGTGGGTTAGTAGGAACCAAAGGTAATAAAGGTTTTGTAAAAGGCGTAATGGATGTAGTAGGCAAACGTAAAGTTCACTGGTTAGGATTTACTAACAAAGATTTCGTTTCATATTACAAACCTTATATGTGTGATTGCTCATCATGGTCCTATGTATCTCGATATGGAAATATGTTTATTTATGACTTTAAAGGTGGGTTTCATTCTATCTATAGAAAAGACTTCAATAAAAGACCACCAAAACATATTACTAATGCAATTATAAAAATAGGTTTTGACCCTAATGAGTTTGCATTAGAAGAATCTTGGAGGGGAGAATTTAATAAATCTATGACGCTGACAGCTAAGAGTTATCTTCTAAAATCTATGGATGCACATAATATTTTTAAAACTAATATGTTTCTAGCATGCGGAGCTCATAATGATATTGAAATATTCATTAAGCTCTTAGACGAGATGAAATGAAAAAGTTAAATCTATTAGTAGCTTATCCCTATATGGAAGTTCCAGAAGTTATCGATTATTTAGTTGCAAATCAAGATAGTATTAGATTTCTATTAGACTCAGGTGCTTTTACAGCTTGGAAATCAGGCAATTCAATTAAAGTAGATGACTATTGTAAATTTATAGAAAATCTACCCTTTGAACCTTGGAGATATTTTACATTAGACGAAATAGGCGATCCAGAAGGTTCTTTTAAAAATTATGAGATAATGCTTAAAAGAGGATTTAACCCTATCCCTATTTTTACAAGAGGCGAAGATATTTCGATGGTAGAAGAATATTATAAGACTTCTGAGGTCTTAGGAATTGGTGGACTAGTTGGGACCAAAGGCAATAAAGGTTTTGTAAAAGGGATTATGGAAGTAGTAAAGGGCCGTAAAGTGCATTGGTTAGGGTTCACTAACAAGGAATTTATTAAATATTATAGGCCCTATTCTTGTGACAGTTCAGCTATGAAAACAGCAGAACGATTTGCTACCTTAGAAATTTTTGATGAAAAAACAGGCCTTTGGTATAAGATGAGTAAGTCAGATTTTGCTAAAAGACCTTCTAAGAAGATACTCGATTTAATCAATACTTATAATATGAATCCAAGGGATTTCGCATTAGAAGAGAAATGGAAAGGTGGTTATTCTGTTAGCTCCTATTTATCTTATAAAAGTCATATTCGTGCTTCGCTGCGGTATCACGAGAAACTAAATACTAAGTATTTCTTGGCCGCCATAGCTCATGCCCCAGTTGTTAGTATAGAAAAATTAATATCCACATATGAAGAAGAGTTAAATCGGTTATAATTGCTTTATAATATGTTCTAACTTAAACTATACTCATTCGAATAAATTCACCTTTAAGGATAAATTATGAAATTAGCTGAAAAGATATTATCTTGTACTAAGAAAACAGAAGCATTAGAGAAGCCTCGACTTGATATAAAAACTACAGGTAGTAAGTTAATATTCAGTGATGCTACAGATCAAAAACTTGCGAAGGCCATATTAATCAAAAAAGGCATGAAAGGGATTGATAAGCAAAAAGGTAAAGAACTAGAATTTGCTGATGAAGAAACTATGGAGCAAGCATTAGAATTAGTTGAAGCAGATAATGTTAAGGTACAAAAACGAGCAATGGATAATATTCAGTCTATTATAAACAATTTAGAAGCTGCACTAGGTAGAACCGCTAAATTATTTAGTGATAAGTTTGATATAAAAGCAATTAAGAACGCTACCTCACTTTTAGCTGATATAGAAGATAGTCTTATGGATATTCATATGGGGTTTGAAGAGGCGAAAATTAGTGAGGCAGAAGATACAGCGAAGTTAGATAAAATGCTAAAATCCTTAGATGCCAAACTAATATCTAGTAATAAGAAGCATGTATTATTAGAGTTCCCTAGTGACTCTAAATGGATGATCTATACTAATGAGATCGCAAAAAATAAAAATATTCCCGGACGACCTTTACTAGATATATCTTTATCAGACGCAAAATCAAGTGAAGTAGAGCCTATGATTAAAGGGATGGTAAAATGAAAATTATACAGGAACTGAATAACCTACTTAATGAGAAAGAGTTAGTAGAAAATAAAGATGTAGAAAAACAGCTCCAAATGACCTTTCCTAATTGGGTTCGTTATGCTGTTGGTAAAAAGCCCAAAGATGATTTAGACGACAAATTTGATCAAAAAAAAGCGGCCAAGGCGTTTGTGAAAACATTTGTACCACATCTCCGTAAAAAACTTAATTCACTACAACGTGAATTTGGTGCAGGTGTAAAAACACGATCTTGTAAAGAAGCAGAGATTTTTAGATACGTTATTGGTAAAAAGTCTGAACTATCGTTTTTTGCATGTATGCAAGCGTTTGGTAGTAAGTATTATGGGTTTTCTATTTTTGGTTCTATAAAAGGGGTAGAGTACAGCTCTCCTAAACTTGAAAAAACCAAAATGTCTAAACTTGTAAAGGACCTTGAAAAAGAAGTTGCCTCTTATGAGAAAAAAGTCAGACAACAAAATAAGGCAATAAAATGAAAATTATAAATGAAATAAATACTTTACTTGGTGAAGGCAAATTCACTGTAAAATGGGATAATATAAAGCCTGTAAAGAAGATTACTTCTGCTAAAGGTTTAAAAGATGGTGATAAGATTCGAGTAGCTTTACCCGCTGACGATATGGCACCGGGAACTGAGCTAGGATACTATGAATTTAAGGATGGTAAATTTAAATTTGTAGGTGCAAACTTTTCACCATCTGATTTTGGGGATTATTCTGAAAAAGAATTCTTTATTGAATTTGCTGATAGTGATATTTTTTTATTAAAGTAAATAAAGTCAGGGATTGAAATACTCATAACGAGTCAACCGTTAGGCCCTTCTATATTCTGTAGGAGGAATTATGAAAAATGGAAAAGCTGTTATTATTTTATCTGGGGGTATGGATTCCACTGTAGCCCTTTATTTAGCTGTAAGAGATTTTGGTGCTGAAAACATTAAGGCAGTCACCTTTGATTATCAGTCAAAACATAATGAGCAAGAGTATTTAAGAGCAAAGAAATCTTGTGAAAAGTTAGGTGTAGAACATTGTCTAATTGACCTCTCTTCTATGGCAAGTCACTTTAACTCAAATCTCTTAAAATCAGGCGGTGAGATACCCGAAGGGCATTATGCTGAGTCAACTATGAAACAAACCGTTGTACCCTTTAGAAATGGCATTATGCTCTCCATAGCCTGTGGTATTGCTGAGTCTATGAATGCTAAAAGTGTTATTATTGGAAACCATGCGGGTGACCACCAGATTTACCCAGATTGTAGGGCCACCTTTATTTCAGCTATGAATGAGGCTATGGCATATGGGACTTATATTAATGTAAATATCCTCTCCCCTTTTTGTTCAAAAACTAAAACAGATATTGCTATTTTGGGTGAGGATTTAGGTGTCGATTGGGCAAATACTTATAGCTGTTATAAAGGCGGTGAAGAAGAGTGTGGCCTCTGCTCGACTTGCTATGAGGCAAAATTAAGTCTTTATGAAGCGGGTGTTAGTGAAATTCTATATATGGGTAAATATAAAGATAAGACACCGATTTTGGAGTTAAAGACAAAATATGAGGAAAGATTAGTAGATGAATCATAAGTACATTTATTGACAATTTGTCAATAAATAATTCTAGAAATTTGGGCTGTTTCCCTTGAAAAATCAGCGGGTTGTTAGTTAAATATATTCTAACTTTTCAAGGAGAACAGCTATGACAGATATTATTCTAAATGAGAAAAGCCCTACTTATCGTAGTGGATTTGCCCTTTATCAACAATGGTGTAAGGCCAAGAAAAAGAAGGTTTGGGCAAAAAATCCTAAAACTATAGAACTATTCTTATCTGATCTTAAAGAAGGATTCCCTAGTGATAAGCCTAAAGCTGTAGGTACATTAAAGGTCAAATTAAGTGCTGTAAGGAATCATTTTGAATTAAATGAACAAATAGGTAAGCTTGATTTTAAGGCATTACAGAAATTTGCTATTGACCTCTATTCTAAATAGCCCACTATAAATATTTTCATTTAAATTCTTTTTCCCTTATAATATAGGGGAAGGAGAATACATATGAAGATTGCAAATGAGATAGATAGAATACTCGCTGAACAATTCTTACCTAAAAATATTGAAATTGGAAAAAAATACGAAAGTGTTTTTGTTGATGATAAAACATTTAAAGACCTTATTTTAAAAAATATAAATACAGATACTTCAGAACTATTTTTTGTCGGGAAATCAGGCAAGCATAAGTTCAATTATATTGAACAAGAAATAGAGATTAATTAAAATTAAATAAGTTCTTATTACTAATATTTGCCAAGGATGTGCGAATGAGTAAAAGCGAGAAGCTGTTAGGCCGCAAACCAAAAAACAGCTCCCCTACAAGAAAACAGTTAATTAAATCATACATTGATCTTAAAAGAAAAGAAAAAGATCAAACCATTTCTATCTTCCGTGACGATTTTGTGCGGTGTTCCCCATTTAGCAAACGACTAATTGTAAAACTATTTGGGTCATGGGGCAGCTTTAGAAATGAGGCTGAAGAAGAGTGCTACAAAAAATTGCCTAAAAAAGCTAGGGCCCTCTTATCTGAAAGGTCAAAAAAGTTCGATGAGAATGCTACTAAAGATAGTTGTATTGATAATCTAAGATTAGTTCAAGAAGAGAATCCCACCTCAGATATATCTAGAAATTTTTATAGAGAAATAGGTAAATATTCCGACAGTACTTGGAGTAGGTTTTTTGGAACCTTCCAAGAATTTAGAAGACAAGCTGGAATTGAATTAACCAGACACCAACATAAATTGGAAAGGGAGGTTGCAAAACATGCGTCATATGATAACTTGCGAGAATTTTTCAGAACTGAGGTGCTTCCTTTTCATAACAAATTTGATAAATTTAATAGTAATAATAATCGCTATAAAACAATTTTAGTTGGGTCAGACTTTCATGATGTTGACTGTGACGAGTTTGTGCTATCTGTTTTTATTGATACGGCAAGGAGATTACAACCTGACGTAATTGTTTTAAACGGTGATTTATTCGATCTTTACGACTGTTCTAAATATTCTAAGGACTTGCGACAATTAAAAATAGTTGAAAGGTTTGATTTTGTTAAACGGAATATTTTTAAACCATTAAGGGAGTTATGCCCCAATACACAGATTGATTTTATACTTGGTAACCATGAATGGCGTTTATTAAATTTACTTTCGGATAAAACACCAAATTTAAAAGTAATCTTAGCAGATGTGATGGGCCTATCTTTAGCAGATGTGTTCGGTTTAGACGAGTTTCAAATAAATATGGTATGTAAATTAGACCTGACTGCCTTTACAAAAACAGACATGAAGAATGAATTGCGCCAAAACTATCGTGTTTATTACGACTGTTTTGTAGCTGGCCATTTTAAAGATTTAGGTTATGGGATGTCAGGAACCAGTGGTCACTGTCATAGGCCCGCAACTATTACATTTACAAATTTAATTATGGGTAAGTGTTCATGGGTTGAAACGGGCTGTATGTGTATAACAGATGCCGAGTATGTCCCCCATCGCAGTAAATGGACAAATTCATTTTTAATTGCACATATTGATGCGGCTTGTAAAAGTGTCTCTCCTGAACATATAATAGTTCCATACGATAACGTAGTTATTCATGGGGTTAGGTATGAAAGAGAAGGCGATAGCGCACAATTCGAAAGATATAACGGGAAAAAGGTTTGGTTACCTGACGGTATTAAAAAGAGCTGAGAGTTATGAATATTACACACCAAGTGGAAAACGTAGTTATAAGTCACAGTGGCTATGTGAGTGTGAGTGTGGGAAACAGTTTGTACGACAATACGGGGCAATAACTAGTAAGTCTGTAAAAATAAAATCGTGTGGCTGTAAGAAGGCTGAAAGACTTAAACAAATTAATGAAACAAAAAGAAAAAACGCAGGAGATTCGGCATTTAATAGTTTGATGAAGAGATACAAAAACGATGCTGAAAGGCGTGGGTATAGCTGGGAACTAACTGTGGCAGAGTTTAGATCACTAACCAAGGGTATGTGCCATTACTGTGGCGTTGAACCTTTTCAGTTACAGAAAGGCCATTGGAGTGATTATTCATATAATGGGATTGACCGGATTAATTCGGACGGTGGTTACACGGAAGCAAATACTCTTTCCTGTTGTGGTAGTTGTAATCATATGAAATTAGATTTGTCCTATTGTGACTTCATATCTATTTGTAAGCGAGTTGCTTTGAAGAGTATTGGTGATGAAGGTTACAAAAAATATGAGGACAACAGAAAAACAGCTTATGAGAGAAGATACGGGAAACCAAGGATGGTTGAGGATGAGCGAAAAGATTAGATTTAGACTACCCGAGTCAATAAAAATAAAGGGCAAAAAATATAAGTTAAAGCATGTTAAAAATTTAAAGGATGATGATGGCAAACCTTGTATGGGCCTACACGATCACGAAAATAAAGTTATCTCAATTGATAAGTTAGTAATTGGTTCTGAGAAGAGACAAACACTATTACATGAATTTTTTCACGCTTATTTATATGAGTGTAATATTAGAGAAGGATTGGATTCTCAATTAGAAGAAGTAATAGTTGAAGCACTATCTCAAGGTATAGAAGAACATTTTGATATTAAGTGGAAAAAATGATCTAATAAGTTAAATCATTTAAAGGAAAGTCATATGTTAATTTTAGCACCTAGTGAGCCAACCTTTTACACCCTACAAGGAGAAGGTAAATATATTGGATACCCATCTGTATTTATTCGATTATCCAGATGTAATTTAAGGTGTATGTGGCAAAATGCTAATGGTACATTTACTAAATGCGATACACCGCACACATCATTTGAACCTGAAATTGATGAAGTGAAGATAAGTAAATTAGTTGAAACGATTTGTAATTATGACACTGAGCATATTGTTATAAGTGGTGGGGAACCATTCTTTCAAAAAAAGGTAACAATATTAATCCACGAATTAGTTAAGTATGGGAAGTTTGTAACAGTTGAAACTAATGGTACAATCTATCACGAGAATGAGGCCCAATTTATTAGTCTATCACCTAAACTCTCGACCAGTTCAGGCCATCCAACTTATGGAAAAATGCACGATCTACATAGAATAAATTATAGCGCATTATCTAATTTTATTACTAAATCAAAGGATTTCCAGTTCAAATTTGTAGTCAATACCGAAGATGATATTAAAGAAATTCTAGAAATTAAAAGAGTTCTATTTGAAAGAACAACTATTGATATAAATGATTATATTTGGCTTATGCCTCAAGGAATTGCAGAATACCAATTTGATGGTAGACTTAAATGGTTGGCCGAAATTTGTAAACAATATAAGTGGAAATTAACTGACCGCTTTCATATTAGATTATTTGGAAGTGGAGTTGGAGTATAAATGAATAAAGAAGAGTTATCCATATTAAAAAGTATAGTTAAAAAACCTAAATTGGATAAATTAGGTATGTCAGTAAAAAGACAGAGAGTTATTGATAATCTTGAGAAGCAGGGATTTATTGACTATAAGGCTTCCGTAGGTGGAATCACTGCTTATAGGGTTACAAAAAAAGGTCAAGAAATGCTTAATAAAAATGAAGGTAGAATGAAATTAGTAAATGAAATAAACGATCTATTAAGTATTGATGAATCAAATAATGTTATGTTTTTTGATAATACAGTAGGTGGCTTACAAAAATCAGAATTTGACCCGATGGTTAAAGATATATTTAAGGGTAGTGGTTTAAGTCCTGATGTAAATGAAGGCCCATATTATGGTACGGATAAGAGTAAAAATGCCCATTATAATGGAGTAGGACTTTTTGCTAGTGATGGGGCCAAAATAGAAGATGATTCTATATATGCAAGTGGTTCTCTTCGTAGATATTTAGTGCCTGTAAAAAATAGTGATTCCGAAATAGCCAAAGAGTTTTGGGAACTAAGATTAGAATTTGATTATAGCTTAGAAGATGATCTTATGGATTATTCTGAAATGTCAAAACCAGTTGAAATGTTAGCAACAGCTAATGGGGATTTTGATGCTAAGAAGTTATCTAAAGACATTAAGAAGCTTATTAAAAAAGTTAAAGTGGACCAAAAAGTAGCTACAAAAAAAGCTATAGAACAAAAAAAACAGGATAACTCATTATGAAAATAGTAAATGAGATAAATAATTTGTTAGAAGGCCTTTTTAAAGTTGGTGATAAAGTTGAGCTTTCAAGAGACCAACAATTCTCTAATGTGGATATGAAAACGCATAAGTCAAAAATGTTTATTATAAAAAAAGGTACTAAAGGTATTGTGAAAAGTGTGGCCAGTGATGGGATACCCTCTGTGTTATGGGATAATCAAACTGAACCAAAACTAACTCCACCAGTGGCCTTAAAGAAATAAGGATAAAGTAATGTCAAATTTTCCAGAAACACCAATAAAAAAGAACGGTCTATCAAGGCTTGAAAAGAAGTGTTTAATTGAGCAACACTTTAAAGCAATAATGGAAACATTAGAACTTGATCTATCTGATGACTCACTGAAAGATACCCCAAAGAGGGTAGCTAAAATGTATGTAGATGAAATATACAAAGGGTTATTAGAAGAGAATTTTCCTAAGATAACCTGTGTAGATAATAAGTTTGGTAGTCAAATGGTGACTATGGGCGACATAACTTTAAATTCCAGTTGTGAGCATCATTTTGTAACCATTTGTGGGTACGCCCATATTAGCTATATTCCAAATGAAAAAGTAATTGGATTATCAAAATTAAATAGATTGGTTGATTATTATGGTAGTCGTCCACAGGTTCAAGAACGATTAACAGAACAAATACAGAAAAAGATATGTGAATTATTGGATACTGAAGATGTTGCTGTTACAATTGATGGAGTACATTTTTGTGTTAGAGCAAGAGGAATTAGAGATAGTAGTTCTGTAACTAGAACAAGCTCACTAGGTGGAACATTTATGAGTGTTGAAACTTGTAGGGCAGAATACTTTAATAATATACCCAAATTAGCAGATTTTAAATTATAAGGATTAATTATGAAATTAGCAGAAAAGATTTTAAACATAGGCGAGGCAGTATCTAATATCCCAGACGGGTTTTATGAAGTTAAGAAATTTTTTAGAGTTGGGTTCGGTGCTTGGAGCATGACTTTTAGGCCGGGACAAATACTTTCTTATAAAAAAAGAAAATTAGAGCAGTGGGACGCACTCTCAAAAACATTTAAGACCAGAAAACCACCTATACAAGGTAGAGAGACATTTGATCTGACAGCTTATGACGATAATTACGAGCAGAAGATTCAAATCAAAAAATTCTTGGATAATGTTGAGTCACTAAAAGAGAAAGAATTTAATAAACGAATAATGGCGTCACTCCCTGAAATTACAGGTACAGTTAAAGATGTAATGAAAAAGATGAAGGATTTACCACCTAAAACTAAAGTGAAGTTAATTGTAGAAAAGTAATGGATTTTTAAAGGATTAAGAATGCATAAAATCTTTGTAGACATGGATGTTCTACGGTCTTTAATAACTAATGGATTTCAAGCATCCAAAATAGCCAATCATTTCAAAATATCAGCACCAACAGTAAAACGAATCTGTAAAGAAAATAAACTATTTCATCAATTAAAAGCCAATGGAATTAAGGCCAATCAAGAGCATTGTAAAGTTGTTAGATTTAAATATTGAGGTTTATCATGAAGATTTTCTTATTATGTTTATTGGTTGTGCCATTAAATTTATTCGCTATTAATTTATTTCCAGATATTAAATTTACTTCTGGTTCTTTTTGTACTGCTAAACATTCAGATTTTAAAGAGTATAGATATAAGGCCAATATTCCTATCTGTAAAAGAAGAGTAACAAGTGGTGTAAAAACAAAGGTTTATAACAGCTATAATGTACCTAAATCAGAAAGAAAAAATTATACTGTTGACCACTATATTCCATTATTTATGGGTGGGGATAACAGCATAGAAAACTTATGGCCTCAACATAGGATGCTTAGTACAGCAAAAATAGAACAAAGGCTTTATTTTTTACTATCAGGTGGTAGACTATCACATAACGAAAGTTTGTGGTTTATGCTGGAGATTAAAAACAAAAAACCAAGGAAGTAGTATGTTTATTTCATGGGAACAGGCCAAGAGTATCTTACAGCAGAGGATTATTGAGCTGTCCAAATTTGATGCTATGGATATTGATAGGATATCTTCCGAAAGAGAAAGGGCCATAGCAAGGATTAGCCAGCAGACTTTAAAGCTCAATAAGCGCCTATTAATGGAGAGTAAAGGCCATAAAAGCAATGGCCGATATCACTAACCTTCTATTTAGCCTCCTTTTTAAAATAGATTGCTTCAAATGATCTTTTAGATAAATATTTATGATCTAATTCTGGGTTTTCTTCCCTGCAGGTTTTAGCATCAAAATAATCCCTTTCAACTTTAGCATGGACAACAATACATTTTTCAAACTTATAATTTTCATCTAATAATAACCTGTTTTTAACAAATACTTCGACCACCTTAATCTTCTCTTCAATTTCAGTTTTTTGTTGTCTAAGCATTTTCAATTCTTTAACATATTTTTCTTGGTCTTCACTTAGTTCTTTTATTTCATTTAGATTTTCCATGACTTCTCCTTTTACTGTGACCTCTCATTAATTCTTTAACAATCCAATTACCGAATGAGTGTAATTCACTTATATCCATATTTTCAGATAGTTCTAATAGCTTTTTAAATTCACCATGTTTAAAAAGATTCGCATTAGAAATATCTCTCCTTTGTTTTAGTTTTCTACTTTCACTCATAGCGAGTTCATGCTCAATTGCCCACGTTTCGGCCTTCTTATGCCTTTTCATCCAGTCTATTAAGTCTGGTGAGCTTAATATCGTTGTGCCGTTTTTCTTAGTGTGCTTGGCTATATACCAAAATCCAATACTAGTTTGCTTCACTGCACAATTCCATATTTTTTCCATACCTTTTTCATCTAGAAATACACTCCTTAATTTTCCATTTATAAATCGTCTACCCTTATAAGCGAGGGCAATTTCACCTCTTTTTAGTTTTTCTTTTTTCATCCTTATCTCCCTTCTATAATTACCCATTTTTCAGCCACATCTAGCAAATGGTTGTAGTTACCGGATTTCATATCTTCCATTTCTCTTTCCACTGCTTCCTCAGATGCGTTTTGTTGTAGCATCGCTTTTTTAACTATTCCCATAATGGCAAAGGCGTTTCCCATCGGACCATTAATGTCGATAAAATAAGTTTTCATTCTTCCTCCTGTTTTTTATTTAATATATAATCTGCGGCTTTTTGGGCCTGAGCAGCACCTAGTATTAATAATTTTGGGTCATCTTTTAATCGTTTAATCCAACCACTAATGTATGCAACTGAGTTATCCATTATCTCTTCACTATTTATATTTGTTTCAGCACATAAAAATGAACTAGTTATTTCAGCGACAATTTCTTCTTTGCTATATTTATGATCTCCAAATTTTCCTATATTAGTTACCCCTTCTCTATCTAACCTTTTTACATGGCCTGTAGAGTGACCTAATTCGTGGAATAAGGTTGCATAATAGTGTTCTGGATTATCGAATGTTTCCTTTTTAGGCATTGCTATAGAGTCTGACTCTGGATTATAACAGGCCCTAGAACCTCTTATTCCAATTCTAGGCGGTTCCTGCATACCTGATATAACCGATTCACATTTATAGATCGGATTAAATTCGTTTAACTCAATTTCAGGTTTATCGTATTCAATCCCTTCTGTTTGCTCTAAATTAAATACTCGATAGTATCTTAATGTAAAAAATGTTTCATCTTTTTCAACACCTTCTTTAACTACTTTTTTGGTGTAGGTTTTCCAAAATACAATTGGAAAACTTTTTTCACCTTTTATAACCTTGCCTTTTTTTTCACTTATCTGCTTATAAGTTAGCCAATAAGGTGACTCATATCCGGCCATCAATAAGAGGAATACATTTATCCCTCTATATTTAGAATCTGATTTAAAATTTTTAGGCCATTGCTCAGAAGATTTCCAAGGTTTATGCCAAGGGATTATACCCTCTTCTAATTTTTTAATAATTTGATCTGTAATAATCTGATAAACATCTAATTTAGCCATATCCATATCCTTGTTTTTTATAGTTACACTTCTCCTAAATAAAAGAGTGTTGATAAATATTGGTTGTTTGTTGGGTCATTTTCACGATCATGTTCATTAATATACTTTATTGAATTGTTAGACTGGTGAATCTCATAATGGTATAAAAAATTGTTAGGATTTAATCCCCATATTTTGATATCGTATCTAACAATAACAATCTTACCGAAAATATCTAAATATACACCGTTTGGTAGTTGCATTTTAACCTCTATATGTTTTTCATTTTATTAAAATAATACTTACACTGCTTATGAATTTCTTTATCCGTATTTCTTGCTATGATGCCATGTAGTAGGGTAGTTAGAATATCCACTTCACTATTAATATTATCTATACATTCTTCATGGTTTTGTTCCCATGTTGCCCTTGAAACACTCTGGTCTTTAAAATATTGCTCGTGAAGTTCACTCCAATATTTAATGTTTTTTAGATGTAAATTAATTTGATCTCTTGTTTCTTTTAATAGCTGCATTTTACCCCTCCCTTTTCATTTTGTTCATAAATGCCATTTCTTCTTGCTTCATTTCGTACTCGGCAAATGCTGTTTTGTCTTTTCTATGCTCGAGCGCATCTTTTCTATCATCATATTCCTGTGATTCAATCTCACCATCGTTGTAAAGGTTTTTTAATCCTTCCAATTCATCTTTAACTTGATCGTCAATTTTCGTTCTCTTTTTCTTTTCCACTAACGGCTTACCAAATATCATTTGGAAACAAATAGGACCAAATCCACTTAGGATAGATTCAGGAACTGTTAAGGTTCTCGCACATTTAGCACAATGACCTTTATGATAGAAATTTACATGATCGGGTATTTTGTGATCATTTAAGCAGATTACAAACCAGATAATTGATTTAACTGATTGAGCATCCCTTCCAATTCTGGATTTATGAGAATGATTGTAATAAGTCTTATCGCCTTTAACTCGGAGTGAGCCTATAAAGGTGTAATCAGAATCGTTGTCTGAGCCAGTTAAAACATTTACGAACCAAATATCAGGTGCATCTGGACTCTGCTTTTTGTCATCTTTTAATTTTTTGATCTTATAGGTTAGTCGATTACCTGTCTTTGTATTCTCCATTGTAAAGGTGCAATTACCTGCTAAAACGAACTCTTTAATGTTATGCTTAATAATGTTGTCCATAATATCTCCCTATTTTAAAGTGTTTTATTACCAACGATATCTGTTACTATTTAGTCTTCGAGTTGAAAGGTCATCTCGTCTTTGATTTGCTTCTACAGCACCTTTTTCTAAAAGTGGCATAAGAACCTTTAATAGCTTTTTGTAGTTTTTAGAATTTAACTGGATTTTAAAAGTTCCTGTAACATGTGGCCCATGGCCGATTCTTACGAGGCCGTTATCTTTTAATCTGATGGCGTAATATCTGTTTGAGGTAGTCGATCCTCGAGACGCATTTTTGATTAATAAGGTAGGTAAGCACCAACCAAAACCTTCAACATACCATAATTTAATCTCACTATAGAAGCCCAGTTTTTGCAATTTTTCTATCTCGGCACACCCATATTTCATACCTTTAATTTCTGGATTATTTAACAAATCTGCTGGTGTAAGGCCGCAAGGTAATGCTTCGCCTAAAATCTTAATTGCTGCTGTAGCTGTTTTAAGAGCATCTTTATATCTTTTTATTTCGCTCTTTTTGAAAGACTCGTCTTCCTTTTTATCCGCAGCTTTTTGTTTTTTAACATAGGCCGGATATTTTTTTAAGGCAGCTTTTTTGAATATCTTGATTTTAGTGTCGTCACTAAATTTTGGTGGCTTTCGAGAATCGTATAGTTCACGTGAGGCTGAAACCATACCGCCATATGTATCTATTATAGAGTAGTCACTTTTACTATCACCTATCTTTATTAAAGCATCAAAGGTGTTTTCATTAACTAGGTATTTTTTTCTTTCAAATGTGAATTTATAAGCAAACTCTCTGAATTTTTTTAAAATAGCCATTGTCTCTCCTTGTTTAAAATAATGGGTATAACCCATTATAGCTCACTGCACTAATATAGTCAAGTGTTTAACTTGACTATACCTATGATATTACAGGGTTAGCTTTTTTGCAGATTTCGAGTAAAATAGGTGGGAAAGGCAGCTAAATTTAGTGGATATAACCGCTTAATAGTAGGTGTTTAACTAATAACAAAGGATTGTTATGCATTTTATAACTAAGGTATTTTGGGCGTTTAGGCCCATTGTTAAGTTTATTGATAAAGCCTTTACTGCCCCTTTTTCTGTTAAAAAAATCACAGGCGATCACTATTATCTATGGAGGGACCAAATTCAGTCTGGCATGGTCTTTTTAACTAATATCCGAGGTTCAGGTTCTAACCTTATAAACCCTTCCGATTTTAACCATTCTGCTATCTATTTCGGCAAGGGCCTAAAGTCTGCGATAATTGAAGTTTTAAATGATCTAGTTTATGAATATGACCAAACTAAAGATGTAAATCTAATACCTGTTATTGATAGGCTAAATCTCTTTTTATTAAATCATGATATAAGTGACCATATCTGCTATGTTATTGAGGCATTAGGAAAGGGTGTAGTTATTAGCAATTTAGTCACCTTTATAACTACTAAAGATAGGGTGATGATATTTAGTCCTAAATTTGCTTCTCTTGAAAGAATAAAAGACACACCGAAGCAAACACTTCGCCATTTAGGGCTACCTTATGATTATGGGTTTGCTCATGATAATAATGCTAAATATTGTTTTGAACTAGTTGTTGATGCTTATCAGGATGACTTTAAGGATTTAAAGCTTCATCAAAAAGTGTATAGCATTTTTGGAAAAGAATTGTATCGTGCTTATTTATCCGATACCTTTACTGATAAGGATAATTGGATGTGCGTTATAGACTCAAAGGACTACATAGTTTAATCTTATTTGTAAAAATATAGTATATGAAATACTATTAGATGTACGTTAAATTTTCACCGAAAAGGGTTGTTGTTTATGAAGAACAAGTTATTCATCGGTGGCTTAAATTATAAAACTAAAGAAAAGTCACTTAAAGAAGAATTATCAAAATATGGCTCAGTTCTATCACTTAGAATAGTGGTAGATGTTGAATCTGGAAAATCAAGAGGTTTTGCGTTTGCAACTCTTGATTCTGAACAAGCAGCCAAAAAGGTCATAGAAGAATTAGATAATACCATTTTTGATGACCGAAGAATTGGTGTCAAAGAATCAATAGATAGGAAGTAGTAATGTCAAAAATACAAATTAATCCGAATGTGAATTTAAACTATACTCCAAAGAGTAATGTTATTTCGGTAACTAACAAACTACCAAATAACGAAGATTATTCTAAAGCATTAAAAGAATTTTTCCAAGCTGCTGAAATAAATAAACTAAGTGGGTTAGAAAATCATTATGCTTTAACTGCCTATGCTGCAATTTATACGAAGGTAGCAAGTCAATTACAGGCCGTAATTAGATCAGTAGATAATATGAGATCATTTTATCTGGTTGATGTTATTTTAAGCCAGATAGCAGAAGATTCACTAGCACCTAGAGTTGGTAGTGAACAGTTGCTAAGATATTCCCACCCTAATGAAAGTATTCAAAAAGAATTAGATGACCTACATAAAAACATTGGGTTAGATCAATTAATTGAAAACATAGCACCTGATATTTTAGCTTATGGGGAATACACATTAGCCACTAGAATAGGTGAACCACCCCAAGTTAAAGAAGATGAATTAGGTAAAAAGAAAAAGAAATTTAAAGCTAAAAAAAGTGGAAAGGGTATTATTGATGTAACCGATATTGTAGATCAGGGAACTGTTATATCTTTAACGCAAGATGGGAAAACGGAGGGATACCTAGTTGTTAATGAACAATCAGGAAAAGTTGAAGTTAAGGAAACTGCAGACTACATTAAGTTTTCTTTAGGTGGACAAAGGGTAAGAGTAGATATTAAAAAATCTATACCTGATGGAGCATGGAGAAACAATTCTTTAAAAGAAGTGTTAGATAATATTCCAAGATTTATTAGAGTTGGAAAATCTGTCTTATATCCAGTTTTATCTAAATTAAAAGAATTAGAATTATTAGAAAAACTAATACCAGCAACCAAAATTAATAAGTTGTCGCAGGGTAACTTAGTTGGAATGAACCTACCTGAAAATTTTGATTTAGAAACTGCTCAAGTAGCTGTTAAGAAAATTGAAGGAATGATAAATAAACGAGTTAATGTTGACCCTTCAACTCAAGAGATAACTGTAGAATCTATTTTATCAACTGCTGGAAAAACAAAAATTATTCCTTTATTTGGTGACAAAGGCTCATTATCTAATATGGATTATAAGTCTGATGAACCAGATAGTTTGATGGGTGATACTAAAGAAATTAGAGAACTAATTCTGGATTCAGTTGGTGTTCCATCTGAATTAGTATTTAAATCCGATGGAGAATCTAAATCAGAAATTCTAAAGAGATATGCTAAATATATTAGAAAATTAAAAAGGCTTCAAAAAGCCATTGCTACAGGCTGTAGACAAATAGCCTTTATCCATTTAGCTAATAGAAATATTAAATATAAAGAAGAAGAAGTTGAAGTCATCTTTAATAACACATTAGTTGAAATTGATAATTTAGATACATTAGAACATGCTGATGTAACTCTTGGATTATTGGCCAATGTAAGGGATTTCTTTAATGATATGGCAGATGAAGATAGTCCATATGCAGATAACATTAACTTAAATAAAGTAACTGAATATTTAGAATTTAATTTGAAAACTATTGGATTATCTGATGCTATGATCTTACCTAAAGAAGGTGGTGGTGATGTTGATGCTAAAGCAGATGAAATTGGTGATGTTTCACCCAATGTTAAAGCAGAACCTAAAGTTGAGGAACCAGTTGATAACGAAGATGACGGGGAAGAATTAGTAAAAGAAGAGGAATAATATATGAAAATTACAAATGAAATCATGGAGATGATGGGTACAAAAAAGATTATTAAATCTGTGGCTATAAATATAAAAGATGGCGGAGATGGGTATAATAAGGCCGTTGATAAATTAGACAAGTCAGGTGGCTCGATTACAGATAAACAAGATAAAGAAGGACTAATATCTAATCTTATTGCTAAAAAATTAGATATCTCTAAGGATACTAATTTCTCGTTTGATTTCGCTAAATCAAAGGGGGATAAAATTGTTGTCTCAGGAGTAATTATTGATGAGGCCCAACATTATAATACTAAAATACGCCAATTAGAAGGTGCAGGTAGTAGAAAAATAAGACTTGGTGTTAAGCAATGCGTCGAAATGTCTGAACGGATGTTGAATCCTAATAATAATTATCCAAATCCAGCAGATGAATTAGGTAGAATTGCTTTGTTAGAAGGTATTCAAATGATGAATATGACTATGAAAAAGTTAAAATCTGTTAAAGATAAAAAGGGTAAAAAACAATGAAATTAATACAACAATTATTTGAAGAAATGCTTCCCCAATCATCTGATCTAATTAGATTAGCTTTAAATCAAAGAATTTTTGATTTAGGTATCGAGGGTGTTTTTGTAGAGGAAGTAGATATTGAATTTGATGGGGATGTTATAGTTGAGTTTGTGGATAATGAACAAAACGAAATGAGTGTACTATTTCAATATGACCCAGTTGATGGTGCTGAAGCAATAGTTATAGATGATGAAGGTGGGGATTTTGAGGATGAAGAGAATGGTGAATTTGAAATTGATATGATTGATATTGACCCATTAGTTCCAACTATTATCAACTTAGGTAATGGAACTCACTCAATTGATTTAGTTAATAATAAATGGATGAATAGATCATTTTTTGATGCTTTATTTTCATTAGCAGATCATATGGAAAGTATGCCAAGTGATATTGATGAAAGAGCTGCATTTGTTATTAAAGGTGGTAAAAAGGTAAAGGTAGCACTAGTTAGAAGAAAAAGAAAAAAGAGACTAACTTCTAAACAAAAAGCTGGTTTTAAAAAGGGTGCTAGAAAAAGGAAAGCAAAGAAGGGCCAAATAAATAGAAAAAGGGCCAAATCTTTAAAGGTTCGTAAAAGACTTAAACTAAAGAAAAATACTAATAAGAAATTAAAGGTAATGCGATAATGAAAGTCATCAATGAAATAAATAATTTTTTATGGGCAAGCATTTTTGAATCTATTGATCTGAATGAAAACATTAACATGCGGTTTGTTTCTGAAAAAGAATGTGACGAATATATTGAAAGAACAGAAATTTGGAGAATTGAAGGGGATGAATCTGACCCTGAGGGGACAGAGGTGCTTTCAGCTTATTCTAAAGTTGACGGGTCATATATAGGTCAAATTAAAGAAGCTGACATAATGGTGAAAAAATGGGGATTATCCCAAATTCAAAAAGCCGAAAATGGTCACAGCGTTGCATCAATCGGATTTAATGAAAAGAAACAAGAATGGTGTGGGTGGAGTCATAGAGCAATGTGTGGTTTTGGAATTGGTGATAAAGTATTTGATGAAAGTTTTGGCGGCACAATGGATATAGGCCAATTGGAAAAAATGCCCTTTAGAAAAAGGGGTAGTATAGTTATCGCTAAATTAGAACAAGCAAAAAAAGCAGCAAGTAATTTTGCTAAATATGTGAGCTAAAATGGCAAAGGAAAAAGAAGAATTAGTTGGTAAGGCCTTAATGACAGAGCTTTCAAGATATGCTCTTAGAATTGGTAGAAAAGCCGAATCCAGTGCAGTTAAAGACAAAACTAATTTAATTTTGGCCATTGGTTTAATAAATCATGCCCAAGGATTAGTGGAAGTTGATGCCACTAAAGCAAGGCGTTTAATGGGCCAAGTTAAGAAACTGATATAAGGGGTTTTGCATGGATGCTAAAGGAATTGGTGTTGGTACTATATTAAGTGGAATAATTCTTGGCTTAATTGCTTGGTCAGGTGTTCAGATTGTTTCAAATGCAAAGGCAGTTACTAGATTGGAAGAACGAGAAATGGCCACTAGGGATATTATCATTAGAATGAGAACTGATTTTGATAAAAGATTGGATAGTATAGATTCTAATGTAGATTGGATAAGACGAAATTTATATTATAAGGGAACCCCTATTAGGGGTAAATAGTAAGGACAAGTCATGAAATTTAATACAACTTTAGATGCACAAACATTTTTAACTGAGGTTAGAGAGTTCTCTAAGATTAAAGATGCTGATGAGAAGTATGAGCCAACTAATGAGGAAGTTCAATCATTTTTAAAGGCCCGCACACCGTTAGTTAAAAAATTAAAAAATAATAGAAAATCATCTGCTCAAAAAGCAAATTGGCGACAAAATAGATATAAGATGATGAAAGGTATTAAGGCCTTCCATAAGTCTGTTAAAGGGAAGAGATTTCATAGAAAATTAGGTACTTTTTTAGCCACTAGATTATTTCGTGCTAAAACAAGTGAAAGTGGCTTTTCAATGTTATTATCAAAGCAGGGTTATTTGAAAGGACTTAATTCAGCAAAACAGCATTTATTGGTTGAACTCGAGTATTTTCATCAATTACAAGAACAGGTAGAATTAGAAGAGTTTATTACTGATTATGCCTATCCTTATTTTAGATCGATAGAAGAAAAAGTTATAATAGACGAAGATTTGACAGATGATGAATTAGTGTTCTTGTTTGATTTAGTTGAGGCCAATGCTTTGATAACTTCATTTTCTGATAAAACAGGGTTAACATTTGCACAAATCGAGAAAATGTGGAATGCTATAAGGAATGATTTAAATAAAGAAGGGATTACAGATGATGATGAAAAATTTTATCCCTTTTTGGTTACTCGTTTAAAAAAACAGATAGGAATTAAATAGTGAAACTTGAAAAAATTTCATGCGTAATTGACCCCGAAGTTAAATTTTCTCTAGTTGAGGAATCTAATGAAGTTGATGGGGAACATATTTTAGCAAAGATCAAAGGTCAGTTCTTTGTTCCTAACGGTAAATCCAGAAATGGTAGATTTTATCCTTCTGCTTTATGGGAAAGAGTAATTAATGACCCAACAGTTAAGAATAGATTAAATAAAAGAGTAATGTTTGGTACAGTGGGTCATGACGCCGAATTAAATGATAAAGCTGTTCGAGAAGGTCTAATTTCCCATTTTATGACAAATATTGGAATTGATGATAATGGTAGAGGTATGGGTGAAGCCTTAATTTTAAATACTCCGACTGGGCGTATTTTAAATACAGTTCTAAGAGCTGGTTCCCAATTATTTGTTTCCTCAAGGGCCAATGGCACCTTTAAAGGAAAGCATGACGGTTTGCCAGTTGTAGATGAGGACACTTATGATATTGATGGTTGGGATTTTGTAATTGACCCCGGTTTTTTAGAGGCCAACCCATCAGTTTCTGAAAGTCTAAAGAAAATAGGAGAAAAAAATATGAACATTAATAACAAGGAAGTCAGCATGAACGAAAAACTGATTGAGCACATTTCTAATGAGAACCATGAACTTAAAACTAAAGTTGGAAATCTAACTGATGAAATTAAAGCATTAGAAGAAGATACAACTACTATTAAAGAAGAGAACACACATCTTAAATCTGAAATGGATAAGTGGGAAGCTGATAAAAAGGTTATCGAATCTTATACAAATATCGGTACAGTTGAAGAACTTACTGAAAAACTTGCTAAAGCAGATGAAGATGGAAAGGTTCTAACGGCCTACAATGAGCTTTCTGATTCCCCAGAAATTGCTAAAGAAACTCTTGAAAGTGCTAGAGACTTTATCAAAACTGTAACAGAAGAGTTTGGAACAATTGCTCAAATTAAAAAGGCCCTTGAATCAGCTATTTCTTTTAGAGAGTCTATTGAAGAAATGGGAACAACTGATCAAATTAAAGAAGCCCTTACTGCTTATTTAACAATTCTTGAAGCCGAAGAAGCTAAAAAAGAAGATATTAAAGTTAAAGCTCTTGCAGAAGAACTTGGAATTGAAGAAGGAAAAATGAAAGACCTTCTACTTAAATATTCTGAAGAAGATATTAAGGCCCTTCTTGGAAATAAGAAAGAAGAGAAGCCAGTTGAAGAAAACAAAGAAGATACTACTACTGATGAAGATGCTTATAAAAAGAAGAACTTCACAGAAGAAAAAAAGGAAGAAGATACGAATACTGACGTTTCTGAAAGTAATATTTTAGGAAAATCAAGAGCTGATCGTATCGCTGAAAGATATAACAGAGTTTAATTTCTCTCCTATTGAACTGCACTTCAGTCGATAGAAGGATTTAAGTCAATATTATTAACTTATTTGATAGGAGAGTATCATGGATACTAACAAAATCGAAGAAAAGGCCGTTGAAAGAATGGCTGAGGGATACTTCGCTAAATACAAATCCCAAATGCAAACACTCGAAAAATCTCTAGTTTCTAAAGCTATGGATTTGACTGAGCATCACCTAGTTCAACTTGGAAAGCAACTTGACCAATGGGAAGTTTATCGTTCCATGTGTGAAGCTAATGGTTCTTTGAACACTCTTGGTGAGCTACCTAAAGTTGCTCTTGATGTTATTACAGCTACTATGAGTAATAGTATTCTTCCTGTAATTGCTTCTACGCAAACTATTGAGTCTCAAAAATCAATTATCTGGTTCAAGAATGTAAAAGCTCTTGATTCTAAAGGTAATATTACTGCTGGTGATAAATTGATTGACCCACGAGTTGGAAGTAAGACACCTTCTGGATATGCTTCTTCTGAAGTTATCGGTGAAGAAGCTGTTAACCCAACTATTGCAACTCAGGTTGCTTACGCTTTTAGTGTAAATGGTAGTGAGTCAATTCGCAGTCAATTTATTAAAGTTTATCTAGAGTCTGATCCTTCCATCTATGCGAAAGATTTTGAAGGAAAAGGTATTCTTCTTGGTAACGGAATGAGTGGTACAGTTAATTATACAACTGGTGCTATCACTATTGATCTTGCAGCTGATCCAGGAGGAGCTGATAAGATTCTTGTTGATTATCAACAAAACCTTGAAGAGATGAGCGATGTTCGAAGAATTAGCTCTGAACTTGAATCAACTGACATCGAAGCAAAACCATATGCACTTAAAGGTGTTATGGGAATGTTCCAGATGTTCGCTCTTAAAAAAGCATTTGGTGATTCTGCTCTTGATGACCTAACTATGGACCTTACTCGTGAAATCAATGCTGAAATCGGTGGCGATTTTATTCGTAAGTATTCTAGTGAAGCCGTTGGTACAACTAGTTTTACTGATTATAACCCTCTTGTTCAAACTGGTTATTCTGAGAAGCAATACAGAGAGTCTTATGCTTTCCGTATGGCAGATGCAGAAACAGTTATGATGGGTAATGTTGGTCGTGGTGCTATTAAAGTTATGATCGTTGGTCGTGAGCATGCTGCCCTCGTAAGAGGACTTGATGGATTCAACCTTCTTTCTGATGGTGGAAGTCTTGGTGCACACGTTTTTGGAACTTATAAGGGTATTACTTATATTCGTGTTCCAGAAGAAGCACTTCTTAGTGCTAAATTAGGTATTGGACTTTACACTGGTGCTTCTCCACTTGAGAGTGCTGGGGTTTATGCTCCTTTTATGCCTCTAACTGTTCAAGCTGCACCTTTAGGGCCTAACCCACTAACTGACCAAAAAGTTGCTGCCACTATGGCTGGAACTAAGGTTGTTGTTCCCGGTTATGCTACTAAATTTAATGTAGTTGCTCCTTAATCTTCGGATTAAAGAACTAAAAGAAAATTTAGGGGAGGGGATGAGAAATCACTCCCTCCCTTTTTTTTAAATAAGGAAAGAAAAAAATGAAAGTCAAAGTAACAAATTTACTAAAGAGCGTTCTGGTTATTGCATCAACTCAAGGAAAGCAATTAGCACTTGGAAGTGAAAGAGGCCATATTTTTGAGAAACACGAGTATGCTTTTTTCAGTAAGTCCTGTGAAAATTTTAAAAAGACAGGTTGGTTAAAAATTGAACAGGTTAGTGAAGAAGCTGTTGTAGGAAAAGCAAATGCAGAGCCAGTTGATAAAGCAATTGAAATTGCAGGCAAAGAAAAGCCAGTTGTGAAAAAGAAAAGAGGCAGAAAACCTAAAAAGAAGACTGCTTAGTAAATTAATTTATAAACTAGGGGATTGTTTTGAGAATCGAGGACATTTTTGATCGTATCCTCTTACGGTCCGGTCAATTTATTTTAAGAAAAAGCCGTATCGATATAGATATTGATAGTTTCAGAATATTAGTAGAGGATGCTCTATCTGAATATTCTGGTTTTGTTCCATATGAAAAACCATATACAATGGATTTTAATAGTCAGAGAAATTTTACATTTCCTGATGGTTGGGATACTGATTTAAATAGATCACCTGATTGGATTGCAGAGGCCACTCCTATTAATTCCTTTGGTTCAATAAATACTATTTTAAATTATTCTGGTAGCCCACAAAATGCTTTGATTGACCCTATTCAAGCACCTTGGGATTACAATAAAGTTAATAAAACATTAACTGTTCCATATAGTGCTTTTTATAAAGTAGTTGCTTGTTATGAGCATGAAATAGTTAGTGAAGTAATTGATGGTGTAACAGTTTATTCTGTTCCAACAATAGATAGAAAAGACCAACCATTCTTCGACTTATTGAAAGGAATGTTTTTACAGGGTATTGGTAGAAGCCGTAGGGCCTTTACATTAAATGATTTACCTATATTAATGGATGCAGAAACACTAGCATCTGAGGGTGATGAGATAATGGAAAGAGCTCTTGAAGGACTACAAGCAGATCAAAAATTTTACTTAGCATTTGGGGGATAATATGAGTATAGCAAAAAAGATTTTAGATAAGTTACCTAAGAAAGAAGAGACGAAAGTGGATGAAAAAGTTGCTCCTTCTTTTTTTGATGCCGCAAATGCTTTGGCTTCTTTAATTAAAAGATGGAAAAGCGGTGATAAGAATTTCGCTGGTGTTCAAAAACTATTTGTAGAAATTCTTGATAGTTTAGACGAAGTTGATGAACAACAAGCATTAGCTAAAATGGATGCATTAGCTAAATTTATTAGAAGCAAGGATATTGAAGGATAAATAATGCCTGTCTTTTTAAAAGATATTAAAAGGGAATTAGAATCCGATATTGGAAAGGTAGGACAAGCTGCTGATGGTAGCTATAAGTTTGAACCACCCAATATTGTAGGTAGGAAAATATCAAAATATACTAAATTAAAAGTTACTAAGGTATCTTCTACACCAACTTTCGGTACAAATTCTATATCATATAATGGATTAGCTGCTTCTGAATCAGATAAGGGTATTAAATATAAAGTAACTATTAGATTTCACGATATGCAGTTTAAGGATATTGCTTCTAAACAATTCTCTACAGAAGCAAAAATGGGTAAAGTTACTAAGTATCACAGGATACCTACAGTTCAAAGAAATCCAGTAATGCTAAAATGTAGCTGTCAGGATTTTAGGCATAGATTTGAAACTCAATTATCAAATGCTAGTGGATTAGTTGGTGGTCCTAGAAAATATACTAGAAAAACCCCCCCATGGCCTATTGGTTATCCATTTGCCAACTCAACAAATAAGTTAGGTATTTGTAAGCATGTAAACTCTCTATTATTTATTTTAAAAGATAAGGGTTTAATTAAGGAGCGATAATGAAATTAGCAGAAAAGGTATTACTATTTAGTGAGGCTTTCGATACTGAGCAAGCAATGAAGAACGTACCGATTCAGACAGGCAAGGTTAGATTCTTTAATGCCAGTGATTTAAAAGGTTCGATAACAGGTGATGATGGCGGTTCTTATGACATCTTCCTTAATCAACATAATAAAAAAGACGTTAAAACGGCCAAGAAAATAAAAGATGGTATGAAAATTAAGTTTAAAGACCTCGATGTAGAACCACCAATGGCCTATATTGGTGATTTTAGTTTTAAGTAATAGGAGACTAAATGTCATTTTATAGTGAAATGGAAAAAATCATTGATAAGCATGGAGAGGATGGTTTAATTCATTTAGAGCATTATTATGGCATTGATTTAGAACTTTACAGACAGGTTAAAAACAGTGCCTATAGTACGGTTCATGGTAGAGATGCAGGACAACCAGCAAGTCATTTAAAAAACTTTATTGGTATATTACAGAGTGACGATTTCTTCCCAGCAAATAGTACCCAAGCACCGGCCTTTGAAGCTGGTTTTTTACATACTAGAGAACTAGAAATACTAGTTGGTGATGTAATTAAGATAGTTTCAAACGATGATAGAAATAGAAGATATAGAATAATTGAGATTGATTCAATTGGTTTAACTCAACAAGTTTATAAACGATATAAATTAAGTGCATTAGGTGATTAAGATGAATATTATTATAGAAATAAAAAAATTATTAGAAGATGCCCAAGAAGATTTTTTAAGTAAGCATAGTAAGACATATGATCTTGATAAATATGCTGAGTATATGGATACTAATTTTCTAAGCGGTAGGGACAATTCAAGAAGGCGATATGATAAGGCAATTGATTCATATATAAATGCTAATTTTGGAAATATAAAAGATAAGAAGGTATTAAAGGAAATCAAAGATAAGTTAGTTAATCAATATGAATATGAAGATGGGGTTAATTAGTAAAATATGAAACTACTTTACTTCATTCACGCTATTTTTTGGAGTATTTTTACAGGCATTTTTGCTATCTGTGAAACCATTTATTATCATGCTGAGATAGCATCAGAGCAAAATTGCTTTATAGACGAAATTGAACCACTATATTTAGAGAAACTAATAAATGAAAAATTTGGAGAATAATATGAAATTAGCTGAAAAATGTTTAGAACTAGGTAAAGAAGAAATCGTTGTAGAGGCCAAAAAAGTTAATGGAGAGAAGATGATTGCTGATATGGAAAAAGCAATTGAATCAAATGATGAGAAAAGTCTTTTAAAATTTATGGCAATGGATAAAAAGAACTTCTTTAGTAAGAATAATTTAGACATGCTTGCCGATGAAGGACAAATTACAAAGGAACAAGCAAGTCAGTTAGGTAAATTATCAATTCAAGTTGCTCAAGCATTGAGATAGGTTAATAATGGCAAGTAAATCTGAAAATTTAGATAATAGTCAAAATGATGTTATTACAACAATGACGCATGTGCTTTATCGTTTTCAGGAAATGGTATCTAAAGAAATGCCATCTATTCCTGTTGTTTATACAGAAGATTTATCTTATGAAAGTGCTTTAAAACAGATAATTGCTAATGCTAGTTATGGCGGCCATGCTCAAGATAGTATTCCCTTTTTTGCTTATAATAGAACAGTATTAAATGAGATTGAAGATAGGGCATTAAGTAGAAGGGCAAAAAACTGTATTGGTTGTCAAAAAGTAGGTGACCAACAAATTACTTATGGCTGTGCATATGGAGAGTTTGATATCCAATTTCTCTATGTATCTAATAATATTGAATTAACAGAAAAATTCGAAGTAGTTTATAACTCAGATGAAGGCATTAGTGGAACTAAAGAATTAATCGTTGATATGGAAGAATTAGGACAATTTAAATACTTCCTAGATTATCAGGATTTAGTAGAACAACAAATTAGTCATGAGGATGTTTACTATAAGGGAATAATTGGTAGTATTAAAGTAAGAGGATTTTATTTTACCTTTAGAGGTGCTAGTGGATTAATTGAAGAAATTAATCAGCGCATTATCACTTCAAGGGATATCCCAAATAGGGAAGAGAACGAAATTCTTAGTGATATACAAATCGTCTAAGGAGTTAAAGGATGGTCAAGCAAAAAAATGACATTGATGTTAAGCTAATTCAGGGTAACTTAATTAGCAATCCTACCAAACCTGATGTAGAATTATATAAAGAATTGGTAGAGAAGGGTAAAATAGTTGAAGAAGTTGTTCACCCCGCTTTAGTAATTTCTAGATTAGATTACCCAGTTGTTTTGAATTATGGGGAATCTAAGATAAGATTGTCACCAAGAAGTATTTTAAAAGTTGGTGATGTTGATAAACTTGGTGAGCTTGAAAAGGGTGTGTTCCTAAAGAAGATTACCTCCGTTAAAGTAAAGTAAAGTCATTATAAAATTAATTATGTAATAAACTTAGATATGGAGGTTTAAAATGGGTGGAGCTGCTTCTGTAAGAATTAAGGAAGTTGACCTATCGACAAGAGTTGCCTCGTTTGAGGGTGTTTACGGTGCAATCGTAATTCCCGCAACCAAAGGACAATCCGATAGGCCCTTTTTTGTTTCAAGCGATACACAGTTATTGAATACTGCAACCCCAGATGGAACAGTGGCCGTTGGTTATGATCTATCTTATTTTTCTGCTCTGGCATACTTAGAGCGAGCTAATAAATTGTGGGTTCAGAGAGTTATTAACGGGGCATTTTATGCCGGTCTACTGGTTAAGGAAACTGCTAGTCTTGATCCAAATATTGGAATCACTGCTGGTTCTGATGTTTCTGACCCTACCGCATTTGTACTTGGTGCAGAAGATGCGCTTTTCATTTATTCTGCAAATGAAGGGACATGGGGAAATGATATTGGAATTAAGATTACAACAATTGATGATGATGAGGACTTAATTGAGCCAAATTCATTTTTAATTGAAGTTTTTAAATTTGCTAATCAAGTAACTCCTGTTGAATCCTTTTTAGTTTCACGAGTTCTTGGTCAAAAAGATGGCCGTGGTCTTAACATGTATGTCGAAGATGTTTTAGAAGGTTCTGAATATATCAGAGCTATTTCTAATCCAACTATTGCTGAAACTGTTTTACCAAAAACTCAAGCTGCTTATTTAGCAATGACAGATGGTGATGATGGTCTAGCAATAACTGATACAAACATGATTGCAGCTGCAAATAATTTTGCTAATAAAGCAGAAGTTTCAGTTACTATCTTAATGGACGGTGGTTATGCTGTTCCAGCATATCAGATTGCACTTGATACAATTGCTCAGAGTCGTCAAGATTGTGTTGCCATTCTTTCAGTTCCTTATGCTGATGAAGCTGGCTCAACATACATGGTCGACATTGTAGATTATAGAAAAACAGATTTGAATTTAAATAGTTCATACTCTGCTCTTTATACTCCTCACCTTCAAATCCAAGATCGTTTTAATGATAGATCAATTTGGATTGCACCAGATGGCCATGTAGCTGGAAGTATTTCATTTGCTTCTAATACATTTGAAATTTGGTTTCCAGCTGCTGGATTTAAGCGTGGTGTGTTAAATGTTCTTGATACAAAAAGAAGATTCTCAGATGGTGAGTTGGATGAACTTTATAATAAAGGGATAAACCCAATTCGATTCATTCCCGGAAAAGGGATTGTAGTTTGGGGCCAAAAAACATTATTGGCCAGAGCATCTGCTCTTGACCGATTAAATGTTAGACTTCTTCTAATTGTTATTGAACCAGCAATTAAAGAGCTTCTTGAAAACTTCTTGTTTGACCTTAATGATGCAAGTGTTAGATCAATTATTGAAACAAAGATTGAATCTTACCTTCAAACCATTCAGGCCAGAAAAGGTATTCAAGATTTTGATGTAGTCGCTGATGATACCAATAACTCGGATGCAGATATTGATGCCAATCGACTAAACGTAGATATTTTTATTAAGCCAACCAGATCAATTGAAGAAATACCAGTTAGAGTTGTAATAACTCCTTCAAATATTTCTTTTAGTGATGCTGCAGGCGCTATTTAAGGAGGGAGTGAGTCATGGCAAATTTCTCGATTGACCAATTAAGAGCTTTACCCGACTACGCACAGGTTACAAAATGGGATGTCACCTTTGTAACTCTCCCTGCTGTCGGTGCATTGGGTTTTCCAGTAGCAGAAGATATTAATCTTCGTTGTGAATCCGTTGAACTTCCTAAAGGTGCAAACCAGAAATATGAAGTAATGACTAGAGGTCATAAAACACTTCATAGTGGAATCATGGATTATGGAAACACTATTACATTAACTTTTACAGAAACAGTTGATAATTTCTTGTTTAATTTTGTAAAAGCATGGAGAGAACTGGTTTGGAGTAGCCGTCAAGGACAGGCTTTTTCTAAAGCAGATATTGAGGCAACTCTATTGATTACCTTGCTTGATAACCAAGATAATCCAAGGGCCAAATATACTGTTTATGGTTGTTTTTATGAAAGTGATGATTTTGGAACATTAGATGGTTCAACCTCTGATGCTATGAAACCATCATTGACATTAAGTTTTGACCATTTTGTAGATGCACCTCTAAGCGTTTAATTTGATTTATAGGGGGTAATAACTATATGTTACTACCCCTTTTCATCTTCCAAATCAGTTCATATAATATTCCAGAGAGGTTTAACTATGGCACTTGTTCCTAGTTTTATTCCGGGTGGCGATAAAATCAATAATGCTGTAAATAGTTTTCTTGATGGTGGAGCTGTAGGAATAGAAACAATTCGTTCTATTAATTATGGAACAACTTATTTATGGACTGTCGATTTTATTGATACTAATGGAATTAAACCACCAGCTCCATTTGATGCATTTTTTCCAGCATCCGAAGTTACCTTTAATTTGGGTATCATTAATTCACATACTGTAGAGATGGGGCAATCAAGCATTACATTTCCAAGAAATACTACTTTTAAGACAGTAGATGTAACCTTTTTTGATGACGAAAATAGAAGTTTACAAAGATGGATGAGTGATTGGATGAATGTGGATTTACTAAATTATGGCGAATTTATGTCTGGGATAAATGATAGTCATCAAGTAGTTGCAGCCGATTCATTTGGAAATAGTAGTAGAAGTGTTCAACCAATGAGACATATTAGAATTGCACTATTAGATAAATATAAATCAGAAACTGTAGTATATAATTATAATGTTGTACCTGATGGTAATATTGATTTTGGTGGGACTCAAGCAAGTGAAGCATCTCAGTTTAGTATGAAGTTTAATATCGTAGAGGAATTAGGAAGACCGAAAGCCGGTGATAGTAGTTCCTTTAATTTTGTAAGAAATATATTAGGTAGGTTTATATGAAATTAGTAAATGAAATTAATTCAATGTTGGAAGAGGTTGATGCTAAAACAGATATGAAAGTTGATGATTTTGTTAGTAAATTTTTAATGAAAACCTATAAATTAGATTCCTATCCAGATGGTAGTGGAGTTGAAGGTAAATCAATTAGAAAGACTTTCCCTGTTAGGGATATAAAAGATGTTGATGCTAAAAAAATAGAAGATGCTATAAATGGTAAATTTAAAGATATTTTAAAATCTGTGTCTGTTAAAAAGAAAAGTCCTAGGAATCAAGTCGCCCAGTATTGGGTGGATATAAAATTTAAATAAAGGTAAGTTTATATGAAATTAGTAAATGAAATTAAAAATTTAATTGAAGCAGTAGATGGAAAAGAACTAAAAGCAGAATTATTAAAGAATAAAAACATTCAAGCAGTAGATACAGAAAAAGGAAAACTTATTGCTATTGTTTCACCAGAAATGAAGCATAAATTTTTGGCAGATATAAAGAAGAGTAAACTAATGAATCAATCTGCAAATTGGGTAGATTCAGCAGGTAAAACAATAAAGTTTTACTTCGATGTAAAGTAAAGGAAAAGTCATGACAGAAAGTAAATTCATTCCAGAAATCGAACTGGATGTAACTAAACTACCTTCTAGGGGTTTAAGTTATCCAACAGGTACAAAAATTAAGTATCGAACTTATACATTTGGAGAAGTTAGAAAAATCAGCACCTCCAATATGAGTATCGAGTCCTCATTAAAAATGGCAATTGAAGGTATTGAAACAGATTTTGGTGCAAAAAATTTAACCTTAATGGATGCTCTTTATATTGGGATATTAAGAAAAATATCCTCATTAACGGAAATGAAATTTGAAGTTCCTTATATGTGTACTAAATGTAAAAAGGCGGCCAAAGGTGTTTTCAATCATAATGACATTACTTTTCGAGATATCGACAAAGACGTTAGCTCTCTTCCTATATACATTGACTTGGGAGGGAAGGAACTTGCTTTTAGTCCTATGACGGTATCTGATTATTTTGAATTAACTTCTGGTAAGCATGATGATGTTTTTAAAGATAGTAAAATTGATAGAGTAGCAGTTCAGGCAATTAGTATTAAAAATATGAGCTTTAAAGCTGCCTATGAAATGCTTTATAAAGTTAATACACCAGAAGATATTGAATTAATCACAGAAGTTGATAGACTGTTACTACACGATATAGAAAATTTAAAGACAACGTGTAGAAATAATGTTGAAGGAAAGACTTGCGGGGGTGAAAACTCGATTAAATTAGAGGGTCGGGAGGCCCTCATTAGCCCGTTTCGTAGCTCCGAAGGAACTGTTAGAAATAGAATTCGTTTTAGCTCTACACCAAAGCCTCAGTCCATATCAGATTGATTATCTGGAATTTACTAGGGTTTTAGAATTGGAAAGTAGGCTAAGAAAGTATCTGAAGAAGGATAAATAATGTCGGAAGTAGAAAACCTTATTCAAGAACAGGCGACAACAAATTTAAATTTGGCTTTATTGCTAGATACTAAGGCCACATTTGACGATATTTTATTAGAGAATATGATATCTAATGAATTATTAGATACTAATTCAAATGCTATTGTCTCATTAGATAAAACATTAAAATCTGAAATTACAAATCTTAGTTCTACTATTGCTAGTTTTAAATTAGATGAACCAGAAGAATTTAAAAGTCTTCCACTTCCAATAGAAACAAATTTTCCGCTATTACCCGCACCAGAAGGCACAGTTTTTGACCAGAGTGAAGTTGTAAATGCTTTAACAGAATTACAACCAATTGAACCTGAATTAAGAACTGTTATTAATGAAGCCGAAGATGATACTCAGATTTTATCGGATATATCTGAAACAGGTGACGATTCTGTATCTCATTTATCAGATATAAATGACGGTATTCAGGAAATTATATCCAGAGATGAAACAGAAGAGTTTGAATCTCAAAAAGGTGTAGCAGTAGATAGGCAAAAAGATAGTGAGGCCTCAGAAGGTTTATTTGAAGGAATGGGCGGAAAAGCTGCTGCATTAGCTGGTAAGGCCGGTGTTATTGGAGCAGTCGCACTTGCCACAGGTGCAATTGTAAAATCAGTTTTTGATGGATTAACAGATGATAAGGTGATTCAAGATATTACAGGTAAGGCGAGAAAAGACCTTACTGCAAGTGAAGAATCCTTTGCAATATTATCAAATGTGGTTGAGACACTTTCATTTGGTTTATTTAGTGCTAAAGAAACATTTGAGGCAGTACAACCTTTAGCAGAAGGATTTCAGAAGGCCACAGATGCTTTATTTGACCCAGATGAAGGGGTATTTGGGTTCTTTACTAGTTCTGTTATAAAGCTATTTGAAGGTGATATAATGGGGGCCTTAGAGGATACTGTAATTGGTATTGCTAAGTTACCTTTAAAAATATTTGAATTAGGTCAAAAAATTGGAACAGCTTTATTTGATTTGCTGCCTACAGATATTCAAAATCAAGTATCTGATTTTATAACTCCAATTACTGACCCACTATTTAAATTCTTTTTTGAAGATATCCCAAATACATATCAGGCAATTGCTGACACTATTAAAAGCGGTTTTGATTTTATAATGGATATTCCTAATAAAATTGAAACTATGGTAACTAATTTTACCGATTCAGTAATTGAGGGATTAACTAGTGCATTTGATTTTGTAGGTGATATCGCTTCAAAAATAGCTGATAGTGTATCAAATTTTGCTTCTGATATAATTAATGGGATTAAAGGTAAGGCAGTTGAACTAGCAAGTGACCTTCCATTTGGGATAGGTGACAAGATAGTGTCACTTTTTGACACTATTGAAGCTCCTGAGAAAAAAGAACCAGTTCAAAATAAAGGAATATTTAAACCCATTCTTTCTAAAGAAGCAGGAGAGAATATTCCAATTTCAAAATCACCATCAGTTGTTGATGCCGAACCTACAGCAAAACTATCTAAAGAGAGATTTGACCAACAACAAGTAATTGTTCAATCAACACCACCTCAACCAATTATTATTGAAAAAGAGAAGAGAGAAGAAAAGAAAATAAGCAGAAGAACAGAGTCAAATGACATGACTTTATCAATGCTTGGAATGGGGAATTTCTAATGTCTGATTATAGAGACTTTTTAAGTAATAAAAAATATCAAGTTGTAATTGCCGGATTATCTGGTGGGCCAGTAGTGGCAGTTATGCAAAACGATTTATCTATAGCTGGTGGAAATGATTTCACAACTGCTGGAGAAGTGTTAAGAGATGTTCCAATTGCTGGTGCCGCTTTAACTGTAAAGGATAAGGCAGCGAGTTTAGTAAAAATTGCTGGACGATCTGTTACCTCTCAATTTGAAACTCGATTGGCTTGGAGTAATAGTTTAAAACCAAATTTTACTATTGAGATGACCTTTTACCAAGATGATGCAAATGCTAATGATTCCATACTATCTCAATATAAAAGAATAAAAAGTGCTGTACTCCCAACAGCTCAAGGTAAATTTTATAAAGCACCACTAGGTTACAAAATTGGTAACTTAAAGGGTCAATCTTTGAGGCCAAGTGGAACACTTAGTATTCAAATTGGTGAATGGTTTAGAGCAACAAATGTAGTTATGGTTTCAGAAAATTTTACCTTCTCTAAAGAAGTAAATATTAATGGTCAACCTTTATTTGCTACTGGTTCAATTACTTTAGAACCATTTAAAGCAGTAACCTACAAAGAATACCAAGATTATTTTATTGATTAGGATTTTATATGACCAAAGAAGCAGAAGCTAAAGCATTTTTTATAAATTTAGACCTTGAATCACCTGAGAGATTCGATATGTCTCGTTTTATGCTTTATGACGAAGATGTTTTTGAACCAATCACTTCTCATGTTCTTGAAACAATTAAGGGATTAGAGGCCGGTGGCCAATATGTTGTAACAGGAGAAGATTATAGACCTGATTCTGTTAGTGATAAAATCTATGGAACAACAGAATATTGGTGGATTTTATTAATATATAATGAAAAACTTTCATTTAATGATTTACAGCATGGGGATGAAATCCGATTCCCTTCAATTCAGGCATTAGAAGATTTATATTTTAGTTTAAAAGTACAGCAAAATAATGTTGATAGGGAAGATTAATGAGTTTCGGAGTTGATGGACAATACATTTTATCAATTAGTTTAAATGGAAATTCTGACTTTATTGAACCAGAGGATTTGGAAGAACTAACTATTTACGAATATGCTGGAAATATATTACCTACATTTGAATTAAATTTTAGATCAAATGACGAAACATTATTAAAATCTTTAAATGAGGGTAACTCTATTAATGTTCAAACTGGTAAATCAACCAGTGAGTCAATTGATATATCTCTTTATCCAAATACTTTAAAGACCGTTAAAGATGGCCCTGATATGCGATATTATGAGGTGAAAGGTTTTGCTGCTTCAATTAGTTATATCACAAACCATAATTTACAAATAACAGATGAAAAATCTGGTATTGAAGTAGCTATAGAATTAGGAAATGACAATTTTTCTAAAGTGGAATCTAATGTTTTTAAATCAAGTGATAAGCAAAAATGGATTCAGCCAAATATTACAGATAAACAATTTATGAACCAAGTTATTTTACATAGTGACCTTGGCACATCATTTCCAGTTTATGGGATTACCTCAGATGGAATATTTATTGTAAAAGATTTATTAAAAGCTCTTAGCTCAGGGTTTGATTGGAGATTAACTAAAAATCCGTTAAAGCCAAATGATATATCATATGATTCAGATGTAACTATTGACTCTAAATCTGGATTTATAAATAGTTGGATTGGCTACGGTAAAGAATTAAAAGTTATTAATTCAATAGATGGAAAGGTTGAAAGCGTTTTTGAAGACCCAGAAGTAATTATGTCAATGTCTAAAGAATTGGATAAATCAAGTGACATAGAAAGAAGATTTGGTGGGACTAGAAATATTAATGATAATGTTCATGCTAAATTTTGGGAAAGCCATAACCATAATTTACAATCTTTGGCAAATTTATCAAAAATTGATAACACCCTCAGTTTTACAGATCAATTTCATTATGTGAAGCCATTAGATGTTGTAATGTTTACGGAAGAATCAAATTCTAATACAATTCAAGCAGGCGAAGAACAATCTGGATTATACATTGTTTCAGGTGTTGTTAGAACATTTCAAATGAAAAGAACTAGTACAGTATTAATATTAAATAGAGAAGCATTTAATCAGGTGAAAAATACATAATGTTAATTAGATTATCAGAACATATGGTGCCAGTTAAGGGTTTAAGCAAACCGCTTAAAGGTATTGTAGTAGATAATGAAGACCCAAAAAAATTAGGTAGAGTTAAATGTACTATTGCTGGAATCATGGAAGCAGATAAAGAAAAACTTCCTTGGATCACATCTCCATATAGTCCATCTAAATTTGATGTACCCGAAATAAACGAAGAATTAATAATTGAATTTCCGTATGGTAATGTCTATAATCCGTTTTTCACAGGATATTGGCACAATGAAGCAAACCACGATACACTTTTTGACACTGATTACCCTAATAGTTTTGGCATTTCTAAGCAAGGCTTCATCCTAAAATATAATAAAACATTAAAAAAAGGTGAGTTTATTCATCCATCTGGAACCACAGCTACTTTATTAGAAGACGGCACTCTCCAAATAAATATTGCTAAAGACCTTGCTCTAGTAATATCGGGAAAAGTTACCCAGTCTGTTACAGGAGATATTGAATTTTCATCAGACGGTAATTTAAAATTAATTGGTAAAGGTGGTGTTGAAGTCACTAGTGATGGAAGTGCTAAGTTTGCTGGAAAAGGTAGCACAGAAGTTGGTGATGGTGGAAGTAGTACAGAAGTTAAAGGAACCAGTATTTTATTAGCTGGTGGTGGACTTGGTGTAGCACTACTTACATCGCAAACAATAGCTGTCGGGAATCTCGGTGCTCCTGTAGTGGGGAACATAATAGAAGGAAGCAGTAAGGTGTTTGCACCTAAATAAAGGATATTTTATGCAGCATTATCAGTGTAAATGTGGAAAAACGAAAGCAAGTGGTTCTATGCCACCTTATAAATGTGACTGGTGTGAAGATTGTAATTCTAGTATTGCATTAGGGCCTAAAGCACATAGAGATAGAATCCCTCATAAATACATTGAAACTAAAGTTAAAATAGATGGCGGGTATGGCGTACTTACTAAGTGCGAATATTGTTTAATAACTAAGGATAAATTAGAAGGATAGTAATGGCCTTAATTTTTACTGACAACCAGATTAAATCATTAACAAAGGACACACTAGACCTTCCTTTAATTATTGATAATCCAAGTGAGGGAACTGGTTTAATCCAACAACAAGCAGCTATTCAAGTAGCTAAAGATGAAATTTATATTGTTGACCAACAGAATAAGGTTTTTAGCAATCATTGGATTGATGTTATATCCAAATACCATACCGAACTTGAAAGGCTAAATAAGACAGTTAAATCACTTTATAGCGAGGTTATTTTAGACGATGGGGCAAGAGGCTTACCAGATCATTATACCCCTACATGGCCTAATCTTGTTCCAATAGTTGTTGATCAAAATAATGGATCACCAACTTCTGTTAGTGGAGTACAATCTGAAACTGAAAGAATTGCTACACTTGAGTCCTCAATTGACAAGTTAATCAATGGATTTACAGGAACTGGTTCAGTTGATGATGTATTAGATGACCCATACACCATTGGTGACGGTTTTTTATCTACATCAGCTACTTTAACTTCTGGTGATTTAGTTATTGTAGATAGTGGTGGCTCATCAATGTTGGTATTAATTGGAGCAGCTGGTGGTTTTTGTACTCCAACTGCTACCCCCGATACAGAGGCCCAATGTACTATTGAAGGTGGTGCATGGACTAGTACAACTTCTATTATTATACTCTCAACGGATAAAAATTTTGGTGCTGGTGCTAGAATTAGAAACTTTCATAGTGGATTTACAAATAGTGAGAGAGGTCATCAAGGTGCGCCCAATTATGCCTTTGATGTTATGGTTTATTTTGAGGGTGAAATCACCACTAATACTACTGGTTGGAAGATTAATTTAAACGATCAAAAAACAAGTTTAGAAAATAATGACGATATTGCGCCAAGAAATGCTTCAAATATACTCGAGTTAGCTGAACTAAATGTAGTAATCCCAGATATTACAATTTGGGAAGGGATTGTAATTGTTGACCCAAATGGAAAATTCACTGATGCATCTTTAGTTTTATATATTTCAGATAATGTTGTAACTAGGAATTTTACTGTTCCATTAAGAATTGGTGAAATAAATATTAATTTAGGAAGTGTTGTTCAAGCTGGTGACGGTAGTGTAGTTGAGTCTGGTGTTTATGGGGATTTATGGAAATTTGTTTTAATTAGAATTTCTAAATCAGGTGGTTCATTAACTGGTTATTATGGAATGGATTTAGGGATAATTCATTTTGATACAAAAATTGCTAATGCAAATAGTCAATTAGAGCAATATGAGAATACTTTTGCAATCACACTAATTATAGAAGATACTATAGTTGGTCAAATATCTTTCGAGGTAGAATCAGTAGTTGATTTTTCAATAGGTCAAACTGTTAAAGTTATGGATAACGAATCAGTGGTTTATACTCGTATTATTAATAACATTCTCGGTTCTGATATAATTTTAGATAGTGGCATACCCTCAATATTAACTACTGGAAACCAAGCTAGAATTGTGAGGCAGAAATAATGTTCTATAAAGATGTAAATTCAATTACCTCTACAAACAGACCAGATGTAACAGATGTTGATGCTATCACTCAGGCCCTATTGAATTTAATTAGAACAAGAAAAGGTGAAAGACCATTTAATAATGATTTTGGATTAGATATTGAAGATAGATTATTTGATTTAATGGATGATGGTACAAAATTAGAAATACTAACTGAAATTTTTGATGCAGTTAGTAGATATGAGCCAAGAGTTGAATTAAGTAGATCAAGAAGTGATATAGAATTTGATGAAGAAAATAATAAAATTGAGATTACATTAGTTTTCTCAATACTTGGTTTTGAAGATGATAAATTATTCGAAGTAACTACTAGCCTTGAGAGATAATAATGGGTGAATTCATAATTGACGTAAATTCAGTAAATAATGTAGCAATTAGAAGTGATCTTGAAGCCTTTATTGCTTCCAGACCAGATGCCGATAAATGGAGTCAATTTTTCCAATCTTCAAGTGGTCAAATAACAGTTGATTTAATTGCAGCATTTACAGCTTTTTTAAAATATGACAGCATCTCGTCACGAAGAGAAAACTATCTTCCTTATGCTCAAACTCGTGGAGGTATAGTAGCTGGTGCACAGCAATTAGGTTATTCCGTAAATCGAGGTAGAAATGCAATTATTGAAATCACTTTTACTCCTCTTAATTCTGGTGTGTATCCTCAGTGGTATGTATTAGGTTCAGTAAATGGATATGGACTTGTATTATTAGATGAAACTGTTTATAACGCTGGTGTTTCTGTAACTGTTTCGTGTGTAGTAGGGGATATTTTAGACCAGACTATTCAAGCAACAACAGATAGTAGTGCAACTTTTAGATTTACAGAAAAAAGAGTTTCAGAAGATGTTCGTATTTATATTGGCGCCACACTAGTTAGTCACTCCTCAGATATACTTGATCTACTAATTGATAAATTTTTTATTCAAAGCAATGCTGTTGGTTCAGTTGATGCTAAATTTTTAAATCAGTCATCAGCTTCTTTAAGATATAATAATGGCGATAATATTAAACTTGAATGGATTGAATTAAAGGATATTTCATTTACTGAAAGCTCTGTTTTATTAGATGAAACAGAAGGAACTTTAACTGCAATTACCATAACAGATTTATTTCAATCCTTTGAAACAAATGAAAGTGTTAAAGTTAATGCCCCATTACAAAATGAAACAAAATTTACTATTCGTGGTAGAAATGATTATAGCAAAATATTGCTTTTAGCTGACCCTGACTTTATTGCTGCTGGTGGAAGAGATACTGCAATTGCTGCTATAGTCGAAATTTTTGCAATTAGAAATGATTTATCTATTTTAACAGCAGTTGAAAAACAAGCATTGCTAGATTCTATTTTTGCTAATAGGCCATTTGGTGTTCAGCCACCAATTATTATTGACCCCATTATGAATTTTTTAGAAGTTGCGGTTAATTTATATTTAGAATCTGGTGTTGTTGGTGACCCAAATGCAGAAGTTAGAGCAATTTTAGAAACTTATGAAAAGAAGTTATCTACACCAGAAGAAATTCAAACAATAGATTTTATAGAAATTGAAAAATTAATGACTGCTTCTGATCTAATTAGAATATCTAGAATTGTTGTTAAATATAGTACATGGATTGGAAGTAGTGTTTATAGAAGAGGCCTCCATGTTGAACCAACTGTACCAAATACCTTTATTTATGAAGCACTTGGATTTGTAAGATATTCTGGTTCTGTAGAACCAATATGGCCTGATCCAATTCCATTAGTTTTACCTTTAGTTGGTTTTGAATACGGCCAACAGGTTACAGATAATGAATTAATTTGGGAATCCATTCAAGAAGCTCCTACACTTGACCCATGGGAAGCTGATAAAGTTTATCGTGTCGGTGATGAAGTTAGACATACTGGATTTGTTGGTAATGACCCAGAAGCATCTTTTAGACTAGTACGGGTTTTACATAGGTCTGGTGAATCAACAATAGCTCTAGGTGCTTCAAAAATAGATCAAACTGTAACTTATACAGCAGATGTTCTTGGAGCAATTGGAAATGGAATCTCATTAGTTTTTGATGGGATTGATGATTTAGATACCGTAACAGGTGCTTGGAATTTATCCAACCCCGCAAATACAGTATCCTTTGCTGGTCAATTAGGAACCTTTGTTCCAACAATTATTACAGTGACTTTAGAAGGTGGGTTAGATGCCTATGATGCCGAACCAGTATGGCCTATCCCTGCAAGTCTTTTAGGGCCAGATGAGAGATCATTTGTTGATGATAATCAAATATTATGGTTAATGATTGAAAAGAGTGGAACACCTTCTGCTTGGAGTAGTAATACACTTTATGAAAATGGTGATACAGTTATTCCAACTATTGTAGATTCAGGCCAAGTTAATATTATGTTTCAGATGGTTGCTTTTATCGGAAAATCGGGCAACAGTGGGCCAATTTTTCCAATATCATTCGGTGAGACAGTAATTGATGGTCATGTTGAATGGGTTACAAGGACAAAAACCGATAGTCCTGAAAGTCCTTTATCGAATGAATATTATTTAATTAGTGAAGACATAACAGTAAGTTAGGAAATTTAATGAGTACATTAGATAGTTCAATTCAGTTAATTGCAGAAAAGCTTAGAAGTGATGAGTTTTTCATTAAATTTGCTGAATTATTAGATAATGAAAAAGCTAATTATGATGTTGATTTTAGTGATGTAAAGTATAAATTACTTGACCCTACTCAATTAAGAGAAGATGCAATTAAAGAAATAATTGATGAATTAGGCTTTAATTATATTAGAAACTTAATGGATACCCTTACAAATATCGAATTTAATGTTTTGATAGATTTCATTTCTCTGTTAAACTTATTGAAAGGGTCAAGAGAAGGTTTAGAAGTTGTTTTAAAGTTACTTGGTTTTGACTCTGTAATCACTGAATGGTGGGAAGCGTCACCCCAGAAAGAACCATTAACCTTTGATATTACAATTATCATGAACACTTCTTTAGTACCTGATTTTTTACTAACATTAGAAAAAGTAAAAATATTTATTCAACATTATGTACTGCCTAAGTTAGAATTAATTGATTTTAAATTTATTTTAGATTCTTTCTTAGAGCAAAACCTTAATTTAGCAGGGTTTGTCAGGATGAAACATTTCGGTACAATAGTAAATAAATTATAAGGATTAGATATGGCAATTTTAGGTGTATTTACTGATTTAGGAATGATAACTGCTCAGGATGCAGCCAATAACGAAGGTTTTCATTTAGTACCAGTTAGTTTTGGTGTATCCGATCAAGCTGGTGCTTTAGATTCTAGTAGAACAACTCCAAATGCTGGACTATTTTTTGAAGCAGCAATTTCTAGTCGTGTAATTATAGATCAAAATAAAATTAAGTTTGTACTAACTATTCCACCTAATCAAATTCCAGCTGGAACTTTTAAGATAATTCGAGAAATTTATTTAAATATTAATGATGCATTAGGTAATCCGTTTCTATTTGCTATTGGTCAACCAACTGATGAAATTAGATATAATGCTGATGACCAAGTTACTTTAGACCTCGAAATGTCTATCACTAATTTGGATTTAACCGAACAATTCGTATTTGAGTTCACACAAGCAACGGAAATCTCTGAACACAATCTCGATCCAAATGCACACACTGATTTAGTCGCTGAACTAAAGAAGCATGGAATTTTTATTCCTGCAGGTGCATATCCATTTGAATATCGTGGCCAACATGTTTCTAAAAATACTGAATTTGATGGGGTAAAAGCATCTGTACTTTATAATGGAGTAACTTTTTCATCAACTTATAATGGAACAGAAAATAATGGAAAAACATTAACATTTGATGGGATATTAACTGCTGATGAAGTTAGAGCTGTTTTTAATGCAGCAAATTATCCAAATACAGTTGAACATGATGGAATAGGAACAGAGGTTCTTCCAATTGGGACACCAGCTTTAATTGGTGGTTCATATATTGTTGAAGATAATGATGTTGTTTATAAAGATATTGATGGAGTTTATAAACAAGCATTAGCTGACGGAACTAATAAATCCAGAGTTGCTGGAATAGCTTATAGAGATGATAAGTGTGTTGTTTCCCAAGGTTTAATTGGAATAGATACTGGATTTGCAATTGGACAAGCAGTTTATTTAAGTGGAACTACTCCCGGAAAATTAGTTGATTTTGATACTAATATTAATATGGGATTAGTATTAGGTGACTATATTTATTTCATTGGATTTTCAGGTGATATATCTGCCAATGTAACCCAAGATTTTGATGCTATCGTTACAAATGCCGCTGGTGTTGGGCAATTTTTAACCACCCAAGCAGCAATTGATTATGTGCCTAGTGATGGTAGAATTTTAATTAATAAATTAGAAGATTTAAAAAATATTATTGATACAGGTGGAAAGAATCTTTCAATAACATTTAACGGCCCTGAAATGGGTTGGAAAAAATTTGATGGTTTATCAAGTCAATTTAGAATTGATTTTGACCAAGTACCTACGCAAGGAACATTCAGGATAGAGTGGAACTTTCAAGAAACTAATGATTTACCATTTAACGCTACAGCATTGGATGTGCAGGGTGAATTTAATTTACTCAATGGACATAACGGATTTACCGTCACGGGTGATTTCGTCTCTGGATTCACCTTTACTTCTAATGACCTTGATAATTATGCTTTGCCTACTTTTATTTTTGCCGGATTAAATGAGATTCAAAGATTTGATTTTAGTAATATTCCAAATGATGGAACAATTACTTTTAATCATAAAGGTCAGGATACACTTAACTTTCCATGGGATGATTTAGCATCTGATTTAAAGATTGCTTTAGAAGCATTATCTACAATTACAACTGTAAATATTACAGGTGAGTTTGCTACTCAATTTTTTCAAATTGAATTTGCTGGTGGCTTTTTAGAAGATGGTGTTCAAGAACAAGATATAATGACGGTTATTCAAACTGACCTTGACTTGTTAGGTGCTTCAACCGATATAAACGGAACTACAATTGTTCCAATTGATTCATCAATTGTTCAAAAAGGAATTAAGCCTGCTTCTAATTTATTTAACGGTACATTACCAATTACCATTACTACTTCCTTGCTGCAAACTGGTGAACAACCAGGGCCTAACAGAGCGATGGAAATTGACTCAACTAATATTGCATTCTTTGGGATGGGTAAGGTTGAAAATTTTGAAGAAGGATTAGTATTATTAGAGGCCTCAACTAAAGTAACTATTGAAGCCTATTTTCCAAATACAACAAATCCAATTTTAACATTAGATAAAATTCCGGGAATTGATTATAGTTTTGATGATGTTCAAGGTTTTGCTAAAGATGTATTTAGCCAACTTAGAATTGTAGAGCATCCAACTAATAAAAAGCGTGTAATAATTACAGGGTCAGACCAAATTTTTGCCTCAGGAATTACACTAACTCAAGAAATCAGCTCATTAATTTTAAAATTTGAAGGTGCGCAAATTGATTTTAGCACTGGTTCTATTTATGAATCAGATGGACTTACAGCACTTGGAACCGATTTTATACCTCCAACAATTGCACCCGATCTTTGGAGATGGTTTTCAGTAAATATTATTCCGAAAGCAGTTGAAACAGATTTATCCTTAAAAGGTCAAGTATTAGTATTGCCTGCTGGAACTGATGGGGTATCTAAAGTATTAGCTGAGAAGCCACCGTTTGGAGACAAGCCAATTGGTGCAATAGCTATTCAAGGTGCATTAGGCGATAAAGAGAAAACTCAAGTTACTACAATTAAAGATACCTTTAATAATTTAAGAGGTAGAGCTTTTACTCTTTATCATCCTCTTGAGTCAGTAGCTTTTTGGGTAACTGACCCATCTTTGGACACTCCATCTATTGAAGCAACTACAGGCGTTGTAGGTGTTGATTTAGACACTTTTAATAGTACGAATACTTCTGGTATGAGTGCTAAAATAGTTGTAGCTGCTCCAATTACAATTGATAAAATTCATCTTTTCTTATCAAAAATTGGTAACCCAACTGGTTCTGTAGATATTAAAATTCTTGGCGAAAACCTTGGATTACCTGATGTTGGAAATGTAATAGCTACAGGAACGGCCTCAATTCAAATGAGTGCATTACCGACTAATTTCACTGCTCCAATTATTGTTGATCTTGGTGGTGACATTGTAATCCCTGCTGGAAATTATTATATAGATGTAGATGGTACAAACTATGTATTTAGTGCTGGAAACTTTTTACAATGGAATAGTGAGGCCGCTGGTGCAGTTGAGATATTCAATCGTGACCCTGCTGGTGCAGTTTGGTTAAGTGATTTAGGAAATCGTAGAGCTAATTTTGACTTAGTGCATACAGTAAAAGGATATCCAGCAATTGCTTTAGCAGCTGATAGAGAAGTTGAGATATCAACTATCTTAGAAAATGATTTACAATCTGTAGTTGCTTCTAAGTTTCAGGTGGCAATAGATACGGATATTAGATTTGATGCCGTTGTTTCAACCAACAAAATTGAAGTTGAAAATGTAGATTTAGGTGCTGTAACAGATGCCGATATGGGAACCAGTGGATTCTTCAGTGATATATTAGTTCAAGGAACTGACACTGATTTAACTGGAATTGAAGATTTAGAAAATTTAAATATCCTTCAATTAGGAACTGGCTCTGGTGGAGGCGGTGGTTCTGGTGATGCATCTACAACATTAGGTCGTTTAGAAGATTTAATGGACGAAGCATTTTATAGATACCTTACTCCATATATCGCATCTTCAGATCAGGATGTTGGAATAGCAAATACAGATGGTTCGTTTAGCTATGTAACTAAAACATTTGATTTAGATGCTGGTGAATTTATTGAATCAACTGATTTATTAGATGACGAATTTTTAACAGCTTTAGAAGATATTATTACTGCTCAAGTGGTTTTAGTTTTACACGAAGATGCTATTGATACAGCACCTGTAGTTGAATTAAGCAGAAATGGTGGAAATGAATATCAAACTGTTACAATGGAAAGAATTTCAACTACAGGTGATACCTATGTTGGAACACTTGAATTTGAGGCAGAGGCAGTTAAACAAACTTTATACGAATCTGCTTTAGCAAATAATGATGGAAATGTTGAATTAAATACTACAACAACTCAAAAAGTTGCTCAGGAATTTACAACTGATAAAACAGAAGTTATTGAAAAAATTTCAGTAGAAGTTAATAAATTTGGTAGTCCAACAGGATTTTTAAAATTCAATATTTATGATGATCTAGCAGGCGTTCCATTTAATATTTTACAGCAAATCTATATTAATATTGCAGATTTAAGTGCTGGTATTAGTACATTAGAAATAGAAATTGGAAAAATAGTTAGTGCATCTGGTACTAAATACCATATTGGTTTTGAAACAGACGATGAATATAAGGCCGGTTTTGTAACTAGTACAACATCTTTATTCATTAGAGTAGAATCTGCTCCATCAATTCCAGTAATGCAAAGAAACAACGGCTCTGTTTGGAGTGCATTAACTAGTGCAATTAGTTACTTAATTGAAGGAAGAGAATTAGATTTCTCATTAAAATATACTGCTGGAATAGCTTCAAAAATAGTTGGATTCGGTGTTTATTACGGATTGGAAAGTGAAAGAGTTGCTAGAACTAAAACTCGTAATGTTTTTGCATTTCACGGAACATCTGATAATCTAAATGAGTTCCAATTAAACTTTAATGCTGACCCAGATTTTATTGAAGTAAATGATGTGTATGTTGGACAACAGTTTAAAGTTCCAGCATTTGCCTTAGTAGCTAATAAAGTTGTTTTTCCAGCAGATACCTTTGACGGACGAGAAGAAGTTTATTTAGTTATTTCTCAACCATCTGGTGGTGGATTTGATAATTCAGACAAAAATAATCTACTATTAACTGAAAATCATCTTGGAAGCCTTGATTCAGCGATAGATAAATCAGTTCAAGGTAGAGGAATAATTTTAGCTCAAGCAGTTAATGCAATTAAAAAAGAAGTTGCTTTAGATGAGAACGGTTTCATTACAATTTTAAATGTATAGGAAGAATTATGGCAGTTAGAAAATTAAAATCTCCATTTGATAGCTATGTTGTAGATGTTCCAGAAGTTGCTCCATACACTCAAATTGTTAATAGAGCACCTGTTAGTAGATCATTTAAAGCAATCATGGGTACTGAACCTATAAAAATTCCGGCAGTTTTTAAAGTTCCTAATGAGTTTGGGCCAAATGGTGAAACAGTTTGGGAAACTGATGAAGCTGATAGTCGAATAAGATTTGTAGGGGTATGGGAAAATGCATCTACCAGCAATGGAACCTGTGTTTATGCGCCCACAGGGGCCAACGGTAGTTTTGCAGAAGTTACTTTTTATGGAACAGGTTTAAATCTTATTGGTTATAGTTCTGCTTTCGCTAGAACTTGGGATTATTCAGTTGATGGTGCACCTTCTGGAACTATTACGCTAACGACTTCTAATTCTAGCATTTTAGCTGGTAGAAGTTACAACATGAATACCATCTTTAGTATTGTTAAAGATTTAGACCTTGGATGGCATACAGTTAAATTAGAACTAACTTCTGGTGATAACCGCGTCTTTGGTTTTGAAATTCTAAACGAGTCAGATGATATAATTGTTTGTGCTGGAAAAGGTCACGCAAATGGTTATGAAGTCTCAAGTGACGTAGATGTAGTTGTTGGAAAATATAATACAGAATTTGAAAATGTAGCAGATATTGATGTAGGAACGAAAGGTGGACGTGTAATCGTTTATACTGACCCGATTGATAACACGACCAAAAAAGCATTAACTAAAGTAGATGCAACTGCGCAATATTTAGTTAATGCAGATCACAGCAATGAAAGCGTCAAGAGAATAATTAATTTTAGAGAGCTTGGACGAAATAGAAGTGATGATTTCAGTACGACAGCTAGTAATACATATGGGGCCTTTACTTTAGATGATGGGTCAACAACTTTAGTTGGAAAGTCTATTTCAATTGACACTCAGTTTGGTGAAGGAATTGCTTTAGCACAGGCCTCCGATAGTTTCTGGACATTAACTTTTTTTGGAGTGGGATTGGATATTATTTCGGTTAACTCTGGGATGCCTACGTCCAATGTTAATTTAGACATAGACGGTGTTAGTATCCAGACAAATATTTCAGCGTGGAATATCGAGGGCAAGCAAAACAAAATTTGCTCTGGGCTTCCTCTAGGGACACACACAGTAAAAATATCGCAACCAGTTGGTGGTGCTGGACTTAGAACTTCTGATTTCATTATTTATCAACCTAAAAAGTCATCCATCCCAGAAGGTGCAATTATTCATGGTGAATATAATATTTTAGCAGATCGTGTAGTGAATAATATAGTAGGAAGGGATAGCATTTCATCTGGTGTCGTTAGAAAAACAAATGATAGAGAAATACTTTACAGTGGAGCATGGTCTATTTCTTCAATTGCAACACATAATTATATCAATGGATTTCATACAGGTAGTAGCACTGTAGGTGTGTATTATGAGTATGATTTTAGAGGAACAGGAATTGATATAAGGTTTTGGGCAGATTTATCTCAATCAGGGGATTGGAGAGTTACACTAAATGGCATACCTGTTACCACAGCAAATTTCCCAACTTTAAGTTTGACAGCTAATGGGCCGGGAATTGGCTACAATTTTACTACAGGTTCTATTGATGCATTAGCGACAGGAGATGTTGTTGGTGCTTCAGTAACATTTAGTAACTTACCTCTCGCTACTTATAAATTAAGAGTAACTAACAATGCTGCTGGAAATATAAACCTTAATGCACTCGACATCATTACTCCAATTTATAATATGGATACTTATGATGGAAGTATGGGGATAAAAGATTCTAGAAATTTTAATCCATTAAAAACCATTAACAAGCGAACAAATAGAGAGTTTGAGTCATTTGTTTATTGTGACGAATTAAGTTCAAAATATATTTTGAAATCAAAAAATATTTCCCAAATTCTAAACACAGCAACTGGACGAAATGCCGTTTATTTTAAAAGAGTGTACGTTGATAGAGAGATTGCAATGACCAGTGGCGGTAAGTCAGATGGAAATATAGCTATGCAGATAGCTGGTGCAACTACTTTTAAAGAAAAACACATGGCATTGGTTATGTCTTATAATGGTAGTGGTGCTTTACAGGCATTTGCTTGGTCGCTTAATGCTAAAGCTGAACTTGAACAAGATTTTTTAGAGGAATAAATTATGCGACAATTTTTTGGACAAGAAATAGTTAAAAAATTCGTTAGAGTTAGTTCTACTATAGCTACATTGTTAGGTGGTTCTACAATAAGATTAGGTGGGGTAAATGCAAATCTAAATCTTGATTTATCACTTGATACAACAGTTGTTGGTGTTGGGGGAATGGAAGTTGTAGCAATTGCCTATGAAAAATACTATGTATATCTTGTTCTTAGCGGAGTAACCGAACATTTAATAGCTACAACATCAGCATCTAATCCAACTGGGTTTATTTCTTATAGAAAAGTAGGTGCTTTTTATACAGGTAGTACAGGTCAAATTACAAAGGCGTTAAGTTTTGGTGATGCAGCTAGAAATATAAGTTTTTTAGCATGTTGTGCAATAGATTATCTCGTTTCGACAAATGTAAACCACTACATATTATGGGATTTAATCAAAGAGGATGATGCCGATATATTTAATGGATCGTATGGGTGTATTATTCCAGAAGATGGTTATTATTCACTTGGTGGCCAAGGTACTCCGTATAGCCTTAATAATGAGGTTCACCAAACAAAGGTAAGAACTGATACACTAGGAAATGTATCAGTAAATTACATGTACCTCCCAACCACTAATCAACCTTTTCCTCAACCCTGCCCAGTAGTAGATAGATATTTATACAAGGGTGATAATGCAAATATGAATGTAGATTCAAATGCGGATAGTAGTTATTATATGCGTGGTAATGAAAAAACGTGGTTATCAGTTACTAAAAAAGCAGCACCAGAAGATATTGATTGGTCACTATAAGGAAATAAAAAATGAGTATTAAAGGTAAAAACAATAGATCACTTAGAAAAAAGACTTTACCTAACACTAGAAATACAGTGACAGGGGTTAAGTCAGTTAAGTTTCATCATGAAGCAAATTTTGGTGATATATATATTGATATAGCTAATTTAAATGTTCCATCTGGTTTTATAAATCCATCACCAGTTGAAATGGTAAATGTAAAACTTAAAGAATTACCTCAAAACCTTATACTGACTTCATCTGCTCGTGGTTCATTAATGGAAGGACTTTCATATGAAATTCTTTCAAATACAACAATTAAACTATTGTTTGAATCATATGAAAGTGAGATTTTTACAGGCCTTTTCCAAAATCATATAACTAATGGTCAATTAATTGCTGATGTAAGGCCTGATGGTGATAGTGGAACATTATTAGAAGCTCAAACAGATTTTAATCTTGGAACACCTGTACTAATTGAAGATGAAAATAACCAATGGCCTATTCAAGTTTTTAGAGGAAATGATGGTAAGCCAATGCTAAGAAATTACGGCAATGGTGATTCAGACGGCAATTATAAAATGATTGATAATGGAACAGGTTATTGCCAAATAATTAGATTTAATGTTGCAGGGGATATAAATGATGAACCAATTTTTTGGGCAACTCATGGTTCATTAGCTGAACGACCACAATCATCCGTACTTCAACAAGTAGATAATATCAATGGTGTATTAGATATTGTTAAAGATGATTTATTAGAAATAACTGGATTCGATGTAATTCAACCAACTAGATATAGTGGCGCACCTGCTCAAGCAGATTTAAAAGCATTTGGGGATAGAGTATTACTTTTAGAAAAGATATTAAATATAGATATTGAATCAAGCACTGTGCAATATTACTCAATGACGCAACTAGGTAATGCTATGCTTGATAGAACTTCTGAAGTTGAGTTTAATTTAGCAACAGCAACCATAAAAGAGAATGGTGATACAGGTATAATTACGGCATCGAATGTTCCAACTCAAACTCGATGGACTGCTAATAAGGCATGTGTCGTAGGTGTCAGGTTAACCGGAAAATCTGCAACAGTGAATAACCAATTCAGAGTAGAGAGGTATAACTCCTCCGTCGCTGTGTTGGAGCAATACACAGAAAATAGTGATACGGCTGTCGATAGAAATAGTGGAAGTTATGTTTCATTTACAATGAATGTGGGTGACTTTTTTGTAGCAAGGACAGTTTCAGACATACAGAATACGGCCGACATTGTTCAGGTCTCGTTTACTGCAACAGCAAAGACAACTACAAAAGTTAAAGATTTAATATAGGATAAATTATGAGTTTAAATATTTTTAGCAATGGTTGGATAAATAAGTTATTAAACAAATCCTTATTCAGCACAACCATGTTTACAAGAACTGAAACTCAGATCGCAACAGATACTAAAATATTATGGAAGCGAAAATATTATGGAACTAATATTTTAGTAACTGGTTTAGTACCTGAATTAGCATTCACTAATTTAGAAGTTGGTAAAACATACAGGTATTCATTCACTGGTTTGATAACAGCATATAATGCCTCCGCAGACGGTTATATAAGAATGATGCATAATGGAACATCTCTTGGTATATTATATTATATCCATGGAACAGGTACTCCCGGTGGTGCTATTAAATTAAGTGTAAGTGATATATTTGTTGCATCAAATACAGATATAACAGTAGACGTTACAACTCTTTCTTATAGTGCAGCAGTCAACTCTATTAGTGTAACAATTGAAGAATTACCAAATCATGAAGAAACATCTCAGTGGGATTAATAAGGAAATAATATGATACCTCGCATCGACAAAATTGAAAGTAATGCTGAAAGAAATTTCATTATAAATGGAAATTTTAATATTCGTCAAAGAGGTGATGTAAGCGCAATTGCTCATGGTAGTTGGTTAGCAGACCGGTATATATACTACGGAGCAACAGGGATGGATGCTAGTTATAGCACCGATGTTCCAGCTGGCCAAAATTGTTTTGAATCATTAGGAATGACCGTAGCTACCCCAACACCTGTTTTAGGGCCGGGAGCATATTCAATAATACGACAAGGCCAAGAGGGTAATCTAATAAAACCTTTATATGGTAGAAAATTTTCAATTGGTTTTTGGGTTAAAACAAATGTTGCTGGAATTTATGGAATTAATTTAAGAGGTGCTAGTAGATCAGTTGTTTATGAATATGAGGTATTAGCTTCTGAATTAGATACTTGGGTTGAAAAATCTGTATTAGTAGATATGACTACAGAGGATTCAAGTCTTTATGCTCACGATGAAAATTTAGGTTTTTATATAAATTTTATTTTTGCATCTGGTGGTGCAGATGATCTTGGAGCAGTTGGGGTATGGGAAAGTAGTGCATTATTAAGTACACCGAATCAAGTTAATTTAGTAGAAACTGCTGGAAATTATATTAGAATTACAGGTATTAGATGTAATGATGGAACCAAACTTAATTCATTTGTAACTTCGGGTAGAAGTTATGCAGACGAATTTAGATTATGCCAGAGATATTATATTGCTAGACCTGACACACTTTATATAGCTATGAATAAGTTCAACCAAGAGGTTTACTTAAACTATATGTTTCCTGTCACAATGAGGGCCACACCTGTTAGATCACAAACTTCAACAAATTGCGCTACAAATAGTTTCTCAGCATCTAAATATGGTGTAAAGGGATATGGGTTATACACAGGGTCTAGCGGCACACCTAGTATTGTTGGACTGACTTTCGACGCAGAATTATAAAATATAGGAATTATTATGAGTCAAATTAATTTAAGCAATAAACTCGGGGCCAATCTTCTCATTAATCCTAATTTTGAGATATGGCAAAGAGGTACTTATTTTACAGGTGCTGGTGGAGAATATGGTGCTGATAGATGGTTTCATTGGAAAATCAATAGTGCTTATATTGATTATCAACGATCAACTGATGTTCCTACAGAAGAGGAAGCTGGTTATAAAAACATCAATAGCTTAGCAATTAGTACAATAACACCTGATACTTCTGTTGCTGTAGATGATTTTCAAATGGTTTTTCAAAAAATAGAAGGATACAATTTTAGAAGAATAAATAATAAAAATTTCGTATTTTCTTTTTGGGTAAAATCACCAAAAATTGGAATCCATTGTGTCCTGTTTTCTGATGCAACAGGTTACGGATATACTTCTGAGTATAATGTGGATTCAGCAAATACATGGCAAAAAGTTGTTATAAAAGTAAAGCATGAAACAGGTAGTGGAACATGGGATTATGAAAACGGTCATGGTATGCGAGTATCTTTTATTCTAAAGGCCGGAACTGATCATCATACTACTCCTAATGTTTGGGCAGCAGGGAGTAAATTTGCAACAGCTAATCAAGTTAATGTTGTTGATGTAGTAGGTGAATTTAAAATTGCTCAAGTTCAATTACATGAAGGAATTGAAGAAATTTCATTTGAAAAAAATGTTAGAGATTTTCAATCTGAACTACAATTATGTAGAAGATATTTTGAAAAAAGTTATGAAATGGACAAATACAGGGGTGATAACTATGCCCATGGAGCATATTATTGGGCCGGAGTTGGTGGCCCTTCATATAACACTATGAAGGTTCTGATAGGTGTCTTAAAAAGAGATGTACCAGTAATAACTTTAATCAATACTGCTACGAGTGCATTAAATACTTGGCATGGTTATAGTGGAACAACGGCAGGCGAATACACTGTTTCAGCAAGTAGCATAACCAGAGCAGATTTTAGGGTACAATTTAATGCCGTTCCATCAGCCGGATATGGCAATTCAGGCCATTGGTATGCAGACTCAGAATTATGAGAATTGATTAACTAATTAAAGAATGTAACAATAGAATTTGGAGAATATATGAAAAAAGCACTAATAGTAATTGAAGCATTTACAGGCTACGAAATTGGTCAATTGGTTAATATTGGCGAAGCAAATGAAATAGACCATTTGTCTGGTTATTTATATAGTCGAATGGTTAAAGTCCCATTGGCAGAGGAATTAGAAAATATCCCATTCGAACAATTAAAAACAAATTTAGTAGAGGCTTCTCCATTACAGTATTCTAATGGGGTAGATACGGTTTTTGATTATCTTGATATTCCCCAAATTGCTGATGAAAATAGTAATATGATTAGTGACCCATCTTATGTTTTAACTGAAGCAGTTGAAGAACATTGGGAAGTTATTTTAGACCAAGTTGCATATTTAACACAGGTCATCACTGAATTATATAGTGTAATGACGAAAGAAGTAATTGAAGAAATGGCAATAGTTTTTGGTACAACTAGTGTTGATAGTGCATTGAGTTACGAAGCCACTTGGAAAGAAATGATTCTTACTCCATCAGATTATTCTATTGCTGGATTAAGTGCTAGATTTGATATTGCTGGATTAACTACCAGTGATGCATTAGATACTGATCAAAAAATAACAGATTATGCAACAGCAAAGATAGTTGAAGTAAAAGCATATGCGGTTTGGCGTATGCAAAGAATTGAGCAGTTCCGAACTGACAGGGCCGCATTAGGAGCATAGTGGAGTTAAGAGATGTCAGGTGTTTCTACTCAGATAATTCGTTTTGCTACCAATCAATTACCTGTTGGTATCAAAAATGGTGCAAATTTAGTGTTTGAAGCACCTACTGAATTTGACCCTGCTACACTACAGGTTTTTTTAAGTGGTTTGAGTTTAATTATAGGAAATGATTTTATAATTGCATCAGACCACAAAACGATTACAATAGTATTAGAGCCAAATGATCCCACACGGCTAAACGTGGCTCCATTACAAAACGAACCTTTTAGACTAAGTTATGTTACGGTTTAAATAAATTACGGAGGAAGTTATGGGCCAAATGAATTTGAAGAGAAGTCAATTTATTCCAAGATCAACGATTACTACTTTAATTAATAGTAATGTTCAGACATTGGATTTTATCGGTTATATTGAACTGCTTGATACAGTAGATATTATCGACGTAGATGCTAATGGTAATATTGTAAGTGTATTACTTGAAAATGCATCTGTTATTTCGGTGAATCCGGGTACTAAAAAAGTAACTCTCGATTCAGCAGTTGATACTAGTGCAGCAACTGGTACACCAATGCTTAGAGTACAAAATATCGATGATGGCCAAGAAGCTATTGATAGATTGTATAGAAGGAAGTTTACTGGTTCAGTTGGATTTGACCTTAGACAAACAATTTTGGATGCTGAAACAGATGTTCCATCAGTTGGTAAAACAACTTATGATGTAGCTGATGCCTCTTTCTTTAGAGCAGGGGATGAGCTAAAAATTGTTGATGATCTTGGTGTTGTGTCTGGTAGTGCAATTGTTGATGCAGTAAATATTAATGCTGATGATACTAATAATAAAGCAACTATTGTTATTACATCTTCTGTAGCAGTTACTTTAGTAAATAATCCTTATCTTCAAAACCTTTCAATTGATGTTGAAAATGCAATTAAAAGAAACCAAGAAAGAATTGACCAAATTGACAGACCTATCAAAAATGTTGATATGGGAATTGGTGATGGAAGTCATTTAGCATTTACTACATCTAACTTATTTCTCCAAAACTCCACAGATATTTTTCTTGATGGAATTAAAAAGAAATTAGGTACTAAAGGAACTCTTGCAACATTGCTTCAAGGTTCTGGTGATAGTGCTGTTACTTTTACTTCAATGCTTCTAGGCCTTGAAGGAAATAAAACAACTATTGAAGTAGCTGCTGGTGCTGGTGTAAACGTATCTGTTTCTGGTAACAGTAAATCTGGTTACGTTATTTCAGTAACTGATAATACAGGTGCTGCTACATCTAAAGAAATTGCTGATGCAATTAATGCCGATGCTGATGCTAAAAGAATTGTTTTCTGTCAGTATGGTGGAACAGGAACTGGTGTTGTAGCTACTTTCGGCCCATCAGATATGGGTTCAACTGTTGCTGGACTTGATGATGGAACAGGCGATTATGCAGAATTAGAACAAGTGTTTGAAAACTCTATTGCTGCAACTGGATTCAAATGGATTACCTTTCATATTAGAAAAAATGAAAGAAACAGAATGAACTCAGCACCTGACCAAGATGAAGAAGTAATTGGTGAATATGCTAAAGCTCATGTGAACCAAGATAGATAATCGAGGTAATTTTTGGGCCAGAATAATTCCCGAAGGATAAGTCATACATTAGAGAATTTGCCTAACACTTATAGAGATGACCAAGTTAGGCAGATTCTTGATGATTTAGATGAGGAAAATTCTGGTCTGGGATATAGTGAGGTTATTAGAGTAGGTGCATTTGTTTCTAAAATTACTGTTTGGGATTCAAATGCAATGAACTTCAAAAAAACAGAAGCTATTTTCAATAGAACAGGCCCATTTATAAACTCTATTGTAAAAAATGTTTATTCTGTTGATGGTAGTTCAATTATTTCCACAGTTACTGCCAGTGTAACAAGAACAGGGAATAATTCAGTCGCATTCGTAGATGTTGTTAACGTAAGGTCATAAAATGGATAATCTTCTAAACTCGTTGTTGGTCGCTATTGGTGGCATCACCGTTCTTGCTTCAATTTGTTATACAATATACAATGTTTTTAGACCGTTTAAGTTAAAAAAGTTAGAAAATGCAGTTGAAGGGTTTGGTATTATTTATAAACAGCAAATTTTGTTAGATAATAATGCACCTTTAATTTTTACAACATTAGCTGATGCCAAAGATCATGTTATTAAAAGAAAACTTGGAAAACCAAACTCTTTTAATAAAGGTGCTGATGTAAGTGATGTAAAATATGTTTATCAAAGATGGGATGTTGAAAAAACTGAGTTAACAATACATCCATTAATTTTTAAGGAATCATAATGGGATTACCGTTTATCATTACAGAAGGTACAAGCCTTATCGTTGATACAAACGGTAATATTGCCGGAATTGTTCCAGCATTGGCCGGATATAATAGATTTGCAGTTGATGGCACAATTAGAAGTGGAAGAGATTTTGGTGGTGGTTTTTTAAATGCAGACGTTGTTTTAAAAAATGAAAGACATGCTTTAGTTACAGATGCCTTTGTAACTGTTGAACAAGTTTTTGGTTTTGATGATTTTGCAGATAGTTGGTTTTTCATTGATGATGCTGGTGCTATTGGTGACACTATTACAATTCATATTGATGGTTTTATAGATACTACAGGTGGTGGAGAAAGAACCGTTCCTACAATAGACCACACTGTAACTGTAACAGCATTAGAAGCTGGTAATGAGGTTGAGTTAAGAGATTTAATTATTGCTGAATTAAATGCTTTACTAGATTTCAGCGAATTTTGGAAGGCCTCAAGTATTAAAGATAATGCTGCCGTTCATGTTGGGTCAAAGAAAATTGGTGAATACGGTGATAGATTAGGATTTAACGCTTTTAATATTACAACTACTGGTTCTATTATTTGGCATTTTCAAGATAGTGACAATAATATAATGAAGAGGCGTGGTAAACAAAACTCTGGTGCTCGTGACCCTCGTGATAAAAGACTAGTTACTATTGGTATTTCTGGTGAAGTTCAGGCCGTTCCCGGTGCTGCTGGTGATATTTTTATTCAGAACGTAACAGATGATGGACTGCCAACAGGTAGTGCTGATTTAAGAGTTAATGGAAGTAATACTCCACAATTATTTTATATTGACCCAAATGATGAAAAAGATTTATTTATAACTGAATTAAGATTTTACGGTGGTGGAAATGGTATTCAATACGACAATTTTATCTCTCAAAATGGAAAACTAGATGAGGGGATAAAAGTTGAAATTAGATCAGATGAAGAAATTTTAACCTTTCCGTTAATTAAATCAACAGAAGATTTTAAAAATAAATGGGCATTTGGTTCAGGTGCTAACTTTAAAATGGAAACGCCTGCTGGTACTGACCAGTTTTTAGCTGTTTTGAATTTTGATAACCCTTTTCCTTTAAGGAAACTCGGTACATTTCAAACAGGCGATGATTTTATTCATGTAACTATTCAGGACGGTTTGCAATCTGGTTTAACCGAACTAGAGTGTTTAGCAGTTGGTTTTTTGAGGGAAGTATAATGAGAGTTCCTTGGAGTACATTTAAAGAAATCGCTACTAGTAAAAAAATCAATATTCAATATATTGATTTAAGTGGTGCTTATTGGTTAAAAGCATTTGATGGGCCATTTGAAATAGAAGCAATAATTAATCAAGATGATACAGAAAATGTTGATTTAATTGATTTTGAAGCAAATTATAAAGCAAAAAGTAATTTACCAATTGAATTAAGAACAGGTATTGCAAAAATACCTAAAGTTTCTATATATAAGGCCGAAGGTAGTAGTGCTACTAAAGTAACCCATGATTTTACAAATAAGACTACTTGGTTCACTAATTCAATATTAGTAGAAAATGAAACATTAGTTTTAGAATCAGGAAAGATATATACAGCAACTAATGACCATTGGATTGATTTAAATCATGGTAACTATTATGCAGAGGATAATTTAACAGTAAATGATATTCCATTATTTTATGGTGGTGTAAGAATCTATCAAAATTATGTTTACGATAATGGAACTGAGTTAGTTGAAGATACTGATTATATAATTGACCACCATACTGGAAAAGTTACCTTTGATGCTGATTATACAATTGTTGGAACAATAACTGCCACCTATCATTACGCCACAGATGCTACTTGGGTTATTAAACCTGATGCTGGAAAAATATTACATATTGAACATTCTGAGTTACAATTTTCTAAAGATTTTGTAATGTCTACACCCATGAAATTTGAAATATGGGTTTATCATCCAGATCAAGTTTCTTATCCTAGTATGAAAATAAAGTATAAGGAAACTATTTACAAAAATATTAAAGATATTATTAATGCAGCAAATTTAGGACAAGGTTTTATTCCGGCCTGTAGTGGGTTAACAAATGATGTATTAGTTTTTCCTTTTTCATATGCAACTTTAATTTCATTTCAATCAAGTGTTGGAGCAGAATTAAGAGTTACGATGGATATAGAAGATGAATTAGCTGGTGAATGGGCAACAGCTACTTTCTACTCTCTTTCAGAGGATGAGGTATGAGCCAACCCTTTGACCCTATAACTTTAGACCTTGTATTATGGGATTATTCCCCTGATATGCATGTAAGGGCCATATTAGAAGCTGATGGGTTAACACAACCAATTTCACCAGTTGTTATCCCTCATAAATCAAGTGGTAGATATGTACTCTATGACCCACCAAATATTTATTTTCCAGATAATGTAAGTCATTATGCAATAACTTATGAAGTATTTAAAGATTCAGGTTTTACTCAAAGAAGCTTAACTCATGCTCCATATATGGAACATTATACTAAAGATAATCCAATTCCGGGTGGTGACCCAGAAGTTATTGAGAAGCTAAATCAAGTAATAGATATAGTTACATCTCACGATGTGAATAGCCAGATTGTTGGTGTGTTACAAGAGGAATTTGAATTAGTTGGTGTTGTAATGCCTGAAGACGTAATTGGTGTTGCATTTGATGATATTACTCTAGTTGGTCTAGTATTAGATGAAGGTGACACTGGTGGTGATATTTTTGATAATGATGATTTAACAGGTACAATAAATTAAGAGGTGAATTATGAATACACAATCAACAATAGTAAGAGGTGAAGATAGGCCTTTAATTCTTAGAATGGTTTTTAAAGAATCCAGAGAGCCATTTGATTTGGTTAATTGGTCAAAGGTTACTATTCAATTTAGAAAAGCTGATAGGTCAATACTTGAAAAAGATTCTGATCTAGTTGGTGGTGTATTTGCTACAATGCTTTATGAAGCAGTTAATTATACTGCGGCTACAGTTGGTAGTGGTGGAAATGGTATTTTATTGCCATTTGATGGAATTAAAAACATAGCAACCGTTGTTAGTGAGTGGAATACGGCCAATCCAACAAATCAAGTTGTTCATGATGCCTCTGATGATTTAGTTGTTCCATCAACTGCAAATGTGCAATTAATTGGTGGAGTTGACCCAACTAGAAATGTTGAAGTTATTAATGAAGCTGTAGGTAAAATTTCAGTTCATTTAACAGATGCAGATACTCAGTCATTAAAAACAGGTCCTAATCAGTCGTTTAAAGTAATAGTTGATAAAGGCGATCATCCAAACGGTGAGCGAAGAGTTGTTATTTTTGATAGTGCTTTAAATGTAATTAATGCAGATATTTAATGTAAGATTGGAACATTTGCAATCAACCTAAAGATATCTTAAACTTATTGTAAGCATACAATTAGGAATTCAAGGAAGAGATTCTAATTCAGCATAAAATGGATAGGGTGTACCTATAAAAAGGGGCCTGATTATATGCTTACAAGGATGTTATGGTGCTAGTTAGGCCCTTTTTTCTTTTTGCAAGTTTTGAAGCAACTAATCTACCACACGGTCTATCGGAAGGGAATCCCACATATGAACAAGCGGTTGGTTTTATTTTTAGTAATTTTGCTAATTTTTTATAGTTTGTTTCAATTATATCGTACTTGTCGTCTGGAATCGGTGTTAGACCGTATTCAGAACCACAGTAATACCTAAACTTATGTTCTAATATTTCCCAACCTAATTTAGTAAATATTTTATTTGCTTGTTTCTTTGTTAACTTTTTCTTCATCTCTAAAGCTCATTTCCATAACTTTTTCAAGTGTTGGTGTACCCATTTTAAAATTTTTGTTCTTTTTAAAGGCTATTTCATTTTCTAATAAAAATTCGTGTATATCACCTCTTAATGTATCCAAGGTTAACTTATCCTTATCCCTGACTATTCTTTCCTCAATTGTTTGAAACGCTTGCATTTGGCCAAGTAGGTAAAAATCCTTTATGTAAGTGTAAAAATTCTTATAACAGAATTTCTTCTTTTCACCAGGGCCAAATAATCTTCTACTATGTACTTTTAAAAAGTGGTCTAATTTCATATTCTTTCCTTTGTTCTTGAAATAGCCAAGTATTTAATTTATCTATTATAAAATTATCAACCAAATTTCAATGGAGAAAACATGAATAAATTACCCGAAAAAGTTGTTATGGCCCTTTACAAGATTGATTTAAAGATTAAGGAACTAAATGAAAAAAAGAAGGAGTTGACTCGCAAGGCATTTGATAAATTCGGTGAGTCCACTGGTGTAGTTACAGTCAAAGGTGAGAAGCCTTATTTAAGGGTAAAAATCATCGATTCTGGGCCTAATTTTATGGAAGGTGAGACATTGTTCAGGTCTGCCGGAATTAATCGATTTAACGCTGATATAAGCTGTTTAAAGCACCCACCTAAATCATAGTAATTTATAGCTATAAATTACCTCTCTTTTTCGCCTGATTTTGTATGGTTAGATACCCTATAATCTTTATAATAGTCGAGTTATTCACTTGACTATTATCCTCTATAAGTTATAATGGGTTATACCCATTATTTGAAAATAGGGAGGAATTATGAGTAACAAAAAGCCATCTATCGAAGCCTTTTATAAGGTCCATAAACTCGAAATTGACTCAAGTTGGATTGCATATTTAGAAGATGCAAAAATGTTTAATATAGATAGAGATAGTTCTGAAGAAGCTAAAATTTTATTTATTGAGCAATATTATTACGATTTCTGTTTCTAATACAAAATTAATAAGGAGGACTTTAATGAGATCACCTAAAGAACAAATTGAATGGCAAAAACAGGCATATGGAATGACATGGGAAGAGGTTGAATATCAAGTTCCAGAACATTGTAGGCAGTCACCCTATGATTGTAATTCCGTAGCCATTTCAATGCTATCAGATTTACAGCATGAAATTGAGCATGACATTCTTTCTAAAGAGAAGATGAATCAAAAAATAAACATTATTAAAAAGTTTATTATGCTTAGTGGAGATAAATTCACCACTGCACTTTCAGAATTATCAGGTAAGGATACTGAAGCAACATATCTTGAATATAGAAACAAAGATATTAAACCCGCAAAACTTTAGACAATAATAATTCAACAAAGGGGAGAGTTATGAATAAGAAAAAAGATTATAAAGGTGGCCTATCAGAAGGTGTAACATCGTCTTATCATTTTAAAGACTATGTAGAATCAGGTCATCCATCTGGATATATTGGTGCATATAATAGATCAGCTAATAAGGATAAAATAGTTGAAAAAGCACTTAGAGATACTGGATTAGGTGATGGTGGAGTAGCTTGTTGGCTAACATCTGGGAATGGCCGTCATTTGATGGATGATGTGGGTAAAACCATCAAGGAATTTAAAAAACGAGTTAATGAATATACTAAAGGTGCATTTGAAGATGTTACAGTTTGGAACCACCCAGATCATACAGGATTTTATAGCGCAACTATAAAATTAAAAGAAGAAATTTTTGATAAAAAAACAATGCTAATGGCTCAACTTACAAGGGCCGTTAATATGGATATTGAAGTAGATCGAGCATATTACCTAGTGTTTTCAGAATTTCCAACTATGAAGGTGCTGATTAATTTAATTGATACAACAGAGAAAATGGACTCATTTTTGAAAAAGAAGATTAAGGCCTATATTAAACAGCTTAAATCTTAGCGAGATTGGAGGAAAACGATGATTAAAAGATACAAAAAAATAAATTTAAGGATGAATAGGTGGTCAGATATTGTAGAAATTGACATTGAATCTGAGGTTAAAAGATCACCTAAATTCTGGAAAATAGAAGGTAAAAGCATTTTCTCATTATGTGAATATGGTTACCCTTGGTACAAATACGAAGAGGTAGGAGACAAATAATAATTTAAAATAAGGATTTGGATATGGCTATGAAACTAGGAAATGTATATTTATATAATAAGACCTACCTTTATTTTAAGGATAAAAGAAGGGTAAAAAAGAGGATTGTCTATACTGTTCAGGAAGTTAGTTCAGCGGGTGAATTATCTGAGCCATTTGAAAAAATGTTTAGGCGAAATGATTGTAAATTAGTTGATAAGTGTGAAATTAATATACAGGTTATTTTATCCAAATACGATAAGGATAAAAACAAATTTTACCAATTAGTCAAACGAGCAGTAGTTTATAATGATACCAGTAAGGCATACAGGGTTAATCAAAGAAAATCCTACCATGATAATATAGCTAAATTGGCCATATGTTGTAGTGGTTATTTCAATAAAGCGGAAGATCGAAGATACAATTTAAGAGATTTTAGTGAAGCAATGAATTTAACTAGAAACTCAGACCTTTATAAATGGGTCAGGGATTTTTACAATTTTTATTTTACAACCAAAAAATATAAGCAAGCCATTCCTAGTGCATCAGATACAACAATTATATCAGTTATTAGAAAGTATAATGAAACACTGAGTTCTTATATTGGTTATTCAAAGAAATTAGATGAACTAATCCACAATGATTTAAAGGCATATATAAAGGAGTTTCAAAAACGGGGTTTAAGATTATGAAGATAGAATTTAGCGGGGTAAAAGACGAAAAAATGCAAAAAGAAATTGAGACATCACTCGTAGACACAATGAAACTATTTTATGCATCAAGCGAAGGTCAAGATTATGGAAAAACATTACACCGTCATAAGTTAAATGTAATCCTTAGCTCAAGGATGCGAACCTATGGTGGTTGGGCAACAGGGCATATAAATGAAATAAAATTAAACTATAAATTATTAAAAGATAACCCATCAGAACTAATCGGTACTTTCATACACGAATTGGCACATATATTAATCTTCCATATACACCAATATGATGTAAGACCCCATGGAAAAGAATGGAAAGCATTAATGGTTTCATTAAATAGTGACCCGAGTAGATGTCACAATATGGATACTTCAAAAATGAGAAGAAGACAAAGACGTTTTAGTTACGGTTGTGGGTGTAGAACATTTAACTTATCAGCAACTAAGGCAAACAGAATTGAAAAAGGTAGAAACTATTGGTGCTTAAAATGTAAAAAGGACTTAATTAAAATAAAGGAGTGATATGCAGAAACTATTATTATTAGATTACATAGATGGTTCTAAAAAACCAAAAACAGAAGCTTGGGAATTTTTTACAAAGGTATTTAGCTACGCAAAACACTTTAAAATGATTGGCCCAAATAAAAGCTCATTTCAAGTACACACTAAAACATTGGAAGAAAGAGAATTTATAGATAATGTTGAAATGCTAATGGGTAAAGATGAATCCTTTTTAAATTTATTTGCTAGTTATGCTTCTTATATAAATAAAAAGGGTGAAGCATATGTATTTAGTAATGGATTAGTTAATGCTTTATCAAATACCAAAATGGATATTAAAGGTAGTTATTTACCAGATAAATTCTGTGGGTATATTGAATTACCAAATTTAAGAGATCAGGACAACGAGGTTATTCAAGGAATAATAGTTGATATAGATACAATAGAAGGTAAGTGGTATTTAAGATTTGCCTATGTAACTAATCTAAAGGGATTAGTTATGGGGCACTTTTTTATACATATTGATGGAAATAAACCAATATCAGAATTGGCTGAAAGTTATAAGTTTAGAGAGGGGAGAGTTGGAGAGAATGGTGGTGTAGAATACAGCACAACACAGGGTATTTACCATTCCTTTAGTTCCGTTATTATAAATGCCATATTATATCTAACCTCTCAGGACGCAGATTTAATCCAATCAATCAATGAATTCTCACCTAAAAAATCCAAGTCATCAGGTCAAAAAAGGATATTTACTTCCAAATCATTTTGGTCGGTTGGAACAACTAAAGAATTCCATCAAATAAATAAGCCTTTAAAAAGTAATATATCAGTTATAGGTCATTGGAGATTTCAACCATGCGGACCTAAAAAACAATTTGTAAAGTTTATTTATATTTCCCCACACACTAGAAACAAAAAGGAGGCAAAATGATGTTAAAAGCTATCGTTGAAAAATTAAGGTTAAAGGCTTGCTATCTTATTGAAGATATCGGTGACGTTCAATCTATTGAATTTAAAGAACTTGATACTCGTGGGAATAGGGCATTGCTAAATTCTTTAAGGGAAATTAACCAGAGTATTAGTGAACTAATTGATGATTTAGACAATGAACTAAAGGAGGAAAAATGAAAATACTAGAAATGTCAGATGACCAGTTAATTGAAGCATTAAGTTACATGGAAAAAGTACCTATAGAAGACCCAAATTTCTCAGGTTGGAATTTTGATGAAGATTGCTGGAAGGATAAAAAACAGGAGTTATTAGACGAGAAGGATAGAAGAATTAACTAGGAGGTAAAAGTGAGTGATTTTGTACATAAATACAGAATTAGACAACAAGGAAAAAAACGTAAGCCGCATTTTGAATTAATGCTAAATACCTATCCAGACCTGTCTAATATGGATTTAAGCCTTGAAGATGGTGATAAACCATTAGGTGTAATTTTAGGACTTACAGAGACGTTTTTAGAGGCTTTTCCAGATGGTTTTGTAAGTAATGACAAGACACACTCAACAAGTCATTCAATGCTCGCTTATTGGAAAACATTAGATTTATATGGCAGAGATATATACAAGATGGGTGAAGGTTTTTCAAAGGCCTTATTAAATGTGAATTTAGATATACCTGCAAAACATCTTCCATTATTGAATAAAATGATTTGTATCGAATTTCCAGATAATTTAAGATTCAATGCTGGTCCATCCGCAATAAATATGGAAGCAGATAGATTTATAAATTGTGTTTATGTTGTTGTTACAGATGAGAAGGCCGAAACAAAGGATGGTTCTGAAGCAAAAAGGACTATGCGCTGTATAATGCCTTTATATGACGAAAATAATGATTTAACGATGGAGGTTCAAGAATACGGTATACCTATAATTGACCTTGAAAAGACCTTCTTAGAGGCAGTTGAAAGGGCATCAAGATTTGATGAAGTTCCCCATAATAATAAGGACTTTATAAAGTTTGTTTTAAAATGCTTAGTTTATATTGATAGTGGTGACCCTGATTTAAGGGACTATAAAGCACCAAAAAATGATAAAAATATTAAAGGAAGATCATGGGTTAGAGCTAACAAAAATAATTCATTATTGGATATGACTTTAGTTGGTTACAACCACAAAAAGAATAATCTAAGACATGTTGATAGTTCAATTGTATCAGGCCATTATCGCTGGCAGAGGTGTGGTAAGGGTTTTAGTAAGGTGAAACTAGTATTTATAGAGGAGCATAATAGAAAATATGAAAAAAATAAAACTAACTAAAGGTTATTTTGCATTAGTTGACGATGAAGATTTTGACTACTTGTCTCAGTACAAATGGTCATTACAGAGATCGAAAACTAAATTGTATGCGAAGAGGTTTATTCGTAAAGCGGGTAAAAAGACGTGCATTAGCATGCACAGGTGTCTACTAAAGGTGGAAGCATCAACAATACAAGTGGATCACAGGGATGGCAATGGATTAAACAACCAAAAACATAATTTACGGTTGGCTACAAATAAGCAAAATGCCCGAAACAGTAAGAAGCCCAAAGGAGAGTTTACTTCTAAATTAAAAGGTGTTGGTAGGAGTAGGAAGAGTAAATGGAGGGCTAGAATAACAGTAAATGGACGGGACATCTATCTTGGTACTTTTCATACAGAGATTGATGCTGGTAAGGCATACGATAATGCGGCTAAAAAATATTTCAGAGAATTTGCTAAGCTAAACTTTAATAAGGAGTAATAATGAGGGTAGAAAAAATTATCTTAGAAGCTGACAGTGAAACAACATCAGATGAACGTGATTTAATGATGCTAAATAAAATCGAAGAAATGTTAGGGACGGGACCAATTATTGGAGAAGGAAGAGAAGTTATACTAAATCTATCTAGGAACTTAATGATTAGGGATTTAATACTAACTTCTCTAGGTGTTCCAGAAGATGCAAAGGAAGAGCTGTTTCGTAAGGCAAACGAAATAATGAGAGAAAAAGATGCTAAAATATTAAAAGAGAGGAAAAAATGCAAATAGAAAAATACTTTGAAAAACATTTAATAGAACTAAAAGCAGAGGCGATAGAGTCAACAGATAGTGAAGAGACGGCCTTTCAAATTAAGTCCCAAATTGAAGCATATGTAAATGACCCATGTTTTGATCTATGGGATATTGACCCAAATTTTGAAGGAAAAGTGTGTGTTGATACACTGAAGACATTTCAAGAGTTCTTTGAAATGCTTCGAGAAGTCCAGAGTCTTAGAGCAGATTCAGAGAATTTACAATCTTTTAAAAAGGCTTGGGATTGGATGAAAGGTCAATAAAGTTTTTCATCTGTTAAATATGATTCAAATAATTGGTCATTAAAATACTGATAAACCCATATATTGGCATTATGCTCTGGTATTTCCACCCTTAAAATTAAAGCTTCTTTCTTAAAGTATGGAAAAAGTACATTATGTAACTCTGGCTCAGTTATAATCATATTGTAGTCGTTATAATAAAGAGTATAATCAAAGGTGATATTTAATAAATCAGTAAATTTATCTAACTTTTCACCTTTTAATTTCTTAATACTACCTAATTCTTCTCTGATCCCTTCTTTAATATATTTTAAGACGCTATTGAGCTTGTCCATGTTTTATCTCCATATCCGTTGAAGAATTTATTTAACCACATAACAAAATCCATATTGTGGTCTACTAATTCTCTTGCTCTAGTAGGTAAATCAACATATTTTCTACAATTTCCATCTAAGAATTCTTGTGGATTTATCTTCCATAATTCAATCTCATCAGTTACTGGAATATTTTTAAAGTTACATGTTATCCAAAAATCTTTTTGACTTAATTTATTTCTATGTAAATAGTTATTTAATTGACCTTCTGTTTTCCAGTATTGCTCACCCAGTTCATCTCCATGAAGATTTTTCCAGTGATTTAATCTTGGCTGAGTATCTTTATGTTTAAAAGTATCAAATACTAATTGAAATTCAGCTATTGAATCAATTGAGCCACTAGTGCTTCCAGTTACAGGGTATTTATTTAACATTTTTGTAACATCATTTAATAAGGCAGTTGTTCCAAGGTTGAATAATCTATAAATAAATCCTCTACTAGTGGCCTGACAAAATAGATTAGAGCAATATAAATGGTCATTATTTTTAATTAATTTCATTCTGCAAGTTGGGCAAAATTCTGGAATATTGTATTTCTCATCTGACTTTTTAATAATTGTTTTAATAGTTGGTACAGCATGTTCATCAAAATCAATTTTTAATTTAGCACCTTTTCCAATCCCTACTAATAACGGTTTAAAATCCTTATAAATTAATGAATCAACACCTAATTTTTCAATCTCTTTATTACTATTTAAGTGGAATAAAGGAGCTATGTTACCCTTTAGATTAGTTATAAACTGTGTTTTTTTAACCGTTACAATTGCTTTAGTTATTATCATTATTACCTCAGATTAAAGTGTTGTAGGATTCAGAATTATAATTTTTTTCGCCATAGTCGTCATATTGCCCATTAATTGATTTAACCTCTTTTCCGCTAAAGCCTTTTTGTGACTTATAAACTGTTAATTCAACCACTTGTTCAGCAACTAATTTTCTAAATGCACCATCATTCATAATAACATCTTTATTATGAACAAATGCATCACCTAATCCAACAACAGTTTGAAAGTTATTTCCAACCTTTTTTTCTAATAATTTTACAAATCCAAAACCCTTTTCACAGTCGAATTTGATAACTTTACCTCTAAATATCCCTTCTGACTTCATTTAAAACCCCTTCCTTCGTCCAAACTCCGCTAATAGTACTGCATCAACAAGGCCATCATGCGGCACCGTACATCTAGTAGATGCCAAAAATGATTCATTAGGAAATAACCTAGTTACAGTTAATAGTGATGTTTTTTTTGTATCTTTTACTTGTTTGCCTTTAGACTTTTTAAACTGAATTTTCGTTCCTACCCAGATAACTTTTTGCCAAGTTTGGGGTAATACGGCCGTATAAGGTATTCTTAATACTGCTAGAATCCCTTCTATTTTTCCGGATTGTTTTGAAAGAGAAGTAGCTGCTTTTTTACTATAACCAAAGAATCCAGCAAATCTTTCAAGTACAACATGAGTGTTCTTTTTTCTATATTTATTCAAAATTGTAGCTATTCTCATTAAATCCAAATCACCACCAATTAATGGCATGATACACTTAAAAATTAATTTATTGTTTTTTAATACAACAATTCCACCCTTCAAACCCAGATCAATCCCTACATAGTATTTATCTTCCATAACAAAATCCATAATCCCTTAAATAAAACTGGCTTCACTGTGATTTTCAAACCTAGTAACCCTTAAAATATTTGGTACTGAGTTTTTAATTTCTTCCTTGTGTGAAACCATTAATATTTGGCTATATCCTAATTTTTGAACCAATACTCTGGTTACTGAATTTATTATCCCTGATGCTAAATGGCTGTCTAATGCACTGTCAACTTCATCTAAAAATAACATATTCAGTCTAAAATTATTTTGTCTTCGTTTATACATTGTTAGAGCAATTCTAACTACATATGAAATAATTACTTTTCCACCACCACTATCCATACTGAAGTCTTTTTCAATACCGTTTTCGATGATTTTAAGGCTTATTTCGTCCTTTCTTTGCTTCATCCTAAGGTTATTACATAACGGGCATTCTTTCCCTCTATGGCCCTTTTCAAACACGTATCCACACCCACATATTGGCTCATTTTTAGAGAGCTCTTTATCAGGACTAAACAATAGTGTTAGATTATGCCCTAATTCTTTTAACAACATATTACAATCATCTTCTATTTCTTGAAAAGCATTTTCTATCTCATTTGCTACAATTCCGTTTTTTGAGAACATTCCAGCTATAAATCTTAGATCACCCATTATTCTTTTCAGCTTTATATTCTTTTCAGCTACTTCATCAATCTTCTTAATAGCTTCTGTTGCCCGCTTTTTTCTAACTTTTAAACCACCTAATTTTTGATCAAATTCTCTATTATCTAATGAGATATCATCTAATTCATCATTTAGTTTTTCAATTTTTTCTTCAATATCGTCTGAATTTATTTCTAATATATCTTGCAGCTTATTTATTTTTAATTGTATTTCTGGCCTTGTATCTTCTATCTTAGTTTCACTGATCTCTTTTTTAATTCTTTTTATTTCTCTGTCATTATAGTCGATATCATCTAAAGCATTATCCACTTTATCATATCTTTTTAAGCTTTTTTCACCTTCTTTTATAACTCGTTTAATTTCTAGTAACTCGGATTCTAGTGTTTTTATATCAGACTTTTTAAATTCTACCTTGTCACATTCTTCTTTTAAAATAGGACAAAATCCATTTTTATTAGTCTTTATTTTATCAATAGTTCTAGCAGTTTCGGCCATATTATTTTTACAATTTGCTAACTCAGTAACTAATTCATCTCTATCAGGTAATTCAATTACATCTTTTTGATACTCTTTATTCTCTTCTATTAACTTTTTTACTTTTTTCTGAAGTTTTGATATTTTTAAACCAATATTACTAATATCTTCTTGCTCCCTTACATAGTCTTTATATTTAATTCTTGCGTTATTTTTAATATCTTTTAGATCATTTAAATTAATTCTTTCTTTTTTAATATCTTCTTTTACTTCGTTGTAACTTTCAATGCTTTCATCTAGTTCTTCTTTAGTTGATTCTATAGCAATATTTAAGTCATCAATATCTTCTAACGACTCTTCTAATGCCTTTTTAACTGCTTCATTGTCAGCTAATCTACTAGAATATAGCTTTATATCTTCCATTACAGCATCATATTTATTTTTCCAATGATCTATATTCATTGATCTCATAAGATATTTTGACTTATCGGAAGGGCTTAAATCCATAAATCCATTAATATCTGCTTGTTTGAAAAAAGAAGTTAGTTCAAAATCAGCTTTATTAATACCAAATAAATCTTCAATTGCTTCTGTTGATTCACGTACTTTTTGAAGCCAATCTAATTCTAAAACTGTTTTATTTTTATGATCGACACCTCTTCTAATAGTGTATTTTTTTCCACTAGAATCACTAAAAATACCTTTTACAATCATCACCTTTTTACCATGATGAATCATATTTACATTCTTTTTTGCTCTAGTTGTGCCAACTAAAAGATACTTTATTGCTTCCATTAGAAGAGTTTTACCGCTTCTATTAGACCTTCTTTTATCATTAGCGTATTCAGCTAATATTCCAACGACAGATTTATCACTAAAATCTAATTTTACATCTTTAAATATGCCAAAATTCTTTAGTTCTAAATAGTCTAACTGAATTTTTTCCATTATAAGCTTTCCAATATATCTCTTTCGGCATCTAAATTTCTATTATTTGCTTTCGTTTCACAAAATTTATCACCGAATCTTTGCTGTAATTTAGCTATATTATTTGTTTTAATATCGTCCAAATTAAAACCTAGTCCTGTAATCATAAAATAAACTGTATTAAAAATCTCTTGACACTTTTCCTCGATAGTATCGTTATTTATAAGCCTTGCATAAAATGCTTTTTTCTTATAAAAGTCTAATAATTGACTTGATTGCATTGCCAATTTCTCAACTGTATCGTGGAAATTTATATATAAAATTCGTTCAAAATATCGGTCTGCTGTTATTATGGATAATTCAAAATCAAATTCTCTTTCAAATATCGCTAAATACCATAAAATATCACCTATCTCTTCGGCTAAATTAACTGCATCAACTTCTTTTCTGTTCATTGCTTCAAGCAATTCACCTACTTCTGTGCATATTCCGATTGCTCCATGTAATAACCTTAGTTCAAATTTATCAAGATGAAATACGTCACTCATTGTTTTATTGCTTAATTCTTTATACTCTTTACTATCCATTTTATATCTCCAAATATTTTTTAGTTCGTTTATAGATTCTTTTTGCTTTACTAAGATCAGTTCTTAAATTCTTTTTTAGATACACCTTAATTTTATCATCCAAAGGTAAACTCATTTTTTGGTCTACTGATCTAACTACCTTTTTAATAACTACTCTTGGGATAATAGGCTTTACATGGCAGTTATGCTTCTCAATTTCTTTTTTTATATCATCCCAATTATAGGTATTATTTTCTGGGTTAATCATTACATCAATTTTAACAATAGGGTTATTTTCGGGGATAATGGTATTCATAAATTCCTTAACCTCCTTAATATCAAAAAAGTCAGTTGTTTCACCAATCATATTTAATTCTAATTCTTTAAAATCTATGCAATTAGTGGCTATGAAGCCTATTTCATCTTCTGTTCCAAGTTGGTTTGAAATACTTATATCACAAAAATACTTGGTTCCCTTTTCACCAAATCCACAAAATATTGGTGACCCAACAACATATAAGTTATCTTCAATATAATGACTATGTAGATGGGCCTGAATTATCTTAGGAGGTATGAATCCAATAGGTACGCTTGTAAAACATTTGGGAAGAAATACATCTGATTTTTTTAATAAATTCTCTTCACTTCCCGTATGTGCACCAAGTACATTTAAATGACTAAATACATAGTGCTGTGAACCAACTCCTACATTTTGTAAAATCTTCTCGCATCTTTTATCTATATATTGTTGTGGGGTAATTTCTTTTCTAATCTTCCCATCATTCATTTTTTTAACAATTAATGCCTTTGAAATATGGGGTAAAAACGTAAAATACAATGGGCCATTATCAAATGTGCCTATATTAATAAATTTAATATCATCTATTAAAGTAATTGAGGGATAACCAACCTTTATTTTTCTAATAAAGGATAAGCAAGATAATCTTTCAGGATCAGATATTGAATCATGATTACCAACCATAATATAGGTTTTTATATTATGCTTATGGATTAAATTTAGAACCTGTATGAATTTAGAAATATGGTATTCAGAGGGTGTATTAGTATTAAAAATATCCCCACCTAGAATTAATATAACATCTTCTTTTTTAGAGGCCCAATAGCAGTGACCAACTATCTTTTTTCCAATATTTATAATCTCATCTGTTCTATCAATATTGTCTGTTTTAAGATTGATATGCCAATCGGATGAAAATACTACTCTCATTTTCTAACCCATTTTCTTGAGCTAATATCGTATTTTCTACTTTTCTTATAAAATACCTCATAGTCTAATATAATTAAAAATACTAATAATGCTGGAACAACTAGCATTAAGGCTATTAATATAAACCAAAAATTTGCCATAAATGAGGTACTGCTATCATTAGCAAACTTCCAGCACTTAGGAATTAAATCAGTTAATATAAAAAATGTTCCAACACTTAATCCTGTATATTTTAAAATATTTTTAATCATTATCATCCTCTAAACCAGTTTTAACTGCTTCAAATTCATCATCGTCTTCTTCAAATGTACCTGTCCAAACTGGTTCTAAAAACTCGGGATAATCTGTTATTAAGATATTTAGTTCATTCATTCCATAAAACTTATCTTTAAAATCTTCTTTTTCTTTAATAACTTTTACACCAACTCTACTTTTTGTTAATGCTTCTCCATCTGAATCAAATTTTGTAGAACCAACTTTAACCAATTCATCATTAACTAATAGTTCAACTAATCCAGAAAATGGGTCTAACCCACTAGCATATCTAACATCTGTAATAGTTGTTTGAAATGGCCTAACAGCTCTATTTTTATTTGTAGTCCATTCTGTTCGCATACCTGTATAAACTATTCTACCGTTTTTCTTTTCAATGGATTTAACTGTTTTTTTCAATTTACCAAGTAATTTACCTTGTAATCTTTGTGTGGCCCAAAACTTGATTTTTTCTTCTGCATTTGATTTATATGGATTCCCATATGTTATTGAATGGTCTTTAGTTAATTGATTTAATAAAATAAATGTTGCCCCAAATTTATCAAATACAGGAATCATTCTTTCAAGATGGCCATAAAAGGCTGCATTTTTCTGCATGGCCCTGTATCCTCGTGGGTCAGCACCCTTTTCCATATTTGCTATATCAACTTTACACTGTAAGGCCGGATAAGAATCAACACCCATAACAATTGGAATACTAAGGTCTTTAACCTTTTTTCTGATGTTTGTAATAAAGGCATACATGGCCTTAAAGACCATATCCATATCAACTATTGGATCGCCTCTAAGTCCTTTTTTCTTCTGTGTTGCTGTTTGGATTTCACCAAAGGCAAAATGACCTCCTCTAATATCTAATCCAACCATTTCAGCATATGGTTCTTCAAACGCTCTTTCACCATCAAACAACTGGCAAAACCCACCCATCTGTACTGCTTCACTCATTAACTCATATAATAAAAATGACTTACCTGATTGACTTGCACCAGCTATTTCTAAAAATTTACCACCTAATACGCCACCTGTAGTTTTTTGTAACCCATGATGCCTAAAAGGTATTTTATAAGGTGCTATTTCTTCATTTTTGGATTCTTCATCCATAACTGAAAAAGCAAATTTATTCATATCATCTGTAATATCTCTTAGATCAAATTTTTTAACTACTTTTTTCTTTACTTTTTTAGTTTTTTTAGCAACTTTTTTAGACATTTGAGCCTCCTTTATAACCAATATCCATATTAAAAACGTAAGGTGATGGACTTACTTCATATCTTCCTATCCTTCCATCAATAATAGATAAGAATAATTCTTCTTTAGGCCTTGTAATAGCTACATACATTACCCTTTTTTCTTCCTCTTCGTTATTTTCCTCAACTGCTCTATAAAAAGGGAATATTCTAGTGCTTACACCTAATACAATTACATATCTGAACTCTAATCCTTTAGAAGCGTGAACAGTCATCATATTTACATAATCACCATTTACATCTTTTTTCTTTTTCTTTTCAAGTTCTAATGTTTCAGCAACGAAATCTAAAAATTCTTGGGGTGTTTCAAACTTACCAACTGATGTCTTTAAAGCATCTAAATTTAAAGTTACATCTGCTTCTGGATTTTTGGCCTTCATTTCTTTAATGGCCCATTCTTCATATTTAATATCTTTTAAGATATATTCGATTAATTGAGTAGTTGAACTACCAGAAGCTAATAAAATACTTAATCCACTTAAACTACCATATAGTTTATCAATTGCTTCTTGCTCTCTATAACTTAAATCGGATTCAAATACTCTTTGCATCCCACTCCATAAATTTAGATCATTATCAAAACAATAATTTTCAAATTCATCCATTGTTTTATTACCTAAATATCTAGTAGGCCTATTAGCAATTCTTTTAAGGTCAGCAATATCAACTTCATCTTTATCAACTATAATTTTTAAATAAGTTAATAAGTCTTTTATCTCTTTTCTAAAGTAAAAATGGCTTTTTGTATGAATTAAATAAGGGATATCATTTAGCATAAACTGGTCTTCAACCTCAATAGATTGACTATGTACTCTATACAATATTGCTATATCTCGATACTCACAACCACCTTCAACTAGTCTAAGGACTAAATCATGAACTGCCTCACCTTCCATCCCTGTATCATATGTGGTCATATATTTAATTGTTGAACCAACATCATTTGGTGTAATAGCTGCTTCACCGATAATTCCACTAGCATTAGCTATTAAACTATTTGAGGCCTCTACAATAGTTTTACTTGATCTATAATTAATATTTAAATCAATTATCTTTGGACTATGGGTTTTTATAAAATTATGTATATTCCCCATGGATGCACCTTGAAAGGAATAAATTAACTGTCTACAATCTCCTACAATAGTTACATAACCCTTATCTTTTATAATTTCATCTATAATTTTAAAAGATACAAGGTTAGTATCTTGAGTTTCGTCCACCAATAAGTAATTAATTCGTTCTCTAAGTCGTTCAACGTGCATAGCGTATTTAGGATCAATCAGTGTTTGATAGCAAATCACTAACATATCATTAAAATCAATCTTGTTTTTTGCTCTTAAAAAGCTCTGATATTGCTTATAAACTTTATGCAAATCTTGATTAAAATCGTATTCAAAATCATCTTCTATATAAGGTTTATGCTTTTTAAAATTATCTAATGTAATTAGATTTAACTTACAATGTGCTATTTCTTGTAAGTACATTTTCATATCTAATGATCGTAATTTCTCTTTTCTACCCCAATAAAAAAAATAAAAAAAAGCTGCTGCATCACTAAATAATGGAGTAGGTGCTTTATAAGATGGGTTTTCTCTTTGTTTTAAAAATTTAGTTATTCTATTTGCTGTACTATGAAGAGTAGCTATTTTAATACTAGATGCTTTATCACCTAACATTTCCTCTAATCTATCTTTCATTTCATTAGCTGCTTTATTAGTAAAGGTACAGGCCCATACACTTGATGGCCTATAATTTAGTTCACTGATTAAATAAGCTATTTTTGTAGTAACTGTTCTTGTTTTACCACTTCCACTAGTTGATAAAACTGCCAATGGCCCATCATTATATAATACTGCTTCTAATTGTTTCTCATTCAAACTACTCAAATCCATATCCTAATCCTTAATTTAATATGTGGGGCCAATTATTTAAAGTGATGACCCCACGAACATACCACTATCTATTTCTTTCGTCTTTTTTTAGACTTCTTTTTTGACTTTTTGGGTTCTTTCTTAGGTTCTTCATCATCAAACCCATCATCATCAAAATCTTCTGTGTCATCATCTACATCTATATCATCATCTTCAATCTCGTTATCAAATCCATCGTCATCTTCAACTTCTTCTTCGTCCTCTTCTAATTCAGTATCGTCATCATCATAAAAGTCATCAATATCAACACCTAATTTAGAGGCCGCTTTTTTCAATTTTTCAAAATGAGCTTCAAATTCGTCTTCAACAAGTTTTGGTTGTAGTTTTGTAAGATCAAACATTTTTTCAACCCATTCAGCTTCCATTTCGTCTGTAAACTCTTTATGGTCTGATAAATTAGCAGTTTTAGAAGAAAATTTAACCTTGTATCTTCTTTGTAATTTAGGCTTCATATTAGATTTAATAATCAATATTCTACCTTCATCTAAATCACAGATTGAACTTAGATTACCTTCTTCTTTAACTGTATCTTTAATCTCTTCCATTACTGTTTCAGCAATTGAATTAGACATTTGAAAAACCTGTGGGCCTGCACCAACGTCATCCAAATTAATTATATTTACAAATGAAGGTCTTTGGAGAGCAAATTTTTTCCATAAGTCCTTCTTTTTTGTATTGGATGATTCGGCATACTTATCTCTTAACTTCCAACCCATATCTGCGATCTTATCTGTCTCACCATCAACTGATGGGCTACCACATCTTCCAAATAACTTACTATTTCCCCATACCTCGTGTTTTGTAACAGTAAATACTACAGAATCACTTTTACCTTCAACAACCCCTAAGATTAATAGTTTAGTTGTTTCTTTAGTGATTTTAAATCCAGCATAACCACCACCTTTTTTAGTTGCTTTTTCAACTGCTTCTTGACTCTTCTCTCCGTCCATCGAAAATTTTCCCATTTCTTTCTCCTTTATAATGGTTAAACCTTTTTACTACTTCTCTTCTCTTCTCTAATATTATGTGCAATATTTTCAATCATCTCTTTCTTAGCTACTAAACTTCTAACTTTTAGTTTTGCTAATAGTTGCACTTTTCTTAATTCAATAAGTTGTTCTTTTATTTCAATAACCTCAGGATGTATCTTTACTTGGTCTGTAATTGTTTTCTCCGTAAATTTGGCCCTTGTATTTCCTTTATTAACATTAGTTAGATTTACTCTTTTATTGGCCGCTATTTTAGCTTCTGTAATTTCTAACTTACTACTTACCCTATTTATCTCATCCTCAATTTTTGCTTGTTTTAATCCATAGTCGTATATCAAAACAGGGATATTACCCATTTCACTATTTAAATTCCCCTTATCTATTTTTAAGTAACTTCTAAAAGATTTTTTTTCCATACCATATCCCTATAAAACCGTATAAATTTTATATGCTTTCATACGGTTTTTCAAACTTATTTTAATTTTTTTCCGTACCATTCATACTCGTAAAAATCAGTATCTATCTTTAAGTTTAATTCATATTTTGTACCACGATGAAAGGTATGTGGCATCTGTTTTAATAGTGCTTGATTAACTGCTTCTCTTTCATCTTTAGGACACTCCCCAACAATTCCATCATGAATTGAGAGTAATATTCTACTCTTCATTTTATGTTTTCTAAAATGTTTATTTAATCTAATACAAGCAGATTCAAATACCTCATGCGCACCACCTTGAACTGGAAAATTCATTGCTTGCCTAGAAATCTCTTCTTTTAAATTATTTGCTTTCCACATATCTTCAGAATATTCATTATTTATCCAATTTGTTGCAGCATTAAATCTTCTTTTTCTACCACTTAAAAGTGTTATAAATCCCTTACTAACTGCTTCATTAACTAACTTATTTCTCCAATCATACATCCCACTATAAATTTCAAAATAAGCATCAACCATATCTTCTGCTTCATCCTCTGCAATTTTAAAATCTTTAGCAAAGGTCATAGGCGTTTTACCGTAGTTTAATCCAAAACCTATCCCCTTTGCTTGAGTTCTGATTTCATGGAAATCAATATCTTTTCCATGTTTTTCAATATCTTTCATTATTTCATTAATAGTATCTTGGTCTTTTACTAATTTTTCTTTTTCATTAGCTACTAACATATGTTCATAACTAACCCATTTAGGGATTACATTAAGAATTTTTCCAAGGTCTGTAGCATTAATACAATGTAAGTCCATTCCATCTTGGATTCTTTTTGTAAGAATCTTATCTTTAGACAGTGCTGCTACAATACATTGCTCTAATTGACTGTAATCTGCCTCAAATAGCATCCAATCCCTATTTGTTGGGATAACGAATGACCTTGTATTTGGAAGTCCTTTAATAGGCCTTGGAAAGACCTGCAGGGATGGTTTAGAACAGCTATAACTGCCAGTACGAGGTGTCCATAAATTGAAATTAGCATGAATTCTATTATTCTCATCTAAATACTGTAAAAAACCACCATTTCCATCTTTACCATCTATGTAAGTTCCACGAATTTTAGTGAGCTTTTTAATATCTAATAATAGTTTTGGAAACTTATTCCATTTTTTATATTTCAAAAACTTATTTAATTCATCTTTTCCAGTAGAATAACCTGTTTTGTTTTCTTTAATCTTTAATCTTTCAAATGGATAACCCTCTTCAGTCATGTATTCAATAACTTGTTTAGGACTATTTGGATTAAATTCAGGTAAATTAGTTAAATCTTTTATACTAGTTAATAACTGATCTTGCTTTGCACTTACTATATTTGATGCTTTTAAAATCATTTTCTTATGATATTTAACACCTATATATTCAGTCTTTAATATATCAAGAAGGGCCGGCATAGAGTTTTTAAAAAAGAACTCATATAAATCTTCTTTTTTTAATTCTTTCATTTGTTTTTTCCATAACAAATGATCGGCATATACATCAATACCTAGATAATGTTCTAACATCTTTGGTGGAATAAACTGATAAGATTTTTGCTTATTAGAATCTTTATTAACATAGGGCCATAAAAGTGTATCATAAGGGCCGAAATTTATATTTCTTCTCTCACAGGCAATATTAAGTGCATGGCCAACATTTTCATCAATTAATGGGTCAGCTCTTAGAGTATCAAACCAAAAATTCTTATAAGGCATCTCATTAAATAAAGCGAATTTAGCATCGAATTTACCATTATGAAGTATGAACTTAATATTATCGAATGAATTAACTAACTTCATAGAACTAACACATTTATCTCTATTGTATTTTAAGAAGATATTTATCTGTCTTGCTCTATCAATATTTTCTTTATCCCACTTTTTTAAATGTTCTTTTCTATAAGGTTCTAAATAGATAATATCTGCTACATCATGTGAAAAATAGCCAGCATTTATTATACGATCTTCCCAAAAATTAAAGCCCGTAGTTTCATAATCGGTAGTACAATATTTAACACTTCTCATTTTTTCAACAAAATCATTTAATCCAGATACTGTTAATATGACATTTGTATCAACTGGTTTAGTTATATCAATTGTATTAGTCCTTAAATATTTAACAACTTTAGTAAAATCCCTAACTATATCAATGTCATACTCCCATTTACTTAAAGATGCTAATAAGGAGAATGTAGGCATTATTTTACATTTAAATGTTTTAATAACTATTTTATTTCTGATTTTTACTTCTCTATCTAATTCAAAATCATCAAAATGACCTCTAAATTCTCTAACTGAGGTATAGTTAGAAACACTGGTCCAACTCCATTTCCCCATTGCTATAATAACTAAGGGACTATGTTCTATAATTTCATTAAATAGATATTTTCTACACTCGACTAAATGTTTTTTCTTAATATCAGAAATAGCTTTTACAGAACATTTTACAGCGTAAGTTACATATACTTCATCTGGGTTAAAACCTGTTTGTTCAAATAAATAACTTAATTTAGCTCTTGTATCACCTGATAAACATTGATTAAATCTATCATCTTGGTATGAAGGTGCATCCAATATTACCATTACTTTAGTCTTTTTGGAATGAGAACCTCTACCCATTATTAGACTATTTCTACAACCTTTATGTAATGGACAATCTTCGCATCTACTCATACTTAATCCTTATCGAATACATCATCATCGTCAAAATCATCTATTTCATCTAACTCAATTTTTAATTTATTAGTTTTCTTAGATGCTTTAATTAAATCAATTGTACCCATAATTAGTGCTTTTCTAGATGGACTAAAATCATCTTGAAATTCTTCACTTCTTAATCTTATATCGGCTTCTCTAGCATCCAATACTTTTTTAACTCTATTTTGAACTCTTTTTAAAGATTCTCTATAATTACTATTCTCATCTTCAAATGAAATACTATCCAATTCACTAATAGAAATTGTCTTATCAACCATATTAATGTCTTTAATAGTGGTGCTATAAGTTAATCCACATTTAACATTTTCATAATTACCAATATTAATTGTTCTTTCTTCCCAGTACGAAATCTTATCCCTATCCATATATCCTCCATTATTAAAAGCCCTTCTTTCGCTTTTTCTTACCTATTTCTTTTATAATTTGATTAAATAGCGGCCCACAATCTTTAAATGAGCTTCTATCCCCATGAAATGCTAATACAAACCTGCCACCATCAGTCCATCGACCAGTTATTTCATTATCTGTTTTAGGACTCATTGACCCTTCTGCAGCTCCTATTTTCGCCTCATCAGGTGTCATATCGCCATCTTTAAATGGCCTATGCATTAACCAAACAAGGTCAGCATCTTGAAAAATTGAACCACTACCTTTTAGATCATCTGTTTTTAATTGCTTATTATTATTTGTTTTTCTCGGGTGCGATATAAGGAAAAATACAATATTTAGTGATTCAGCTAATAATTTAAATGCCTGAGTTGCCATATCAACCATTGCTTTTTCATCAGCACCTCTGCATAAAAAATGGAGGTTATCAAAAAAGAATACTTTTATTCCGTATCTAAAGACCATTTCAGTTATTTTATTACAGACTTTTTCAAGTTCTAAATCTCCCGGTTTGGGATAATAGAAATGCATATAATCTAATGGTAATTTTAATTCTGATTCTCTAACTTGAATCGGTGTTATTTCTTCTACCTTATGTAGATCAGGTATCTTCATTTGAATAAGCTTTTCACCAATTCTATCTGTTCTCATTTCACAAGAATACATACCAACATTTATATCGTTCTTACCCCAATGTTCCATAAGGTTCAGTGCCATAGTAGACTTTCCAACTTTAGGTTTTGCACTTATAACAACTAAATAACCTTCTTTGAAACCACCAATTATATCATTAACTTTTTTCCATGGTGTTGTATAACCAATTACCTCTTCATTATTTTCTAAAAATCTTTTCCTATAGATATTATCCATCACCTCTCTTAGTGACTCAACATCAGGTACTTCAAATTGTTTACTTTTTGCTGTAATACTTTCAAAATTATCTAAGTTATATTTTTTTAAAAAATCATTCGGGTCTTTAGTATCTTCTGGAAGTAAGACATTATAACATCTACCCATTCCTAATCTATTAGCTAATTTTTTAGCACCTTCCTGTCCGGGAATATCATTATCTAATACTAAATAGATTCTTTCATATCTTAATAATCTATCTCTCCAAGAATGACTAAATCCGCTTGCACCAGTGGTTAAACCAATTACATTTTTTACACCTAATACCCATAGACTAATGCAATCAATCTCACTTTCAGTAATGAATATCTCTTTATAATCTAAGTCATCAATTATTGCATCGTTATATAAACAACTTATTCCACCTTTTTCTCTTCTCCATTTAAACTTCTTTTCAGATGGATTTAAGGCCCTATATTTCATATTTACACATTTACCATCTTTAATATATGGGATAGCAAGGTGTTCACCAGCATCATAATTTTGACCATCTGATCTGAACTCACTTCTATGACCTAATTTAAAATATTTAATACTTTCTTTAGTAAGTTTTCTTTCATTTATTAAATATTTAGCAACACTGTTTTCTCTTGTTTTTAGAATTGATTTAAAAAATCTTATATGAAATTTAGGTTTTATTTTACAAGATTGTTCTTTCTCTGTTTTTACAATCCTATCTTTGGAGACAATTTTACTTTTATTATTATAGGCATATTCTAATGAACTAAGTTTTTTACCGCAGGCTTCACAATTGAAACAATGCCAAG